AAAATCAAGCAAGATTATCCATCAGAGTCAAAACTACCTACAAGGTTACCGAGATTTTAGAGGAGGTTCTCAGGTCATTCCTTGGGAAGGCGGTTACATCACTGTTACCCACGAAGTAGATATGTGGTATAACGAAGTAGGTAATAAAGACTGTCACTACTACCACCGGTTCTTGGTTTGGGATAAAGACTGGAATCTTGTTAAGATATCAAAAGAGTTTAAATACTTGACCGGTCACGTAGAATTTACCTGCGGGATTGCAGAATACCAGGGAGATATCCTCATTACTTTTGGATTTCAGGATAATACTGCGTATATTTTAAAAACTCCTAAGAAAGTTATACAAGATTTTATAGATGGACAGTAATTTACAAAAAGCGATTGAGACATTTATACAATCTCCAGGAGATCCAGGTGTAAATTTTCTTATCGGGTACGAATACGACATAAGAGGTCAGATTGCTGCCGCTCTATCCTTTTACTTACGAGTTGCTGAAACTACAACCGATAAAGATCTGCAGTATGAATGCCTGCTTCGTAACTTCTTAAACATTAATAAGCAAAAAGAACGTAAGCATTCTGCCACCGGACAACTTCTGCATGCTATTTCCGTTCGTCCGGACCGTCCGGAAGGTTACTTCCTCCTCAGCCGGTACTACGAACGTGAGCAAAAATGGCAGGAATGCTATACAACCGCCTGTACCGGTCTGCAGTTTATCAAGCATGAGTATCGTTCACTAGTAACCGATGTAGAGTACCCGGCAGAGTACGCTCTCTATTTCCAAAAAGCAGTTTCGGCTTGGTGGATTGGTAAATGCGATGAATCAAGAGGTATGCTGCGCTGGATCATGGACAGTTACTACATGAGTGACTTATTCGCAAATGTTACTAGAGATAATATCATTAAACTCAAAGGAGAGTTATTCCCAATCACCCCGTATACTAAAGAACAGCACCCGGAACTTAAATATAAATTCCCAGGATCTGAAAAGATTGAAAAGAATTTTGCACAAGCCTACCAGGATATGTTTGTGCTAGCAGCACTGAAAGGTAAAAAGAACGGAACCTACCTGGAGATTGGATCAGGAGATCCTCACCACAACAACAATACCGCTCTTCTGGAAGAATCCTACGGATGGAAAGGAGCATCAATTGATATTGATCAGGCAGTGACTGATAAGTTTAAAGCTGCTAGGAAAAACCCGGTATACTGCCAGGATGCAGTAGCCACCGACTATAGAGACTTCCTACGCAAGATAGATCTAGGAAAGGATATTGATTTCCTACAGCTTGACTGCGACCCGGAGTACAATACCTACGCTATCCTAGAAGCTATACCGTTTGATGAGTATCGATTTGCAGTAATTACCTATGAGCATGATTACTACTACGACTCTACAAAAACCTATAGAGACAAGTCTAGAAAGTATCTGCAAGAGAAAGGATACGAACTTTTAGTAACTAACATTTCGGTAGATAAGAATAGTAGTTACGAGGATTGGTGGGTTCACCCACAGCTTATTGACCCTGAGACTATCGAATTAATGAAGAATACTTGCGATAAAACCAAGCAAGCTCAGGATTACATGCTAGGAAAACTCTAACACCTTAAGGCGCCGTCCTATTTATAAAGAAAAAAGAATGGCGTTTTCAAGCAATCCACAGATACAAAGAGATGGGCTTATTCTGAATCTCGATGCTGCTGACCTAACATCAGCCCGGACCGTAAGATCAGTTGAAGTTATGGTCGTTGGCGGAGGCGGAGGCGGTGGTATGGATATGGGCGGTGGTGGAGGCGGCGGCGGAGTGCTTTACGACCCTAACTACAAAGTCACCCCGGGTGTAGGCATCACAGTCACTGTAGGAGCTGGAGGCTTCGGAGCACCAGCAGGCAATGGCGGTTACAGAACCGATGGAGCAGGTCCGCAACCGAACAGTCACCAATTCACTATCTCAGCAACCAACGGATCCGATTCAGTATTTGGAAACTTAACTGCAAAAGGAGGAGGATTTGGAGCAAGCTCATACTACGGATACACTCCAAATTCAGGTATAGGAGGTTCAGGAGCATCCGGAGGAGGATGTTCAGCATACACTCACGGAGGAGAGCGGTACGTTGATACAAACAATATTGTAGGTCAGGGATATCCGGGCGGGAACTCCGGTAATCCGACTACAGGTGCCGACGACCATTGGTCAGGAGGCGGCGGAGGAGCCGGAGGAAGAGGTACTAGTGGACCAGGTCACGTTGCTCCTAGCGGTAACGCCGGCCACGGAGGTCCTGGGATTCTTATATCAAGAATGAGTCCTTACTACTACAGCGGCGGTGGAGGCGGTTCTTGCTACTCCGGAACCAAGGGCGGCGACGGCGGGCTCGGAGGAGGAGGAGGCGGAGCAGCTGGTGGAAACGGAAACACTGTAGGGTTTGGAGATACTAACGGCAGGAATGCCGGCAGCAATGGCGGATTAGGTAATCAACAGCCAGGAGGTAACGCAGGAGCTAATACCGGAGGTGGAGGCGGAGGAGGATCTCACTACAACGCCAACAACAAAGGAGGAGAAGGGGGTTCAGGAATTGTAATTGTTCGTTACAACGGACCTCAAGCAGCTACAGGAGGAACTTATTCTTTTTCTAATGGAGTATCGTTTCATACCTTTACCTCTAGCGGTACTTTTACCCCTTATGGTTCAACTCAAGACACAGTCTGGTACGATACCTCAGGAAATGGACACCATGCAACTTTATACGGAGGATGTACTTTTGAAACTATTAAAGGAGTACCGAGTGTAAACTTAGATGGAACAAGTGACTGGATTGGTAATACAACACTAACAGGGGGATGGTCAGATTTTACATTAGAGTTAATGTTCTACCATAATGGCTTAGACCAGGGCGGCTCTTACGGTGTTTTATCAATGGGCGCTAATGGTAACTACGGCCCAATGTTCTACTGCCACGGTTCCTGTATGGGATCTCACTACTTCCCCGATAGTCCTAGCGGGGCTTACCCCGGCGGTATGGGGTATTGGAGTAATGATACTTGGAATATTTTTACATGGGTATTTAAAAATACTGTTACGGATAACACTACCGGAGATCTTAAAACCTACATAAACGGAGCATACAACTCAGGAACTTCTAATTATAATTTCCACAATAGTGGCATGGGTAGAGGATCTAACGGATACGCATTAGGAACATATAGTGGAGGAGGATCCCTGTACAGAGGTGCTTTTGCTATATTTAGAGTTTATAATAGAGCTTTATCTGCTACCGAAGTTGCAAGAAATTATTCTTTGATTAAAACAAGATTTGGACTATGACACCTGAAATTTTTGAATTAGGAACCGGACAAGCTACTATCTTTTTAGTTGCTTATGTACGTAATGGAAATCCTATAGGAGCTTTCCCGACCCGGGAACAAGCCGAAGAATTTTTAGCCAGCCTATAACATGGGATCATCGTCCGGACCTAGGAATAGCCTAGCAACCAGCCTAGCGTTTGCTTTAGATGCAGCAGACACCAATACTATTACTCGCTGGTCTACTTTTAAAAACATGTCGTCATGGGGATTAGGATCCGGCGGAGCATCGGGATATTCTCAAAACGGAAATACTAACGAAAACGAAAGAGTCTGGGGTACAGACCCTTGGGGGAATAATGCTATCGTCTGGGAAACAAGAGCAAGCGGCGATGGCAACGCCGACGGCGGATGGAACGCTGACGGGTTTGGTATAGATAATACAAAACTTTATAGAACTTCCGTATGGGTTAAGAGAACCTCTAGTACAGGCGGCGGAACATTTTACCTGGGTACAAACGGCGGCGGACAATGCGTATTAAGATTATCAGACGGAGGAGAGGAATGTAACCCATACTGGCATTGTGGCGGAGCTGGAGGTTTAACTCAAAATCAGTGGTACTTAGTTGTAGGACATTGTTTCCCGTATACTTATAATAGCTCAGCCGGCCACCCGGATACAGGGTTTTGGACTGTTGAGAACGGAGGTCAAAAAGTAGGCGGTATAAACGGATGTAACATCGGCAACGACTGTAAATCAGGTCCTTCTACGACTTCTCTTAATCATAGAACTTACCACTACTACTGCGGGGATAGTACAACCCGTCTACAGTTTTATGATCCTAGAGTAGATCTAGTAGACGGTACTGAACCTAAAATTAGAGAGCTTCTAAAAGGACCAGCAGGCGCCACTCGAAACCCAGCCGGCCCCTACGCCCTTGGAGAGCTTGTAAACGGAATACAGTGGAGTCCAAGTAGAGGAGGAAGCTTTGTCTTCGATGGTACAAATGATTACATACAGTTGACCTCACATGCTTCAAAAGTAGTACCGGCAGGAAGCCAGGTAACAGTAGAGATTGTAAATTACGGAGATGAAATTAGAAGCTCTTCTGTTATAGCAGGGTCTCATAACGGTTCAGATCAGAGCTTTAATATTCACCTACCCTGGTCAGATGGTAACATCTACTGGGACTGTGGACATCCTTTTAACCGTAACTATAAGTATGCAGGTAACGAAGTACTAGGTTGGCACCACTGGGTATTTACAAAAAATGTAAGTACCGGTATTATGAATATATATAGAGATGGAGTACTATGGTCTACAAACTCAGGTCAGACTTCAGCTATACCTACTTACACTTCTATGGTTATAGGAGCATACACTAATAATGGATCTTCTACAAACTATTACCATAAGGGAACTGTACCGGTACTCAACACGTATAACCGGGAACTAACAGCAGCAGAAATTGCAGAAAATTATAAGAACTATGCTAAGAGATATCCTCACAATATCACCATAGGAACTCAAAACTACCCTGCCTCTTCAGCTTCGGATATTAAAACAGCAAACCCAGACGCCCAGGACGGTATCTACTGGTTTACAATAGGAGGATCGACCTTCCAGGCACCAGTAATGTTTCATGCCGGTAAAGGTATGATCTGTGTTATGAAAGGAGGAGGAGGAAACGGATTTCTTCCAGATAATGCCCTATGGGAGAATAGCAGCACTCAAAACACATCAGACTTTGATTTAAATAGTAACGTAGCAAGTAAATATGCAAGCTACCATACAGTTCCTCTATCGGAATTTTACTTTAAACTAGGAGCTACAAACTACCCAGTAACGTTTAGGTTAGCAACTGCTGCTTCTAGTATGCTAGTAGCCCAGCAACGAAGCTGGAATGATTCCGGAAACAGAAGCACTCCTCACTACGGAATGAATCAGGACTACAGGACAGTCCAAGGCGCTGACGCAGGTATTACTGCTACTATGGGAACAGAAATCTATATGTACGGAATGGATCTTAAACACGAAGGTCACTACGGAGGCGGTGCTGGAAACTCAGGCGGTAGAATCAGAGCAGGAAGTATTCTGGATGAAAGCACAGGGAATACAGGAGCTTTAAGCTACGGTACAGCCGGCTCAGCTTTCGGTATAGGAGTTAACGGAGGTAACCCGTTAAAAACAGCAGTTGTTGGATATGCAGGATGGTCTGAATCTTCTGTCTATGCTTCTACTACTCAGTGGAGCTTATGGGTGGTGTCCTAATTATAATAGCAAACTATGTTCTTCTCTCCTAAAACATCTGCCGACGGTCTGGTATTTCATTACGATACCGGTAATACTGTACGTTCGTATCTGGGAGAGCCGACGGTTAATTTGCTATACAGTGCCGGCGCTTATAACCTTATAGACGGAGCTACTGACATATACGGTAGATGTACTAGAACTGATCTAGGCAACGGAAAGTACAGGTTTGTAAATAACGGAACAGGAGTTAGTACTGTCAGAGTTTATACCAACCAGGGGGATTTAATAAACGGAGCAACATATGCATGCAGTGTATACTACGAAAATTTAGTAGGTGGTATAGGCATAGACTGGTGTGATACCGGCATAACAGGTTTAAACTATTCAACTAACGTATCAGGGAGGCTAGGTGGATACGGTACCCGGGGTACGTACGACGGACCTTACTATTTTCTGGATATTAATTTTGATTCCGGAGGAGCTGTAACTTTATATAATCCGCAGGTTGAATACAAATCACACGTTACCCCCTTTGTAGCCGGAACCCGATCAGCAACCCAGGGATTAAAAGACTTGACAGGAAATAAGACAATCGACCTATCTACTGTATCATTTGACTCAAATGCTCAAATGACTTTTGATGGAACTGACGATACTCTTGATACCGGAATCCCCTTGACTACCCTACCGGCTCTTTCAAACTTCACTATTGAATGTACGGTAAAGATTGACGCATATCCTACAGCTGCACCTCCTAACTTTTACAACAACACTACTAGAGCTGGGGTTTTAGTAGGAGCTACATACTACAGCGGAACCGCTCTATACTGGTACGGAAATAGTTCCGGTACAGCATGTACAATCTACGGCTATATCAGGGGAGCAGATGCTTATAGAAATACTGCAGGGTTTAATCTAACACCAGGTCGCTACCATCATTTAGTACTGGTAAATGATTACTCTGGAGGAACTATAAAACTTTATGCAAACGGTACTTTGAATGGATCAGCTACTACCGCCACTCAGGAGTATAATCCTAGCCTGACCCCATCCGCTGGCAATATCGGAATCAGCAAAGCTCAGGTAGACGGCGGTGGCGAATCGGTATACTCTTACCTACCCTGCCAGGTACCGTCTGTAAAGATTTTCAACCGAGCATTAACAGCCGACGAAGTGGCAAGAAACTATAACGCGATTAAATCACGTTTTAACATAGGATAAGATGGGAATTAGAAGAGGACCGAATATTATAAGAGAAGGACTGGTACTATCCCTGGATGCCGGTAATGTGAGATCTTATCCGGGATCTGGAGCTACCTGGTATGATGTGAGCGGGAACGGTAATAACGGAACTATAAGCAATGGAGAATTTGTTACCAGTCAAAGATACTTAAGAAATTCTGGAAACGTATCTAACTTTTTTACAATTAGTATTCCACATAGTACTAGCTTAAATTCTGCACTTACTACAACCACGGGCGGATGGACTATTGAAGAAATTATCTGGACTAATTCTGTAGATTATCCGGAAGCAGACGGAGGTAGTGTAGCCAGTGATATAGCTTACGGAGGAGGCGCTACTGGATTTGATTGGAACCATGGCAATGGTTTAAATTCTGTAAGATTTGGTATGAGCAGTAACTCAGGAGGATCCTACGAAGACGATGTGTACATTTCAACAGGAGTTATTAACCAGACTAACACCTGGAGAGCTCGTACAATGATCTGGAACAGAGGAGCTAGTCAGGTAGGACTTTATATGGACGGAATTTACATGGGTGCTGCAAGTACTCCTAACACTGCCGGAACCGCTGTGTATGATGGAGGAGGAATAGTATTCGGAAGCCTGTACGGATGGAAACATTACGGAAGACGAGCTAGTATTAAACTATACAACCGAGTACTCACAGCCTCAGAAATTCTACAGAACTACAACATGACTAAATCTAGATTCGGTAAGTAATGGCAAGTAGAATATCCCCGTACGTAGATAATACCGGACTGGTGTTTGCTTATGATCTAGCGAATATCAAGCGTTCGTATTTAGGAGAGCCGACGGTTAATCTTGTAATTTCACCAGACGGTAATGCTAATGTTATCACGTCTGATATCCCCCCTCAAACTAACGTTATCGGGTTTGCTCAATATAGCAGTGGCTATTTTGTAAACCCTAGAAATACTACAAATACTGCAGCTACAGGTAAAACCTTTACCTACTCAGTGTGGATGCGATCTAGATCTGCTACCTCTAGTACCTACCTAATGTATGTATACACAGGAACCGGTCCTGACGGTGGGTGGTGGTATTTTGGTGACGGACCTCTTACTCAAGACTGGAATAAGTACTCTTATAGTAGGAGTGATATGACCGGTACAATCTCTCAGGTTACAGTATACCGGTACAATCAACTAGGTACGATCGATATCGCCGCCCCACAGATTGAAGAAAAAACACATCCAACCCAGTTCACCGCCGGAACCCGTTCCGTCACCCAAGGCCTCAAAGACTTAACCGGCAGATCAACCATCGATCTAACAAATGTATCATTTGATGCAAATGCTCAAATAACTTTTGATGGTACGGATGACCACATACTGACTTCTGAAAATATAACACTAAACGGATCTCAGACATTTGAAGTTATAACAACAATCTCCGGAGGACCACAATCCCCAGCAGGTATAATCTCAAATCACGATTATGCTAATACAAGTAATTTTGGACTTAACCATATAAGTAGTAATAGAATAGGAATATCTATAGGATACACAGACAATACTAGAGAATATGATTCCAAATATACAACATATGCCGCTACTATAGGGACTCCTTTTCATCTTGTAATGACCTTCGACCAGCCTTCAAATACAGTTAAACTATATGTTAATGGTGCCTTAGATTCTACTTTTGTTTTAACTAAAACTGTAAAATTTACAAACAGACCAATAGTATTAGGAAGATGGGACTACCAATACAATTACTACTACTTTAACGGTAAAGTACCAGTAGCTAAAGTTTATAACAGAGCACTACCAGCCTCAGAAATCCAGCAAAACTTCAACGCAATCAAAGGACGTTACGGTCTCTAAATATTTATAGTTATGGCAATAGCAGCAGGCTTCAGCAAAACAGTCACCGACGGACTCATACTCGGGTATGATACCGCAGATACTATCAACAGCTTTAGAGGTCAACCAACCATCAACAAGTTCGCACTCCCGGGTACAGCCGGACCAGGCCCAGCCTCAGACAACAACGTTGGATTTGAAGTAAACGGAAACGGTACGTTTGTGAGACTGGGTTGGGGGCAGATGATAGGGGACTACCTCACACAGCCCGGGGACGTAGTCTACAAGTACACTCTAGGATCGAATGGATGTCACTACCACGGCAATGACCTAGCAATACCCGGTGGAACCTATGCAACCTTCACGATGGATTACTACGTAACTCCTGATGCTACAGGCTTTCCGGAAAACTCAACTCTACTTGTTTTTGAAAACGCCTTAGGAGGATCTACTAATGTAAACTCGGAGGTAGGTGTTTGGCGCACCCTCACTTTTACTTCCGGTCCAACAGGCGGAGCCGGCACCCTTAGAATGCTAGTCTACCCGGGAGGCTGCGGACCCCGCATGGCATCAAGCGGTACCCTTTACATGAAAAACCCAAGAGTTGAATACAGGGCATACAGTACAGCCTTTGTAAACGGTGAAAGAACAGCAACTAGAAGTTTATTGGATGTAAAGAACAGTTTTACTTTCGACGTTTCGAATGCTTCATTTGTTTCACCCGGTAATATGGAGTTTGACGGCACAAACGATTCGATTACAGCAGCCTGTAGCGGGGAGATGTATTGCCTGGAGATGGTGCTGTACAACAACAACGCTATTCCCGGGAACGACACCGCTATTGGAGGACCTTCAACCTACCAGACTCCTATTTCATGGAACGGAACTAGTAACGGAGTCCACCTAGGAGCATGGACAGGTGGATTTAGTAATGAAGCAATACATATCTGGAACGGAGGAGGTGCGACCTCTACACAAACTGCCCGTCCAGTAGGGTACCACCACGTACTGTTTAACTGGAATGGAAGCAGCTACGATATTTGGGTGGACGGAGACAAAGAAATTACATACCCGTTAAGCGGAACCACTCACGCTTCCAGAGTCACTATAAGCTCAGCCCTCAGAGTAGGAGGGGATCCGGACAATTACTTCTTTAACGGAAAAATACCAGTAGTTAAAACGTACAATAGAGCTCTGACAACCTCAGAGATTCTACAGAATTTTAGCACTTATAGAGCCCGGTATAAGATATAAGATATTGATATTTATAATTAAACTAAAAAACCATGAGTATGTTTGAAAACAGGCGCTGGGTGATCATCCCGGTCACCGAAGTAACCAACATCGACTTCAGTCAAGTAATGGAATCTTCCCCTGAAAGCCTCCGGCATTCGGTAGACGGTTCTAAGACCTTCATCAAGTATGAAATCAATATCATACCCCAGGACATCACCCACACCTTTACCGACATTGAAACCGGTGAGGAGAGGACCTCTGTGACTCTGGCCGGAACTTACGGCCGTCCGGACTTTCTGGACTACGACGTAGTAACGGAATATAATCATTCTGAGATTCTAGCAATCCTAGCTACCGAAGAGTGGACTGCCCCTAGAACTGAAGGAGCACCAATTTAATATTTTTTAAGTTATGGAATCAAAAGGACTCGGCGATTCAATCGCAAAAGTAACACAGGTAACAGGAATTGCAAAGGCTGTAGAAACAGTAACTCATGCAGTCGGTATTCCGGACTGCGGATGCAAGAAAAGACAAGAGCAATTAAATAATCTCTTCCCTTACAGTACTACAAAATAACACGTATTTTTAACGACTTGCATGCCATGCACACACCAGAGGGTTTCGGCCCTCTTTTTCTATTTATATAAAACTTTCCCCACATGGCTTTAGGAGACAAAAAATCTGGATTACAACCTAGCTCTGTACAGGCACAGCAGTACAGACTACAGTTCTCTAATCTAACATCGAGAGCAGCCCGTACCATTACTAGCGGACAGGCTGCACAGCCTATCAGCAGACCTGCTGTCTCTACGCTAGCACCACCTCCGGCCGGCCCAACTACAGGCGGTTCATCACAAGGATCAGACACCTCACAGGGTTCCGGAACAACACCTTCAATTTTTAAGAAGGCAGCATTCTTCGACGGAGCAACTGCCCTATCAGCTTCCCTAGTAGGAGGTAATGAGGCAGGTACTGGAAGAGCTGCTAACAACCAGATTGAAATTGCACTAGTATTCAAACCGGTACTTTTCTCAGACAACACCCGCCGTACAATCTTTCATACCTACAGTGGAAGTGCAATGAGTCAATCTTTAGAACTTTATACAATAGGTCCTACTCTCTATTTAGAGATGACTCACGACGTAACTACCTTAAATGGACAAACAGTACCTTATACCTGGTATACAAGCACAGATCTAGGCTGGGCTAAGGCAGCTGGATATGCTGAACATACAACCAATCAGTATACCTATTATGCAAATAGAATGAACCCAATATACGTCGCTTCTACTTTTGTTATATTGAAAGGGAATATAATGACTTTTGGAGGAGTAGGAAACAAGACAAGCTTCCCAATTGAGATAAACCCAAATTTTAATACTACCAATAATACACACTTCTATATTGGAGGATCTCCAGCTAAAAATAGTTATTTCTCAGGCTCTATTGCTTCTATTACGTTTACAAGCGGTAGCTACCTTCCTAACCAGACCTGGGGAGATATAGCATTACGCGATAAACCTGCAGAAACAGCAACCCCTCAACTAAGGACCTATACATTCAACAACGCTGTAGTAGAAACTACAGGAAGTCAGGCTAGGTATTCACGTCCTCTAATGGTAGTAACCGGAAGCTTGACCTACGTCGATGGCTATTTGAGAAACTAATGGTTTGTACTAAAGACACATATTTATATTAAGATCAATTAACCTTTCATCAAAATGGCAGAAAGAATTTTATCACCAGGCGTTTTTTCAAGAGAGAATGACCTGTCTTTCGTAACCCCAGCTGCTGCTGAAATTTCTACAGCGCTTGTAGGACCTACCGCAAGAGGTCCTGTTAGCATCCCGACTGTAGTTCGTTCATATGGCGAGTACTTAAACGTATTCGGTGGCTCATTCAAATCAGGTAGCGACTACTACTCACACTTCACTGCATTAACTGCCGAGAAGTATTTCGAGCAGGGCGGTACAAGCCTTCTAGTAACCAGAGTATCTGACCAGTCGTTCTCTCCTGCTACTGCTACTGTAGCAAGTGCTAGTACAACGCTCTTCACTCTTGCTACTATCGGCGAGGGTACGATCATGAACAACAGCGGTAGCGTAGGCAGCAACAACGCACTTGGTACAGGTTCAGTAGATAATGTAAGATGGGAGATTACTTCTGCCAATTCTTCTCTCGGTACTTTCTCGCTTGTAGTTAGAAGAGGTGACGATAACGAAAGAAATAAAATCATTCTCGAGTCTTACTCTAACCTATCTCTTGACCCTAAATCACCAAACTACGTTTCTAAGCAGATCGGTGATATGTACAAAACAGTAGGTGTAGACGGAGCTGTATCAATCAACGGAGAATACCAAAACGCTTCTAAGTACGTTTACGTAGACTCTGTAGCAGTTAAGACCCCAGATTACTTTGATAACAACGGTACTGCTAAATCAGCCTACACTCCATACTTCGCTGCAGGACTAGCAGGAGCTTCTGGTTCAGCTCACGGTTCATTCACAGGAGCAACTGGTACCCTATTCAACAACGTAGCTGCAGCATTCGGATCATCAGCTCCATCTGCAACAGAATCACAAGGTATTGATCCTTCTAATAGCAGTGCTTACGCTCTTGCTAAACTAACTCTAGGGAACAGAGACGAGTACAAATTCAACGTACTTCTAACCCCAGGTATCTACGATAGCGTACACTCTTCACGAGTAGGGGCTTTTGTAGACCTTGCAGAAGAAAGAGGAGATTTAATCTATATTCTTGACACCGTTCCTTACGCAGGTACATTAACAGGTGCAACTACTCAAGCTTCTGCACTTAACAGCTCATTCGCAGCCACTTACTGGCCTTGGGTTAAAGTTAGAAGTCAGGAACTAGGAAGAGACATCTGGTCTCCAGCCTCTACAGTATTAGGCGGTGTATTTGCCTTCAACGACAAAGTAGGTGCTGAATGGTTCGCACCAGCAGGCCTACTAAGAGGTGGTATCCCAGGCGTGACTATGGCAGCAAGAAAGCTTTCTCAATCAGACAGAGACACTCTTTACTTAGCCAAAGTTAACCCACTTGCTACATTCCCAGGAACAGGAGTAGTTGCTTACGGTCAGAAGACTTTACAGACTAAGTCTTCAGCTCTAGACAGAGTAAACGTAAGAAGATTACTTATCAACCTTAAGAACTTCATTGGTGATCAGGCTAACAACCTAGTATTCGAACAGAACACAATCACAACTCGTAACAGATTCCTTGCTCTAGTAAATCCTTACTTAGACACAGTAGTACAGCGCCAAGGCTTGTACGCTTACAGAGTTGTAATGGACGACACCAACAACACTGCTGACGTTATCGATAGAAACCAGTTAGTAGGTCAGATCTTCATCCAACCTACCAAGACTGCGGAATTCATCGTACTTGACTTCGTAGTTCAACCTACAGGAGCAACATTTAACGTATAAGCTATTTATAATTAAATAATCAGACAGCAAAATGCCAGTACTAGATCCAAACGAAATCATGTTCACCGCCTTCGAGCCGAAGGTAGCTAACAGGTTTATCATGTACATCGATGGAATTCCATCATACTTGGTTAAGAGTGCAACTTCACCTTCATTCACTGATGGTGTTATCAAGCTTGACCACATCAACACTTACAGAAAAATCCGTGGTAAAAGAGAGTGGCAGAACATGACTCTAAACCTTTACGATCCAATCACTCCCTCAGGTGCTCAGGCAGTTATGGAGTGGGCTCGTCTAGGATACGAATCAGTAACTGGCCGTGCTGGATACTCAGACTTCTACAAGAAAGACGTAACCCTAAACGTACTAGGACCTGTAGGTGATATCGTTGGTGAATGGATCATTAAAGGTGCATTTGTAGTCTCTTCTAACTTCGGTCAGTATAACTGGTCTACAGAAGATGCCATCAACGTTGAGCTGCAGCTTGCAATGGACTACTGCGTATTGAACTTCTAAACCCCGCCCTGTCAAACAGCGCAAGCCCGGTCTTTATGGCCGGGTTTTTTATTTTCATATATTTATATATAAATTAATAAAGTTATATGGAGTCAAAATTTAAGTTACCTACTGAAACAGTAGAACTTCCTTCAAAAGGTTTGCTATATCCCGAAGGTCATCCTCTAGCCGCCGGCAGTATTGAAATGAAATACATGACCGCAAAAGAGGAAGACATCCTAACCAACCAAAACTACATTAAGAACGGTACGGTTATTGATAAGCTCCTACAGTCGATGATTATAACGGAGTTTAATTATGACGATTTGCTTATCGGTGATAAAAATGCTATCATGGTAGCTGCTCGTATCCTTTCATACGGTAAGGACTATGAATTTAATTACGACGGATATCCTCAAAATGTAGATTTATCTACAATGGAGAATAAAGAACTTGATGAAAGTCTTTACACAAGAGGACAAAACGAATTTACTTTTACACTACCTCATACCAGCAACGTAGTTACCTTCAAAGTACTTACTCACGGTGACGAAAAGAAGATTGACCAGGAAATTAAAGGTCTACAAAAGATTAACAAAGATAATATCTCAGAAGTTACTTCCCGTCTTAAGTACCTTATCACATCCGTTAACGGATCCTCAGATAAGAAAGATGTTAGAGACTTTGTAGAGCAGGGATTACTTGCTAGAGATGCAAGAGCACTCAGAGAAGAGTACACCAGAATAAGTCCGGATATCAACCTTAAGTTTACTTATACCGACGGTACAGGTGCAGAGAAGGAGGCTGCCCTGCCAATCGGAGTTAACTTTTTTTGGCCTGACGCCGCACTATAGAACCTCGGTATTTAATCAAATCCATGAGATTGTATTTCATGGCAATGGAGGGTATACTTGGGAGACCGTTTACGGAATGCCGATCTGGCTTAGAAAGTTTACCTTTGAAAGTTTGAGAAAATACTACGAAGAGAAGAAAGAAGCAGAAGAAGAAGCTTACAGTAAAGCTAAGGGAATTGAGAAAGCAGCCCCTACAGTTGCTAAGCCGAACATAAAACCTGCTACTTACTCTACAAAGGTCCCTAAAAACTAGGGACTTTCTATTTATAATATATGGCAGACGAAACTCCAAACATAGATCAGCAGTTTATCGACAGAGCTTCGGAGATTAAATCAATCTTCGGAGATATTGTTAGTTCTACTGCTAGTTTGAATCGTGCTTTGCGAACAGCTGGAGAAAGTACTACAAATATTGGTTCCACCTATAGAGGACTTATAGCTTCTGCCAGTAAAGTAGCCGAGCTACAGGAACAGGCTAGACGAAGTAGCGAAGGCACTCAAAAAATTCTACAAGAGAAGTCAAAGATTCAAAATAAAGAAAGAGAACTTACAGCAGAGATTAATAGATTAACTGCTACTGCTGTAAGACAGACTGGGCAAACTAGGGAAAATACACTAAAACTTGCTGAGAATCTTTCTAACGCTAGAAATGAGACTAGAGAGCTCGAAAAACTCTACCAGGAACTAGCTGATGAAGCTGCTCGACTGGATAAATCAACCCAGTTCTTCGGAACTCTTAGCACGTTCATCGGTACTATCCCAGGACTTAGAGCTTTTGCGGGACCTTTCAAGCAAGCCGAAGAAGCTGCAAGAAGGACAGTAGCAGCAGGCAAGTCGTCCGCCGAAGGATTTGCTGCCGGAGGAAAAGCTCTTGCTTCGAGCTTTAAGGAAATGCTAGGACCTGTTGCTGTGATCACAGGACTGGTAAAAGCTTTTCAGATGCTTGTACAGCTAGGATTCCAGGTAAGTAAGCAAGTTACTGAAATCGGGAAGTCAATGGGACTTTCGGAAGAGCAATCAAGACTCGTCAGAGATAATTTCGAAAGCATAAGCATAACCTCAGGAAATGTACTAGTAAACACTAATAGCTTATTTGAAGCACAGACACAATTACAGGATTCTTTAGGAGCTTCCGCAAGATTTACTAGAGGTCAGTTGGAAGATCAGATTATGCTGACCAAGCAAGTAGGTCTGCAAGCTGAATCAGCACAAGCTATTCAGGAGTTTGGACTTGCTAACGGTAAGACTGCAGAAGAGAATCTTGCAGCGATTGTAGGACAAACAGCCTCTCTTGCAAAACAAACAGGTATACAGCTTGATAATAGAAAAGTTATCTCCGATGTTGCTAAAGTAGAAGGTCAGTTAAGACTTATCTACCAAAATAACCCCGGACTTATTGCTAAAGCAGTAGTACAGGCCAAGCAGCTAGGCTTAACAGTTGAGCAGACTAAAAAAGCTGCTAAAGGTCTGCTAGATTTCGAGCAATCTATTGGAAATGAGTTAGAAGCAGAATTACTAACCGGTAAAGACCTTAATCTTGAAAGAGCTAGAGCACTAGCACTACAGGGTAAGACAGTTGAAGCAACAGCCGAAATTGCCCGCCAAGTAGGCTCTGCAGCTGAGTTTGGAAGAATGAACGTACTTCAGCAAGATGCCTTTGCGGACGCTGTAGGACTATCAGCAGACGAACTTGCTAACTCCTTAATACAGAGAGAAAACCTAGCTAAGCTAGGAACTCAGACTAGACAGGAAATTGAGCGTGAAGCAGAAGCTTTAAGAAAAAGAGGAGAGGTAGAAAAAGCAAACCAGCTTCTAGCCTCAATAGGTAACGAAGAAGAAGCTTTAGCTGCTCTAAAAAGAGTTGACGAGCAAGCTAAATTTAATGCAGCTGTTGAAAAACTCAAATCACTGTTTGCTGATCTAGCAGAACCTATTTCTAGAATTGTCGGCCCACTAGTCGGAGCTGTAGACTTCATGATGAAAGGTTTCCCGCTTATTGCAGGAGCAGCCGGAGCAATTGCCACAGCATTAGCACTCTCTGCAACCAGGGCAGGATTTTTAGCTATTCAAACATCAGTTGTAGCAATTCAGACAGCAATCGCAGCAGGTTCAGCAATTACCCTAGCTTCTGCTACAACCCTTGGAATAGGACTTGTCTCTATTGCAGCAGGCATTGCAACAGGTATGGCTGCTTTAAATCAAGCTCAAGAAGGAGCTGCTCAAAGTGCTGAACAAGCAGGGCCTAAAGTAGCTCTAGCGAAAGGCGGTATTGTAACCAAGCCAACCACAGCGCTTGTAGGTGAAGCAGGTCCTGAAGCTGTTGTGCCGTTAGATAAATCCTTGAATACTACAAGCAAAGGAGTAGAGAGTAGATTAGACGCACTAATTGCTGCAGTATCAAAAGGTGGTAATGTTTACATGGATACCAATAAAGTAGGTCAGGTAAACAACATGCTAGGTTCTTATTCATACACAATGGGTAGCGCACAACTTGGATAATTATGCCGTTAATTAATTTACAAACCAACCTCAAGTCTCTTTCGTACAACGGAAACGGTCCGTACGTACAGAAAGATATTAACAATCCAGGTAACCCAGCATCAGGGTATATTCAAGGCAGGGTTGACGACACTACTAGAATGCTAAGACTTTTAGCAGATAAAGGTGCTGTATTTACAGGCAAGCAAGCCCTACTGCTAGCAAGTACAAAAGGTCTAGGAGCTATTCCTCAAGCAGCAAACATCCTAGCTAACATCATAGCACAGGTTCCTGTAAACGGAACAGGTACACACTTCCTACCAATTAGTGATTCAGCTTACTATACCGGGGTAACTAATGCAAGTTCAAGAGCATTGCAAGGCGGTGCTATCGGAACACCCTCAGGCAGGCCCTATAATAGACCTAGCCGTGCTGTAGATAGAGTAAGTGCCTACCAAAGAGCTAGCTTTACATCCGACCTAGGAGAGTATATCGACTATACACCCGGATTTGAATATACAAGACCTACAGAAGCTATTTTAGATGTCCAATCTAAATCAACAATAACAATTAATAGTTTCAAAGGTTCAGGTTCTTTAGATACTAGATACGGTTTTGCAGAAGCTAACAAATCCGATAAAGTAGGCTTACAGGATATCGATAACGAAACCTTAAGCGATTCAGTTCCTATTAAGTTTACCCTTTACAACGGAACAGATATTACAGCTACCCTAGTATTTAGGGGATTTATTGAAAGTTTATCAGACGATATGTCCGGTAACTGGGATAATATTCGCTATATTGGTAGAGCAGAAGAACTATACAGCTACTCAGGCTTCTCTAGAGGAATAAACTTAAGCTTCCAAATACCGATATTCAGCTCTCAAGAACAAACTCCTGTACTAAATAAAGTAAATGCGTTGAAATCAGCAGTACTTCCTAAATATAAAAATAACCTACCGGTTGCTACATTCTGCAAACTTAGAATAGGAGATTTGATTGGGGATGATACGACTTATGTAGTATTGACAGGAGTTAATCAGACTATAGAGAACGATGTACCGTGGAGTGTAGGAAGCGACCTCTTACTACTACCGCAGCTGCACAAACTCTCAGTTAGTATGAAAGTACTTCACAAAGATATTCCTCAAGTTTGGAGTCCATTAGTAGGTAGACAGTTTTTAGGACACGACACAGCAGCACAGCAATTTAGAAATCAGCTTAGTACTGCATTATCTGTTTTTTATAAGACATGAGTAGATACAATTCCATACCTGTTACCAAGACCGACGACGGAACTGAATACAAACAGACTACTGTTTATGTAGCACCGGCAGCATCTACTCAAGACTACTACGTAATTACTACGGTAGGAGATCGCTTTGATATACTAGCCAAGCAATTCTACGGAGATTCAGATCTTTGGTGGATTATCGCTAGTGCAAACCCGCAAGTTAGAAAAGACACTTTATTTATCGAACCAGGCCTACAGCTGAGAATACCTTCACAGGCAGGTCTAGCAGAAGAGCTTTTTAGAAAAGAAAATAGAGAAAGATAATGGGAGTTTTAAGAATTGGTGATGCATTTGATAAAGGTGTCTCTGACAGTATTGAACTAAGACAAGCAGTACTAGCTCAGTCTTCAGAATTCAATGGAACTGTTTTAGATCCTCAATCTAGAATTAAGTATGTTAGTTCTAGAGTACCCTGGGTACGTCTAAGCTCCTCAGTATCTGTTACTCCTAATTCTTCAAAAGCTCAAATTTTCGGTAAGACAGGTACCGAACTTGCAAGAACAAATGTATTAGAAGGGTATAATCCCAATAATGATCCTACCGATCTAGCAGCAGGATATCAAAACACCCCACAGTTCGGTATCCGTCCAAAACCCGGTATTACTCAGGTCAGTATAAAAGCTCACCAGAGATTCGGTACCCTGAGAACAGCTAGCGTACAGTTTAAATGCTGGTCAGTAGAGCAGCTTGAGATAATGGACGTGCTCTATATGAGACCGGGGTATACAGTCCTTCTGGAGTTCGGTACAAGTACCTACGTAGATTCAGATGGAAAAGTGAAGACGGACATGGTTCCGTTAAACCTATACGATAATTCTAAGAAGTGGACTAAAAACTCCTTACTTAATGCGATCGAAACTAGAAAAAAAGATTACAACTACCAGTACGATGCTATTTTTGGATTTGTTAAAAACTTCTCTTGGAGTTTAAATCCTGATGGAAGTTACGAATGTACAACTTCCATTATTACATTTGGAGAGATTATCGAATCATTAAAGTCAACGTTTACCTTCCCTTCTACCGCAAACAGAGAACAGGCACAGGAAGATGCCAAGAATAGTAGAAACAATTCTTTTACCGGCGGCCCGATAGGAAGTCTATTAGATAACTACTACTCAGAAAAGACAGTACTGCATTACGCTCTTACAACGCTAAAATCCTGGGCAGTAAGTGCAGCTGTAGTTTTTACTAATGCGGGTGGAGGAAACGCTCAAACAATTTCCGATAGAGCAGAGTACCTCTCTTTACCTAAAAAAGAAAAGCAAAAAATAGCTTTTAAAGCAGGTAAGAAGGTTAAAGATTATGCTGATACATTAGCAGAAGAAGGAGAGAATATAGCAACAGGTATTCAACTATCTGCTCCTGATCTAGACGGACTTCTACAGGATGAAATAACTACATTATCCTCCACCGATAAAAGCATTCCCCAGCGAGAATTTAAATTAGATGTTCTCAATACTTTAGTAGATCAAGCTCCTTCCTACGGTAAATACATACTCGTTTCTACTAACATCACAGACCCTTCTCATTTTAAGCAACCTACCGATAGAGATCCTGTCTACATAAAACTAGATACTTTCTTGACTATCCTAAATAAGCTAGCTCTTAAAAGCGGAGCTGATAATATCGTTACTTTTGATATAGACGAATCAGGCTACCGCAGGTACCGTTCTTTTGACTTACATTTTTCTGTTGACCCTAAAGTATGTTTTATTCCTCGGAGTACTATGCAACTGCTTTTGGGAATAGCAGAAGATTTTAAAGCTAAGGACCCTGACCTAGACACACCGTTAATCAGAAGTATCTGGCTTAACCTAGATCATATCCTACAGGTATACGATAGTAACTTTAGCAACAGTACTAATAATGAAGTTTCTATTTACGAACTAGTAATGAGTATTATGAAAGATGTTCAATCAGCTTTAGGGCAGATGAATGCTTTCGATATTGATTATGATGAAGCTAGAGCAGTATACAGGATTGTAGACCGTAACTATATTCGTATTGATCCTACCCGTCCTAAGATCGAATTACTAGGAAATAAGTCCATAATCCGAAATGTATCTTTAGAAAGTAAACTCTCTCCTAAGATTACAACCATGATTGCAATCTCGGCTCAAGCCGGTGCGGAATCTCTAGGAATGGAAGCAACAGCCTTCTCACAGTTAAACGAAGGACTTATAGATAATATAATCCCAGTTAAGGCTGACTTCACTTCAAAAGTAGTACCGATTGAAGGTGTAGAAGAAATTGAACTAGCAGGAGGAATCCCGTATAAGGTACTGAGATATTACGACGAAGTTTATAACCTGGGCAGAATTGTTGTAGAAGAAGATCCTGAAATAGTACGACAAACATACATGGAGTTTATCAATAGAGTTTCAGCAAAGACCGGTCGACAGGCTTCTTTTGTGATTCCGTTTGAATTAGGATTCACTTTAGACGGAACATCAGGAATGGTAATCGGAAGTAGTTTCGATATAAACCCTAATATACTGCCAGCTCCTTATAAAGTGAATAAAGATAAAGCTGCTGTAGCTTTTCTACTTACCGGAGTTGAACACACTATTAACCCGACCAGCTGGACTACCTCTTTAAGATCTCAGATGTTTATTTCTGAAGGTAAAACAGGTACGTACTTTACAGTAGGAGTAGCAGATGTACTAGACACTGCTAGAAAACAGGTTAAGCAGATAAGCTCTCCTTCTAGAGATCTTACCACTACTAGAGCTATAGAAGATCTGCATCCTAAATTTAGAGACAAAATTACAGTACTTTTGACCCTACTTGAGAGAGATGGACTAAACACAGGAGTTGCCGCCACAGAATGGCAACCTACTATCGGTAACGGATATAGAAGCGTTTCAGATCAGGCTCAGAAATATAGAGAAGGTAAGAGCAAGGTTACTCTTGGGTTTCATAACGTAGTTGTAGGTACTTCAGATAATCCACGAAGAGCATCTTTAGCTGCTGATATTATAGACAGGAGGTATTCATGGAATCAGGTAAACGGATCCTACGATATTCCTGCAGAGTTCTTTAAAGCTGTTGGTAAATACGCCAAGCAGCTAGGACTAGAATGGGGAGGAGATTTCGCACAAACTGATCCAACTTGGAAAGAATATGGGATGGGCTGGGATGTTGCTCACGTACAATATGCTGGAAAAGATAGAGCTACTCTAGTAGCAGAAGCAAGAAAAATTCACGGATTAGACTAGTATGTACCTGCCTAAATTTAAAGTAACAGAACCTCAGTACACTTACGGAGATGAATATGAGCTATCCACTACAGGACTAGTTTATACAGGCTTTTATTTTAAAAGCAGTACCGGACAAGCCTATACCGGTAAAGCACCGGGAGACGGTGAAAACACGCTTTTAAATGTGAGTAGAGATTTTAGAACAGATTTTGAACGAGACCAGCCCTACCTAACGGACTATGATGTACTTGTAAACGATCCTAATTTATTTGCTTTAAGAAAAACTTTACCTTTACCTCCTCACTATCCGATGCCTTCTACACAGGAGAGTGCAATCATGCGATATTTTGCAAAAGAGAAAGTAACTGGTCAAATTATTGAGATTTCAAAATCTACATACCAAGCATTAAAAAAGAAATCCACTCTTTACTTTCATCCAGGTTACGATATTCTTGAAATGATGTGGATTATTCAAGGATCTGTTGAAGATACAACAAGTGGTGCTTATATTATACCGGGAATTAAATCAAAAAACAGAAAACAGCTAGAGCAAGCTGAGAAGACACTACCCGGTATATCAGCAGTATTAACCGACTTAGCACAGTTTGCGCAATGAAACTTCTTTCGTATATTAGGAAAGGTTATGGAAATGGGTTATGTTTTATATCGTCGAGAGTCAAGAGCAGTTTAACTACCTACAAGCCCTTGGTAGACAAGGTGGCTATGTCGAGATCGTTTCAGGTAACGACTACTACCATCCTATACTTAATACTGCTGTTTGTGTTTACGTACGCCCTAACCAACACGACTCCGGATACATTATTCCCGTAAATCATTCCGAAGGAATTAACGTACCTAAAGAACGCATACAGCAGTTATTAAACTGCTTTACTACCCTATATACGTTTAATAAGAAGAACTTCTTATATCATTTCTCTCACGGTAATATCAACGATATTAACCTGATGTACTCTATGGCAGAGTACGAGAGTTTGGAACTACCGAACCCTCCTCAGGTTATAAGCTGGTACTATAATCATTACAGGGATAAGCCCGACCTAAACTCTATCATCCCTATCTCTAAATTATTTGAGAGATGTGAGAGAAATTACAGATCCCTAGAGGAAGTCATTACCGAGTATAGTTATATACTGGAGCTACCGGCCTGGGAGTTCTACAACCGGTTAACTACCGGAGTTTTTTATTTAGCTGAACAATCTGGAATTAGAATTATTTATGACAAATTTATTGAAAAGTTTACTCCTGCGAATCCAAAATTTAGCATTTCAGATAACATTTGCTTTACTAGCTACAATCTGTATAATCCCACTAGCCGTCCTACTTCTGCCTTTAATAGTGTTAACTTCGCCGCGATCCCCAAAAAAGACGAGTACCGAAAATGCTTTATCCCGCGTAGTGGACGATTTGTAGAGTTTGACTTTGACGGCTACCACATCCGTCTGATTGCAGAGATTCTAGGATACGAGTTTACACCTGAAAGTGTTCATACCCAGCTAGGACGTCTGTACTTCAATAAAGAGGAATTAACCGAAGACGAATACCGTCAATCCAAGACCAATACCTTCCAGATCATGTACGGAGGTGTGCCGGACAAATGGCGTCATATCGAATTCTTTGATAGGGTATCTATTTACACTACCCAGTTATGGAAGGAGTTCCTTGAGAACGGAGTCGTATATGCTCCTATCTCCAAGAAGCCCTTTTATAGTACCCTAAAGGATATGAATCCTCAGAAACTTTTTAATTATGTCATCCAGAGCTTGGAAACTAGCCGGAACGTTCTTATATTAAAAGAGGTGCTAAAGTACCTCCAAGCCAAAAAAACAAAGGTTACGTTATATACTTATGATGCTATCTTGTTTGACTTCTTCCTTGAGGACGGTAAAGAGACGTTAGAGAATCTAAAGAAAATCCTAGAACAGGGGGGAAAATATCCTGTTAAGTTTAAGTTTGGCAATAATCTAGTTTTAGACTAGTAAATTATATTTATAATGGAAGTTAAATTCCCACCTATATCCGGTTATGACTTCGTCAGTGAAACCTTAACCTGGAATGACGACATGAGTAATAAACTGTTCTGTACCTTTACCACAGAAGAACATCTTGAAGAACTAATCTCTACGATCAGTAAGAGGTATACTATTCTATATAGCAAGATTTTTGTACTCCATGCAAAAAGCAACGATGAGTTTATTTGCACTTATAACGTTGACTTTAACAACGTTGCTAACTTTTTAGATAATACGATTTTGGTTCATCGTAAAAAAGAATCTAACACCCTTTACACTATCAACGCCCTTAACACGCTCATCAAAGAGCTGAATGACGGGTACCTTGACCCCAGCTACAAAGTAGACTGGAACGACTACCGCAACTGCATCTTGCTGACCCGCGGTAATGAACTAAAACGAATCAATACCAGACTCCACAAAATAGTTGAGCTGTAAGTTGGATCGTAAAGGTTTTTTTCTTAAATTAGTTATGTAACAGTTATTAATCAGTTATTATTATTATGGATTTATCCCTCATTAAACAAAAGATGTCCGCCATGCAGAGTGGCGGTCGTCAAGAACGCGAAAAAGTAGACTACGAAAAGATCTTCTGGAAGCCGGCTTTCGGCAAGCACCAGATCCGAATCGTACCGGCTTTCGACAATCCAGCTTATCCTTTCAAGGAGCTGTATTTCCACTACGGTATTGGAAAATACCCAATGATTGCTCTTACCAATTTTGGAGAGCAAGATCCAATCGTTAACTTCGTAAATGAACTTCGTAAGACTTCCGACAAAGACAACTGGTCTCTGTCAGGAAAGATCTCCCCTAAGATGCGAGTTTTCGCACCAGTAGTAGTACGAGGTGAAGAAGACAAAGGAGTTCGTCTATGGAGCTTCGGTAAGGAGGTTTATAAGACTCTCTTACAGCTTGCAGAAGACGAGGAGATCGGTGACTACACCGATGTTGTCAACGGATGGGATATGACTCTAGAGCTTACCCAAGGTAACCCTTACCCTTCGACATCAGTACGTATTCGTCCTAAGCAGACTCCTCTTTCTGATGATAGCTCAAAAGTAGAGTCATGGATTAAAAATCAGCCCGTAGCTGTTGATTCATTCTCTAAGTACGATTTTAACTTTATTAAAAAGCAGCTGGAAAGCTACTTATCAGGCGGAGAAGAGACTGCTGAAGAATCAGCACCAGCTCCTATCCAATCAGCTCCTGCTGCCGTCCAAGCACCTAAGCAGTCGTTTACTCTTGAGAGTGTAGTCGCAGAGAAGAAAGACGCAGTAAGTCAGTTCGACGATCTGTTCAAGGATACTGACGACCTACCTTTCTAAGGATGGCTAAAAAAGGCATTTCTGAAGTCGCTCAAGCAGCGATCAAGAATAACTTCGACCTCGGGAAGTTTAAGAAGAACAAGGGACTAGCATCTGCTAGCGTTAAGTTCAAAGAGCAGAGATGGATTCCTCTATCTAAAGCTTTCCAGGACATCACTTCGATTCCTGGCATCCCTCAAGGTCACATCACGCTTTTGCGAGGTCATAGTGATACTGGAAAGACTACCGCTTTGCTAGAAGCTGCAGTAGCAGCCCAGAAGATGGGAGTACTTCCAGTATTCATTATCACGGAGATGAAGTGGAGCTGGGAGCATGCCCGGGAGATGGGTCTGCAGTTCCAAGAGGTTGTTGATAAGGACACCGGAGAGATCATTGACTTCGAAGGTTTCTTCCTTTACGTAGACCGAGGCAACATCAATACTATCGAAGACGTATCAACGTTTATTCTCGATCTAATTGATGAGCAGAAGAAAGGAGAACTACCCCATAACCTTTTGTTCCTGTGGGATTCAATCGGTTCGGTACCATGTGAGCTATCAGTTCGTTCTAACAAGAACAACAACGAGTGGAATGCCGGCGCTATGAGCACCCAGTTCGGTAATAACGTCAACCAGAAAATCCTCCTATCTAGGAAGGAAGGTCAACCTTACACCAACACTCTAGTTGCTATCAACAAGGTTTGGACTATGAAACCCGGCATGCCGATGGAACAGCCCAAGCTTCAGAACAAGGGCGGTATGGCGATGTGGTATGATGCTACTTTGGTAATCACTTTTGGTAACATCACCAACTCCGGCACCAGCAAGATCAAGGCTATCAAAGGAGGTAAGCAGGTAGAATTTGCCAAGCGTACTAAGATCCAGGTAGATAAGAACCACATCAACGGTATCACTACCCGAGGTGCGATCGTCATGACTACTCACGGCTTCTTAGAAGACGAAAAAAAAGCAATCGATAATTATAAAAAGGAACATTCCGACTACTGGCTCACGACCCTCGGTTCAACCGATTTTGTGCTGGTAGAGGAAGGCAGTATGGAAGAGGACATCCGAGACATCGGAATAGAGTTCGGCCTTAACATGGAAGTGTAATGGGTAAGTACGACGATATACTGGCTAAGATCCAGGTATCGGAACCCAGAAGACTTAATGATAACATCCTAGTTATCGACGCGATGAATACCTTTATAAGGAATTTCACGATGATTAATCTTATGAATCCGCAAGGCTCCCATGTCGGGGGTCTTGTTGGGTTCCTTAAGAGCTTAGGATTTCTAGTTAGGACTTTTGATCCCACCCGGATTATAATTGTCTTTGACGGACCCGGCTCTACAGCCGCCCGGAAGCTAGTCAACTCAGACTATAAAGCCAACCGGAACCTTAGTCGGATCACCAACTGGGAGATGTACGACAACAAGGATCAGGAGTACGCTTCTATGTCCGCACAGATCGAGCGACTGGTCGAATACCTGCATATGCTACCGGTAGACCTGCTTGCGATCAACAAGGTAGAGGCTGATGACGTGATTGCTTTTATAGCTAAGGAATTTAGTCAGAGCAAGGTCACGATCGTATCTTCGGATAAGGACTTCATGCAGGTTGTCAATGATAACGTCCGGGTCCACTCCCCTATAAAGAAGAAAAACTACGGACCTGCAGAGGTGCTAGAGGAGCAGGGTGTTCTCCCAAGCAATTACTTGATTGTAAAATCATTGCTAGGAGATAATTCCGATAACCTACAAGGTGTTAAGGGGCTAGGAATAAAGGGTGTCCTCAAACATTTCCCGAACCTCGCCACTATCCCTAACACCGACCTAGACTATGTTTACGAGGTGTGTGAAGAGGGTGTGCAGAAGACTAAAATCCTTGCAAAGATCCTAGAACGTAAGCACGTAGTAGATCAAAACTACGGACTGATGAATCTCATGGAGCCACAGTTGTCAGACACCCAGATTAGTATTATATTAGATGTCCTAGGATCGCCCTGCCAGCAGTTAAATGCAACAGCATTTATGTTAATGCTCCAGCAAGACAACATCCAACATGGGATTACGAAAAACACAGAAAGTTGGTTAGAAACCTTCAGATACATCTTAACAGTTAAAAAGTGACACTACAAAAACTCAGTCAATACGGTAAAGGTTTTCAGATTAAAGTACTGGGTTCACTACTTACTGATAAAACATTCCTACTCAATGTTAGGGATACTATTATCGAAGAATACTTTGATGCTGATTCCCATAAATGGATCATCAAGAATACTTTATCGTATTTCGATAAGTACCATACTACTATCTCGCTAGATGTTCTAAGGATCGAACTTCAGAAAGTTGAAAACGATGTCCTTAAGACTGCTATCAAGGAAGAGCTTCGAAACTCTTACCAAGCCTCCCAAGAAGACCTAAAGTACGTCCAGGAAGAGTTTAATACCTTCTGCAAAAATCAGAAGCTTAAGCAAGCACTTATGGATAGCGCCGATCTGCTTAATGCAGGTGACTACGACTCTATCCGAGGAATGATTGAGGCTGCTTTAAAAGCAGGTATGGATAAAAATATCGGTCATGAGTACCTTAAGGATATCGAGAGCCGATACCGAGAAGACTACCGACCGACTGTCTCCACCCCCTGGGCTACCATCAACCAAGCCATACAAGGGGGGTGGGGACCCGGAGACCTCGCTATCATCTTCGGTAACCCGGGTGGCGGTAAATCTTGGATGATGGTTGCTGCTGGTGCTCATGCAGTCCAGCAAGGCTTCAACGTCGTCTACTATACCCTAGAGCTAGGAGAAGACTATGTAGGTAAGAGGTTTGACTGCTACTTCACCGGCTACAGTATCGACGAAGTCAATAAGCATAGACCCGAAGTAGAGAAGATCGTTAATGGCTTGAAAGGAAAGCTTATAGTTAAGGAGTATGCTCCTAAAGCAGCTACCGTTACTACTATCAAGTCCCATCTTCAGAAATGTACTGATATGGGTCATAAGCCTGATCTAGTGATAATCGACTACGTTGACTATCTCCGAGCTCCCTCCCGGAAGTACGCTGAACGTAAAGACGAAATCGATGACGTATTTGTTGCCGTAAAAGGGTTGGCTAAGGAGCTAAAAATTCCTATCTTAACACCATCACAGGTTAACAGAATGGGTGCTAAAGACGACGTTATTGAAGGCGATAAGGCTGCCGGATCTTACGACAAGATGATGGTTGCAGATATTGCAATCTCGCTTTCACGTAAGAAAGAGGATAAGGTCAACGGTACCGGCCGGGTACATATCATGAAAAACCGCTACGGTATGGATGGTATGACTTACGGTGCTAAGGTCAACACCAATAACGGACACATCGACATCTCAGAAGATATACATCTCGAAGAAATGCCAACTGCCGCACCTACCTCAGTTAGCGGAGTTGATACCCTGGACCGTAAACTTTTAGCAAATAAATTTTTCGAACTACAGGCAAAAATATAGCCCCGAGCCGTATTTATAACACACGGCCCGAGGGATGAACCCCGAGGGCTGTTTTTGTCTAACCATCTATCAAATATATAAAGATATGAGCATCCTTCAAGAGCGTATCGTCTACAAACCCTTCGAATATCCCCAGGCCTACGAGTACTGGTTAAAGCAACAGCAAGCCCACTGGCTGCACACCGAAGTACCCATTGCCAACGATATCACTGACTGGAAGTCAAACTTAAAGGATCACGAAAAGAATGTAATAGGAGGAATCCTAAAAGGCTTCGCCCAGACCGAGACTGTGGTAAACGATTACTGGACCGGACTTGTTACTAAGTGGTTCCGCAAGCCCGAGATCATTATGATGGCAACTACGTTCGGATCATTCGAAACTATCCATGCCGAGGCTTACTCTCTATTAAACGAGGAGTTAGGTTTAGATAACTTTGCCGAATTTATGGAGGACGAAGCTACTAAGAATAAGATCGAATCGCTAATGAAAGTTCGTGATGGTCACAACGGAGCTATCGACTATACCGAAGTTGCAAGATCTTTAGCCATCTTCTCAGCATTCACCGAAGGAGTAAATCTATTCAGCTCTTTCGCCGTACTGCTTTCTTTTAAGATGAGAAACAAGCTAAAGGGTGTTGGTCAGATCGTTGAATGGTCAGTACGTGATGAATCTCTTCATTCGGAAGCCGGGTGCTGGTTATTCCGTCAGCTGATCAAAGAGCATCCTGAGCTTAAGACTCCGGAGCTTGTTAGCGAGATCGAAAAAGCTGCTTTGATGGCTTTGGATCTAGAGTTTAAGTTTATCGATAAGATCTTTGAGATGGGTGATCTAGAGAACTTAAGCAAAGACGAGCTTAAGAACTTCATCAAGCACCGGGTAAATACCAAGATGGGTGACCTGGGATTAAAGCCTCTTATTCCTTCTTCAGAGATTGACAAGGGAGCACTGAAGACTATGAAGTGGTTTGATATGGTTATCGCCGGCAAGCAGCACACAGACTTCTTTGCTAGCAGAGTAACAAACTACTCAAAAGGTCATATGGAGTGGGATTCAAGCTCTATCTTCTAAGATGGCTTCTCACAGTACTTTATTAGTTCCTTTAATTAAGGAGATGCTTGTCAAAGAAATTGGAGAAGCAAACATTCAACCTCTGAAGTGGACTCAAGTAGCCCTAACTAGGTACAAATTCCTAGTAGATGTAGGTGACTTTACTGAAGTAGTAACGGTAGATTTCGACAAACTTATAGAACCCGAGACTAAACAGTTTTACCTACCTCAGAAATACAGAGACCTAGAAGATGTATACAACGTAGGATATGCTGTATCGGGAACTGAACTTCAACTAGCTAAATCTGATTTAAAGACTTTACTTACAATCTTATCAACAGTTGTAGATATCGTAAAGGACTTTCTAGATAAGAACGATGTAGACGGGTTATACATAAGAGGTACAGCTAAGGATACAGACAGTAAAGATACTTCTCAAAAATCTAACCTGTATCAAGCTTTTATCAAAAAACAGTTGCAACAGATTATCGATTTCGGGTTTGATACTTACAGAAACGGTTTTATATTAGTTAAAAGAAAATAAGATGAATAATAGCATTTACGTAGACTCCTCTCAGTGGGAGGCAGGGAAGGATTTTCCCGAATGGATGAACGATATGTCTCTAGCAACTATCTCGAAAGGATACTTGCTGCCAGGCGAAACCCCGAAGAAAGCCTACCAGCGTGTTGCTAACGCTGTAGCGGCTAGACTTAAGAGACCGGACCTAGCTCCGAAGTTCTTTAAATATATGTGGAAGGGATGGTTAAATCTAGCTTCTCCCGTGCTTTCAAACACAGGAACAGAAAGAGGTCTACCTATCTCATGCTTTGGTATCGATACACCCGATAGCATTAGAGGAATCGGGCTTACAAATGCAGAGCTAATGCGACTCTCCTCACTGGGTGGTGGTGTAGGTATCGGATTATCTCGTGTTAGAGAAAGAGGAACACCTATCACCGGCAACGGCTACTCAGAAGGAATCGTGCCCTGGGCTAAAATCTACGATTCAACTATTATCGCCACTAACCAAGGAGCCGTTCGCAGAGGAGCTGCTTCGGTAAACCTAGACATTAATCATGGAGATATTAAAGAATTCCTCCAAATTAGGAGACCTAAAGGAGATCCCAACCGTCAATGTCTCAACCTACATCAATGCGTGGTTGTCGATGACGAGTTTATGCGCAAACTTGAAAGACGAAACCCAGAAGCAGTCGAACTCTGGGTCGAAATCCTTAAGTCAAGAGTAGAGACGGGAGAACCTTATATCATGTTTAAGGATAATGTCAACAACGACAATCCTACAGCCTACGTTAAGAACAACTTAGAGGTATCGATGACTAACATCTGTACCGAAATTACTCTTCATACCGATGAAGAACACTCGTTTATCTGCTGCTTATCTTCGGTAAACCTAGCCAAGTACGAGGAATGGAAAGATACAGACTTGATTGAGACTGCAATCTACTTCCTGGACGGAGTAATGGAAGAGTTTCTTCACAAGACCGACGGAAAGGATTCGCTGATCCGTTCACATCGTTCAGCTAAGAAAGGACGTGCAATCGGACTAGGGGTACTAGGCTGGCATACTTTCTTACAGCAAAAAGGCTTACCATTCAACTCAATCGCTTCAACGGGCTGGACCAATACAATCTTCTCACAAATCAGAACTCAGGCCGAAGCAGCTTCGAGAAAATTAGCCATCGAATATGGAGAACCCGAATGGTGCAAAGGCACGGGAATGCGCAACACGCACCTGCTTGCGATTGCGCCGACTGTTTCTAATAGTACTATTTCCGGAGGTGTATCTGCTGGTATTGAGCCGATACCTGCCAACATTTATACGTTCAACAGCGGCAAGGGTACGTTCATTCGTAAGAACCCGGTGCTGGAAGCGTACCTAGAGGAGAGAGGTCACAACACCGAAGAGGTATGGGATCAGATTATCAGAGATAGAGGTTCTGTAGCAGGTCTACCGGACGATATTATTTCAGCTTACGATAAGGAGATCTTCTATACTTTTACCGAGATCAATCAGCTAGCATTAGTAGAGCAGGCTGCTATCCGTCAGAAGTATATTGACCAGACTCAATCACTGAATCTGTCATTCGATCCTACCGATTCTCCTAAGTTTATTAACCTGGTACACCAGACAGCTTGGAAGCTTGGCATCAAGACTCTTTACTACCTACGTACCGACTCAGTTATTAACGGGGATATTGGTAGCCGTACTTCAGAAGATTGCCTTTCTTGTGACGGCTAGTCTATTTATAATAAATCTTTTCGTATGAAATTAAGCGATATCATCCTAACAGAAGGAGTTAACCCTAGGGAATTAGACAAGTACATCGAAGAACTTGTAGAACTCCTTAAAGACGGTAAAGAAGTTCAAGTACCGGCCCCAGGCGGTTCCGTAAACGTCTTGAAGCAAGATAGAGTGCTACGAATGTTTCTATTCGATAGAATTAATACTTATGTAAAAGAAAAAGGCGATGCCCTTGCAGGTATTGAAGGAATCAAAACAGATTCTATGACAAAAGCACCTTACCTCGCTTTTAAACTTTCAGATAAAGAATTAGAAGCTCGAAAAGATCGCGATCAGGGAATGCGAGATTACATAGCCGGCGAACGAGAAGCCGGACGCTCAATAGATTAAAAGAGAAGGGCCTTGCGGCCCTTTTTTTATTTCTGTTTATTCTGATCATTTAAAGCTACCATTTGAGCATATTGCTCTCTGGTAAGCTCCCTGGAAGTTACAATCACCACTTTATCATCATAGATGTAGGCGACACGGGTATGGCTTGGCTTTTGAGTGCCAACTGAGACTGCTCGTGGGGTTGAACATGACACCATCAAGGTCAACCCTGAAAGGAAAAGGAGTACTTTTTTCATGGGTCTTAATATTATATTAATATATAGTTAAACTTCTCTTAAACTTGGAGAAGTTGTATATTAAGTTTTTTCTTCTTATCTTTATCGAAATAAAAATGGTTATGACTAGAAAAGAACTTTTAGAGTACACCCGATCTGAAAAGCTTGATAAGCTCTTCATACTGGCAAGTCAAATGGATACTCTCGCTTTTAAGAGTGTTGAACAGCTTGAGAGCCTGATAGCTCAAAAGGCTGAACTAGAGCGAGAACTCGGTCGATTGGACGAGCGTCTGGCTAAGTTAAACGAAGAAAAATAATCATGTTTTACATCTACGACAAAAACCAACTTCAGTTTAAGAAACTGCTGCGTACTAAAGTAGGCGTTACTTTAGGAATGATACTGGGATTATCTCTAGCAATCTCATACGGCATCGGACGATTTACTTGGATTAATAATTTGTCCGAATACGAGAAGAACATTCTTCTTATTAATATGAAACAAACTCCCTTCACTGAGGACGAACTAGTTGCTCTCATGAAGGATTTAGGAATTAAGTTTCCTCACATTGTACTGGCTCAATCCAAGCTTGAGACCAATAACTTCCAGTCGGGTATCTTCCGGGAGAATCACAACCTGTTCGGAATGAAAGAAGCTCGGGCTCGAATCAGTACTGCCCGCGGTACCAACCGCAATCATGCTTACTACGACACTTGGGAGAGTTCGGTCTACGACTATGCTTTCTACCAATGCCGATACCTAAGTGCTATTGGAACAGAAGCTCAGTACTACAGCTACCTGTCCGGCAGCTATGCCGAAGATCCTCACTACGTAGCTAAAGTAAGAAAGTTAGCTGAAAAGTTGAAAGAGAAGTTTTAAGTTCGTATCTTTATAAAGTTAAATCAAGGTTATGCAACATAAATTAAAACGTTTTACCCAGCGAGTAGGCATCGGCCTATTCCGTTTGATAGACCCTTCTAAGTACCAGGCTCCTAAGAATGAGTACGAGGTAGAAGCTCTAGCAATTTGCAAGCGACTAGCTTGTAGAAAGTCCAGTACTTTACTAATGTCTCCGATTTCAGGCAAGCGCTACATCCGCAGTAAGGATAATCAGATCCACGTTATTATCGAAGGACATTTGATTACTATCGTAAATCACTCCTATAGTTACGTTATCCCGGTAGAGGGTAAATCTCATGAACGTCTTATCCGGATGTTTGATATGGAGGTAGAGGCTCGCCGCAATGTAATGGAAGCTGAAATTCGAGCTAACATCAAACACTCACTGTCTAATATTTACCAGGCCCTGATCAATGAACAAGTTTAAACGTTTACAACTGACCGGTACTTTGGTACTAGCCTCACCGGCTATCTTAGTATCCTTAGCAGTGATGGCTTTTTACTTTCCTAGCTATCCTCAAGAAGATCTTGCAGAATCTATCGAAGCATCAGCTCCAGAGGCTGTTAAAGCAGATACCGTGATCGTAGTTAAGGAAGTAGAGAAAGTAGCACCACCGGCCCCGGTAGTCAAGAAACCGGTTGCAGTTCCACCGCCTCCTCCTCCTCCAGTCGTCAAAGACACGGTAAAGAAAGTTACCGCAGAGTTGGATACAGCTAAATAAGTTTATATCTTTAAGTATTATTAAAAAAAAATATGTTTGCACTAGGAATAATCGTAATTGTACTTCTACTAGCTATTTTAGGGAAGATGCCTAAGACTAAGTAAAATGAAAATCACATTCATCAGCGACACTCACACTAAACACAGGGAAATCAATAAAGATCTTCCTGGTGGTGACTTGATCATTCACGCTGGTGATTTTATGAATTCAGGTTATGAGTCACAAGACGTAGCTGATTTTGTTAACTGGTATAGTTCATTGCTTACAATGGATTACAAACACCGAGTGTTTATTGCTGGTAATCACGATCGAATGTTTGAAGATTATCCTAATTTAGCTAAAGAGTTGATGGATGCCTACAGTGGTGGATTGATTTACTTAAAAGATCAAACTCACGTTATTGATGGGGTAAAAATTTATGGTTCACCTTGGCAACCAGAATTTTGCGATTGGGCTTTTAATTTACCTCGTAATGGTGTTGAATTGCAAGAAAAATGGAATGCAATTCCAAACGACACTGATATTTTAATAACTCATGGTCCTCCATTTGGACATTGTGATGTTACCCCTTCGGGTAACCTAAATGTAGGCTGTGAGTTACTCAGGGTTCGAGTAGATGAAATCAAACCTAAAATTCACGTGTTTGGACATATCCATTCAGGTTATGGTTACAAATTCCATAATGATACCCACTTTATCAACGCTGCTGTGTTAAATGAGCGTTACAAATACGCAAATAAACCTGTTACTATTGACTGGGATCCTGAAACAAACGAATTAGAATTTATTTAGTTATGAGTCAATTTGAATTTTTAAAAATACTTAACTCCCCGTTTAAGATACCTCGAGTTAAGTTTTATATTGGTAAGGTAGCTATTGGTACACCATATTTTCATCCACGCAAATTGGTTAAACCAACCCCTAAAATGGCTATGGATGAAGCTATAAGGGAATTAGCACGTAGGGAGAAGTGGAATAACGCAAATCCCGATGTTCAATTTAAACAAGATATCAAACCACTTGATGAAATGTATAAAGAAAAACTACGTTACCGATTCCCAGTTCCTAAAAAGATTGGATTTGATTTCGTAGGATTGGGCTATAAAACTAAATGGAGTGAAACCGATTACAGACACGAATGGAATCCTATTTGGTCTTTTGTATTTTTTAAATACCAAATTGCTCTAGTATTTACTTCTCCAGAACGTGAGTGTGTCTCTCAATACTGGGAGGCTTGGTTGTACTATCAGTACCATACTAAAGGAAGTAAGCAAGAACGTATTAAACAGTGTAAGAAAGATTACCCCCAAAAATATACTATCAATAACATTGATGGTGGTATTAAAAAGGTTGATTACTATGATATTATTTTAAAATAAAAATGCCTAAATATCTTAAAACCGCATTTGTGAGAGAACTAGAACAACAGGTTAGAAGAGGTGAACTTTCACACACCCGAATGCTTGACTTAATCCAAGATGAGGTAATTAAAAATTATACCGAAACCTTTAACACCAACGAGAAATGAAAACACTAACATTTGTAATTGCAGACCGCCTAGACGAATTAGCTGGAGAGTGGTCTAAACACACCGCACAGTGCGAGGCATTGATGATGGCAGCGAAAGAGGTTGCGACATTTGAACAAGAGGAAAAAGATCGAATGGTTGACTTTGCCTACAAGTATGGAAACTTGACCCTTCAACAGATTTCTGATGCTTTTGACAATGAATATAAAAACGAGAATCTTTGACACCAACGAGAAATGAGCAAACTCAAACAAACTAAAATTCCAATGACATTAGAAGATAATGTTATGAAGGTTGCTCTTGAACAAAATGTAATTGAAAACGAATTCAATTGGAAATTAGTTCGTGAACGAGACGGACTAACCAATCAATCTAAAGAAGTAATGTGGGTTGAGTGGAATGAAGATAGAACATTTAAAGCCCGACACGATAAACCAGCAATTGGTTATTCATTGATTATGTCTCCATTCAACCAGTTTTTTACTTGGCAAACAACTCCCATTACAGAGGTGTTGGAAAAACGAGAAAATTTTCTTAAATTTAAGACTAAGAACTCAGTATACGAATTGTGGAAAAAAGGAAACGATTAACTCGAGAACAAAAAAAAGACAAAGCAATCATTGATCTAATCAATCAAATGTTTATTATTGCTGGTCATAATGTTACCTATGATGATATTGTAGGTGTAAAGGATTGGTTTAGAGAATACACAATGACTGTTGAACAGGGTGAAGAATTTAAAAAATGGGGTAAAAAATACCTTATGAAGGAATTACGCGAATCAGCTAAATCAGCAGAACGTGAAATGTCGTGGTTTAATCTACAATGGGGTTTGACTTACAGTAACTGGGAAGATTATCATAAACTAGATAAAAAATGAAAATCGAACGCTACCATCAATCCTACGAGTTTTTTATAACTCCTACAATCAAATACACTTACGATAAGATACTATTTGGTTTTAAATGTGTAGATTTTATTTGGGGACGTAAAGGTTTTTCCGTATCTTGGGGACATAAGAAATAATGTTATGACAGAGGAAATTTTTGAAAAATTGGGTTTTGAACGTGTTGATGTGTCTGCTGAAGAAGCAGGAGATGAACGTGGGTTTTACTACTACTCTATAGATATTGGTGACATCTGTATTATGTCAAATTCAGATGACGAAGCAGCTAAGGATGGTTGGGAATGTTCTATCTTTGATTCAATGACTCTTAAAATTAAAGGTTCAGGTGATTTAGAGGATTTGGTTCGTATCATTCGAAACAATACCAATGGTTAAGAAAAAACAGGTAGCAGAAAAGTGGGTTGTGATTGATTCAGACGATCACATCTACCACTACCCTACTTTCCTAGCTGCACTAAAGCACCCAGGCAGTAGAGTAAGCATAATGACAGACGAGTATTATGAAACAGCTTATAGAGAAATTACAGCTAAGACATGAAAGAACCAGCAAAGCCGGTATCAGGATTCACGGATACATTTTTATCTAAACTAAAAGAGCAATCTTTCACCATAGTCCTTATGATAGGTATTATTTGGTATCAAGGTAAACTGATGGAAGAAAGAGTTAATTATTGGCAAAAGCTATATGAGGACCAGAAAGCTTATATAGAGCAAACAGCAAAAGATAATAAACAACTTATGTTAGACCGGATTGAATATCTTCAACAGCAAAACGACAAGTATGCTGAAGATGCAATTAACGAATTAAAAACAAAATAAATTATGGAATGGTTAAAAGCAGGATTTCTTATTTTATTTGCATTATTCTTTTTAGCAAATATTTTTCATCACTTTAGTTGGGACTTAGGATAATGGACGAAAATAAATGGCATTACGTAATCATGTACCTAACATTCTTTAGCTTAGGTATGATAACAACTGCAATAGCAATCACACAAGGATTCTTCCAAGAGTTTATTTTTGTACTGCTTGCAGGAGTACTCTTCTTAGTATTCTCTCTAGCCTACCACTACGTTAGAGGAATTGACTACATGGAGGAATTCCATCCAGACTACAAAGGAGAGGATATGTACGATGAAGGAGAAACTAAATCCAAACTTTAAGTTCAGATCCGGCAAATACGCCGGCTGGACCATTAGGGATGTATTTGATACAGCACCCGGGTACCTAAACTGGATATACCAAAACAAACCCGAAATGCTTAAAGGTGCAGAAATTAAATCAGCACCCAAGCCTGAACCCAAAGTTGCAGATTCGGAAAAAGGTAATTATCTTTACAACAAGAACATTAGACCGGCCACCTACGACGAAGCATTTTAAGAATGGTTGAAGTTATTAAACATACCCTAGGCTTTTGCGGTGAGCACTGGCACCTAAATCTATTTAATATTATAGCAACGGGTGTTGGCTCCTTGCCGGTTATTTCGTATATTAAGTATAACTTAAAAAGGATATGGAAGCACTAGTTTATTTACTCCAAGGCATGGCTGCTACTGCTGGCGGACTTCTCGTATTTTACGTAGTGAAGTTTCTAGTTGAGGTAGCTCAAGGTAAGCACAGAAGTTAAGATTTATAGGGTTTGCCTATACCCTTATAATACCTGGCAGTTATAAATTATATTTAAAATGGCAAAACACGTTGTAGTTTCGTTATCTGGAGGAATGGATTCCTCAACACTCTTGCTTAGAGCATTGAGTGAATTTGATACTGTAACAGCAGTATCGTTTGACTACGGTCAAAAACACCGAGTAGAGCTTGAACGAGCTCAAGACCTGGTTAACTATTTGAATCTTAGAGCTGATGAGACTAAGTATAAAAGCGATGTAGCTGAAGTTATTATGCATCACTTTCCTAAAGTTAACTACCAGTTAATTAAACTTGACGGCTTGAGTCAACTACTAAACTCGGCTCTAGTAACTGGAGGTGATGAAGTACCGGAAGGTCACTATGCTGCCGAGAACATGAAAGCTACCGTAGTACCTAACCGAAATAAAATCTTCAGTTCAATCACCCAGGCAATCGCTTTATCTATCGCAAATGAAACAAAAGAAGAATGCTCCATCGCTCTCGGTATCCATGCCGGAGACCATGACATCTACCCAGACTGCCGACAGGAGTTCCGCGACGCCGACGATCATGCGTTTCGTATGGGTAACTGGGATAACGATCGGGTATCTTATTGGACTCCTTACCTGGAAGGTAATAAGTTTACTATCTTAGAAGATGGAGAGAAGTTATGTGAGGAACTAGGACTTGAATTTGATGAAGTCTATAAGCGCACTAATACCTCTTATAAACCCATTAAGTGGTACAGTCGCAAAGAAACCAATGCATACGAATGGTACTCAGACTACAAATCAGCTTCTTCAGTAGAACGAGTTGAAGCATTTATCAAGCTAGGGCGTCCTGATCCTGCACCTTATGCTGACGAGACTGGCCCTGTGACCTGGGAGCACGTTGTGACCGAAGTATCTAAAGTACTTGAATCGCATACAAAGTAAAAGGTAGTAATATCTAAGAAGGAGGAGGGCATTTGCCCTCTTTCCTATTTATATATAAGTTATGGCAGATAAACTACTAAAGTTACTACAGCAGCAGGAAGCTCGCCTAGGAGGTTCTCCTAAGCCACGCTACCTAGAAGCTATGGTAGCAACCCGTGGTACGGTAGCAGATGTTGTATTCATGCGACAGCTCGAACCAGTATCTAGTGTCTTCCAAACTTATAATGTCGCTGTTAACGGAACTAATCTTATACCAAGAACCGTTTACAGCGGTACTCCAGAACGCTACCTGTTTATAGATTATCTAGAAGAAGATTATTTAGATCCGCAATTTTAACTAAGTAAAGAATGGCTATCATATTAAGGCAAAATACTGCTACAAATACCGGTAAAGGAAGTAGGCTTACCTTTACTGAAATGGATAGCAATCTAGAATCTTTCTATATTTCTAGTTCTTTTGCGAATAACACGCTCATACTTTACACCACCGGTAGCGTTAGTCATTCCGTAGACTTAAGCTCTTTCGGAGGAAATGTAGATTCAGGCTCATTTATGGCATCGGCATCCGCTGCCGGAGGTGTAATTACTTTTGAAAAAGTAGATGGAAGTACATTCGATGTTACTGTTACTAATGTAGCATCTGCTTCTAAAGTCAATATTACAAATACTAGTAGCAGCCAGGGTTACTACTTAGTTTTTGCAGAAGCTACTTCAGGTCACCAAGATCTTAGAGCAGATTCCTCTATTGTATATAATCCGGATTCAAACACTCTGCAGACAGCAAACCTAATACTTACAGGAGACCTTACAGTACAGGGAACTAGAACAGAGCTTCAGGTTACTGAACTTAATGTAGAGGATAAGCTCATCACAGTCGCCTCAGGATCTACTACCTCAGCTCAAGCAGACGGAGCCGGTATTCAAATCGCCGGCGCAAATCAATCTGTTACTTGGGATCATACTAATTCACGTTTAAAAACTTCCACTGATTTAGGAGTTACAGGTACCCTGAACGTCTCTACAGTAGCAACAGATAACGCACTTACAGACTTTGTTGTACTTGCCGGAGACGGAACTTTAAAGAAAAGAACTTCTATAGTAGGAGCTCAGGGCGTACAGGGTACAACAGGTACTCAAGGTATTCAAGGAATAACCGGCACCCAGGGAACCCAGGGTACTCAAGGTACTCAGGGCACCGATGGCTTACAGGGCATTCAAGGTATAACAGGTACCCAGGGTACTCAAGGTATAACAGGTACCCAGGGTACTCAAGGTACCCAGGGAACTCAAGGTATCCAAGGAATTCAAGGAATAACCGGCACCCAGGGGGTACAAGGTACAACAGGTACTCAGGGCACTGACGGCTTACAAGGTATCCAAGGTATAACAGGCACCCAGGGGGTACAAGGTATTACAGGCATCCAGGGAACTCAAGGAACTCAAGGCACCCAAGGAACTCAAGGAGCCCAGGGTATAACAGGTACTCAAGGCATTCAAGGTGTTACCGGAGTACAGGGTACAGACGGACTACAGGGTACTCAAGGTATTCAAGGTATTACAGGCACACAGGGTACTCAAGGTATACAAGGTACTTACGGCGTACAGGGCGTTCAAGGTGTACAAGGTACCGACGGTTCTTTTGGTGGAGCTACCTTTGACTACACTTTCGACTCCACTACTACTTCAGGAGATCCAGGGCAAGGAAAAATTAGACTAAGTAATTCTAACGAAAATACATCTACGCAGATGTATATTGATGATTTGGATGATTTTGGAAATGATATTTCCTCATTCATGCAAACCATTGACAGCGTAACCTCTACAGTTAAAGGTTATGCTAGAATAGCTAATCGTACCGACGCTACTCAATATCTATTATTTCAGATTTCAAACCTGACAGACAATACAGGTTGGTGGACTATAGACATTACAAACCAGGCTTCTTCAGCTACCTCTCCATTCACCAATCTGGAAGATATAACAATATCATTTATAACTACCGGAGATAAAGGTGACACAGGTCCTCAAGGTGTTCAGGGAACTACCGGCACCCAGGGCACCAACGGTACTCAAGGTATTCAAGGTATTACTGGAGCTCAAGGTATTCAAGGCACGACAGGTACTCAAGGTACTGATGGAACTCAAGGTATACAGGGTATTACTGGTACAGGCTTACAAGGTATTCAAGGTACTCAAGGTACTAACGGTACTCAAGGCATACAAGGTATTACCGGAGCAGGTACTCAAGGTATTCAGGGTACAACAGGTACTCAGGGTAACAACGGTACTCAAGGTATCCAGGGTATTACCGGAGCCGGAACCCAAGGCATCCAAGGAATAACCGGAGCACAAGGTACCGATGGTACCCAAGGTATTCAAGGTATTACCGGAGCTGGAACTCAAGGAACACAAGGTACTACCGGAACTGCTACACAAGGCATCCAAGGTACTCAGGGAACGACAGGTTCAGCAACCCAGGGTATTCAAGGTATTGATGGTAACCAAGGCATTCAAGGTACTACAGGAACTGCTACACAAGGTATTCAAGGAACACAAGGTACCACTGGAACTGCTACACAAGGTATTCAAGGTACTACTGGAACTGCTACACAAGGTATTCAAGGAACACAAGGTACCACTGGAACTGCTACACAAGGTATTCAAGGTACTACTGGAACTGCTACACAGGGCATACAGGGAACACAAGGTACCACTGGAACTGCTACACAAGGTATTCAAGGAACACAAGGTACCACTGGAACTGCTACTCAAGGCATCCAGGGCATTATTGGAAGCCAGGGTATACAAGGTACTACTGGTTCCGCTACTCAAGGCATTCAAGGAACACAAGGTACCACTGGAACTGCAACTCAAGGTACACAAGGTACCCAGGGCACAACAGGAACTGCAACTCAAGGAATACAAGGTACTACTGGTTCCGCTACTCAAGGTATTCAGGGAACACAAGGCACTACCGGAACTGCCACACAAGGTATACAAGGCATTCAAGGTACTATCGGAACTGCTACTCAAGGCATTCAAGGAACACAGGGCACTACCGGAACTGCTACACAGGGCATACAGGGAATAACAGGCACTCAAGGAACCGACGGTACTCAAGGAATCCAGGGTATTACCGGAGGTCAGGGTACACAAGGTACCACTGGAACTGCAACTCAAGGTATTCAAGGTATAACAGGTATTCAAGGTACTCAAGGAATTCAAGGTCCTTCAAACCCAAATGCTATAAGCGTAGATATAGCTAATGCTACAGGGGATGTTGAGTATAGAAGTCTATTAATTGATGCCTCGGGAAATACAGGTGAAACATTATATGCTACCAGCTCTTTTATTTATAATCCAACCTTAAATAGATTATCTATTGGGGATGATCCTAATAGACAAATTTACCTTTGGGGAGGTTCTCCCATTGTAACGGGCAGTACTGCCCTAGGTTTCTTTACTTTAGGAGACAATTCAGGCAATTATAATACAGCTGTAGGATATTTTTCTCAAAGAACAAACTACGGTAGAGAAAATACTACTTTAGGCGCTTTTACTTTAGAGCTCCCAGCCGCTGGTGAAAGTGTAGAAAGTATTAAAAATACTGTAGTAGGATATGGTGCTTTGCGAAATACTGGGGATAGTACAAATACTCTAGCTGTAGCTATAGGATATAATGCATTAGGAACTGGGGGATCTAATAAAGATATTGCTATTGGTAACAGTGCTTTAATTGCAGGAAATACTGTCCCAGCAGGTACTGGTAAAAATATAGCCATTGGAGATAATGCAATGGCTGGAGGAATTGCAAGTGATGGTGGTAATAATATTGCTATAGGAACTAGCACTCTCAGTACTCTTTTAGGCAACGTATCTAATAATATAGCTATAGGTAATTTAGCCGGTAGTAGTGTATCTAGTGGAGCCGATAATGTTTTCTTAGGTGCGGATGCAGGCAGAACTGTATCTACTGGAACTCATAATACTTTTTTAGGTACTGAAGCGGGGGAACTTGTGACTACAGGTATTACGAATACTTTTGTAGGTAGGAGCGCCGGAGTTTCTTTTACAACAGGTAATAATAATGTTGTAATTGGTGGGTTTGGTGGAGCTGCTACAGGATATGTTTCACAAAATTCAAATATTTTTATATCAGATGGAGCTGGTCAAGTAAGAATTTTTGCTACAGGTTCTACAGGTAATATTGGTATTGATACATTTACTCCAGCTTTTAAGGTAGATGTAAACGGTACTTTAGGAGCTGAATTATCTAGTACTTCTGATAATTCTAATATAGTATCTTGGAATAGTGCTACAGATGAAGTACAGTACATTCCCAAAATAAGCGTAGATACTAACGCATATAATCCTAGTGGGAGCGGTGGAGTTAGTGATAAGACTTATCTGGTATTAAATGACGGATACAGTATTGATAACGAGATAGAGTACGGATATTTCGCCCGCTCGTCACTGGTTAACTCTCCTCCTACAACCTATACAGTTCTCACTGTCCCTCAAACCACATACCACTCAGTAGTAATAGACTACACAACCTCAGATTCATCTTATGCGTTTACTAGATCGCAAAGGTTTATTTGTCATTGGGATAACGGTAGTGGTATTTTCTATACTAATTCTGGAGCTCCAGATTTGGGATCTATAAATGCCTCTCATATACTAACTGGTGTTATCTCTGCCGGTAATATTCAAATAAGGTTAACTAATTACCTTTCAGGTGGTAGAATTATAGGAGATTATAAGCTCTTTAAGAAAATATAATATAAAACAACATGGGTAAATTTCAAGCAACAGAAGGTATAACATCTATAGGAGCTGCTGAGTTTTCTTCTAGCCTGGCAACTACTACAACCGGAACTAGTATCTTTAATAACGATACTTTTCTAAGAGATAATACATACTTCTCAGGTTCTACTTTTATAGGTCCGGCTGCTGCTTCTTATATGTCTAGTACAGACTGGGATAACCTAGCAGGGACAGTACTAGGAACTACAACAGGAGGTAGAATAGGGTTTATGTACCCTTTTAACATATTTTCAGGTGGCAGACGAATTTATTTAGGAGCAGGAAACCAAGTTATAGGAAGTACTTCAGGATTAGGTTGGGATAGGTTAAACGGAGGATTGTGGGAGTTTTATATCAATAGCGTGAGCACCACAATAGACTTAGATACTACAACCTTAGCTACAGCAGGTATGAACTTTGCTAGCTTTACATTCATTACTACCCAGCAAAATCCAGTAGGTCTTAGAGCTAGAGCGGTTTGGGCAAGTGGTGCTGCATGGACTACTCGTTGGACCGGGACAGTTTCTACTGCTAACTATGCCTACGAGAACACTGTAACTATGACATCTAACGTATATGCTTCGGATAAATACCCAGACTACACAGGAATTACTCACGTAATTGTAGACTCCTCAGATAGAAGAATTACACTACACTCAACTAACTGGTCTTAAATAATCAAGCTATGTCAACTAATACGATATACCAACTAAGTTTAAAAGATTGGCCAATAGGATCAGATGGTCAAATCAATAAAAATCACACAGATATAGTCACCTTTTCTTCTATAGAAGAAGCTAATGCTTTTATTGAAGCTAGCGGTTCAGAAGGAACATATAATATACAGGCCTTTATAGTAAAAACAGCCGAATAGTTGTAGATTCAACTATTTATTCTTATATTGTATAGGTGTCGTAGCACCACCTTAAAAAAACACTAATATGGCAAAAAAGCAGTTATTGACTGAACCGGTCCTTCCTAAGGACAGTATTATCAATCCCGAACTCTACCACAAGGTAAAAGGGACCAATTCTAAGATTGATACCAAGTTTAAGCACTTGGAGAAGATGCCTGATCAAAAATGGCATCAAATTATTTCTTTTATTAAATCTGGCGTTCGAATTGTAGGCTACGGAATCATTCCTTTTGATTTGGTAGCAGCTGCAATCGTTCTTATATTTAGTGAAGTAATCGGTATTATTGAAGAATTAGTATGAGCACATTTAGATCAACAAAAGTATTTGATGGTTACTCAACAGTATTCCGTCAATGGAAAGCCGAAGGAACACACTGCAGATTCCTTCACGGCTATGGAGTAAGTTTAAAAGTATGGTTCGAAGGTGAACTTGACGAACGTAACTGGGTATGGGATTTCGGAGGTATGAAACGTGCTACTGGAACTATTGACGGTATGAATCCTAAAGCATGGATGGATCATATGCTCGACCATACTACAATTATTGCAGAAGATGATCCGTATCTTTCTTACTTCCAGAATATGTACACAGAAGGTATGATTCAATTACGAGTTATTCCAGCTACTGGAGCAGAGCGTTTTGCAGAGTATTTCTACAATAAACTGAATACATTTATTCAAGAAGAAACAGATAATCGTGTTAAAGTAGTTCAAGTTGAATTTCGTGAGCACGAAAAGAACACAGCATTTTATAAAGGTTAATTATGCCATTAGGAAGAATAGAAGATTATAGTAAAGTTCTACCGATTGTAGAGCTTTACACTTGCATCCAGTCAGAAGGCAGCCGTGCCGGCCGTCCTACTGTTGCAGTCCGTACTACAGGCTGTACCCACCGCTGCTACTTCGGAGAAGGCGGATGGTGTGATAGCTGGTACACTTCAATCCATCCGGAGAAAGGTAAATACACTTTCCAGGATATTATCAACATTTACGATCAGAATCCTGAAATTAAGGAGATGATGCTGACGGGCGGTTCACCGACCATGCACCCTAAGCTTGTAAATGAACTAACTCACTTTGCAAATGAAAGGCAAATTATCATCACAATCGAAACAGAAGGGTCTGCTTTCCTCGAAACAGATCATCCTATTGGGCTTATATCTTTCAGCCCTAAATTTAGCAACAGCGTGCCTGTACTTGGGACTACTACACCTCTTGGGGATATTGTAGACGAGAAACTTATCAAGACTCACAACCGTTACCGTCTCAATAAAGAGTCGATTGCTAAGTCAATGACTTACCATTCGGACTACCATATGAAGGTAGTAGTAAACCCAGTGGAGGACCCTCAGACATGGGCAGAGATTAAGTCTTTCCTAGATGAACTACAGGTACCTAAGCATAAGATTTGGATCATGCCTCCGGGGGATAATCGTCAGGAACTTATCCGAGTTTACCCAGCGGTAATTCAATGGTGTACAGACAATATGTACAACTTCACCGGCCGTGAACACATCATTGCTTTTGATACTAAAAGAGAAGTTTAATGTCTTTCGTCATTCTTAAGCATACTAGCATCCAAGGAACCCCTCGTACTATCATCGTGAATGATAGCGAGGGTATTGCTATGGAATTTGAATCTGCAGATGCTGCTTTGAAACTAGCAGAGATCTTTCAAGCCAATACTACCTCAGGAAATATTTACGAAGTAAAACAGTTAAAATAATGCCACACGGATATCTAGCAAACCTACATCAGTTGTGGGCTCTTGGCGTTCTTGAGCCAGCAGGCGTTATCGCCGCTATACATCCTTACGGGTACAAACTAAACTACCTTACCTTAAATGGGATCGGAGTAGGAAAAGAAAACGAAAGGTTTGAGTTCAAGTACAGAGAATAGTAATGACATTAGGACAGGTTATAACAGTAGGAGATGATTGGTACCAGGTTATTAGAACAGTTAGAGAAGGTCGTGAATGGGATGTTGAACTTCTTAAACAGTACTGGTTTTGTTCGCATACCTTCCGTAAGGATGGTTTACTCTATTTTTGCCGAGCGATTGAAAAAGTTGAATTTGAAGAAATAACAGAGTGATTGCAATACTAGGAGGAACAGGGTTGCTGGGAAAAGAGTTACAAAAGCTAGATTCTTCCTTAGTCTGTACGGGCCGGGAAATTGATATTACTAACTTTAAAGAAGTCTTCTACTACCTTAATAAAGTAAACCCGGATACTGTAGTCAACGCAGCTGCAATAACAAATTCCATAGAGGTTTCTGAGAATCCTATTCCTGCTATAGACGTTAATATTATAGGTGCTGCTAATATAGCTAAGTACTGTCAGCAATATGGTAAGAGATTGGTATATATTAGCACAGACTACGTCTATCCCGGAACTGGTAACCATGTAGAGGATGATGCTCTATACCCAAATAACGAATATGCGTGGACTAAATTAGGGGGAGAATGTTCTTCTAGATTGGTGAAAGATCATTGTATAATTCGTACTAGTTTTGGAAGTAGAAAATTTCCTTATCCTGCTGCATATATAAATTTATTTACAAGTAAAGAATACGTAGGTGTGCTTGCTCCTCAAATCTTAAAAATTATACAGAGTAAACTTAACGGAATTGTAAATGTAGGAGGTTACAGAAAAAGTTCATATATTTACGCATCACAGTACAGCAAGGTTGACAAAATTCAATTAGAACATAGTAAAGATTTTAGCCTAAACACAGCAAAATATAATGAGAATTTCCCAGAGTGATTCATGCCCGATAACCGGAACTTCAGAAAGACTTAAGTACTTTTCTCTAGGCGAAATGCCGCTTGTTAATAATCTTGCCGATACTTTAGAAGAATCTTTAACCTGCAAAAAGATTCCTTTAGAACTAAACTATTTTGCAGAATCAAAACTTACTGCTTTAACTACTTTTGTAGACAGTCAGTCTTTGTTTAGTAACTACCTTTACAAGTCTGGAGTTAACACTCCCTACATTTCTCATAGTAGAAAAATGTTCAAAGATGTACGGAAGCTCTTACAACTTAAAGACCAGGACCTTATTGTAGACATTGGAGGTAATGATGGAACACTTCTTAAAACTTTTCGAGAAACTTCTAAAACATCCCTACAGTACCTAAATATTGATGGTTCTGAAAACATCACACAGTACTCTAAAGAACAGGGAATTAATACACTCTGCGAGTTTTTTAATGAAGATACCCCTACCCGAGTTAAAACTTTAGCCAAAGTTGTTGTATCCACAAATGTTTTTCAACATTTACAGGATACTAATTCTTTTGTTAGAGGGGTAAAAAAACTTCTACAATCAGACGGTGTATGGGTACTAGAATTTCCGTACTGGCTTCATGATATGAAGACCAAGCAATTTGACCAGGTGTACCATGAGCATATGTACTACTACACAGTTACTCCGCTAGTAGCAATGATGCAAAAACACGAGTTGGAAGTTTTACGAGTAGTTCCTCAAAAAATACATGGAGGTACTTTGCGTCTAATCATAGGGCATTTAGGAGGTAATCAACACCTAAAAGATAGTAGTGTAGAAGTTTACCTAAAGAGAGAATCTAAACTTACACCCAAGTTCTACCAGCAGTGGGGAGCAAAAATTAAACAGCATTTGGTATCCTGTGAGAGTGAACTAAAGTACCTAAAAGGTAAAGGTAAGACCCTGGTAGGATTTGCTGCAAGTGCTAAGGGATGTGTCTTTCTAAACAGTGCCGGGATAGATTGTAAAGTACTTGATTTCATTATCGATGATACTGATATAAAACAAGGCAAATTTATGCCGGGTACCGGACTAGAAATTAAAGGGAGAGGAGATGTAGATTTTGAACAAATTGATTACATTCTTATACTCTCTCATAATTTTAGTGATCATATCATAAAAAGTCTTAAAGACGAAGGATATGAAGGTAAGTTTGTTGTGTGTTTACCTTCTTATAAAGTACTATCATGAATTCAATCCCAGTAATAGGAACAGCAATTGTAAACACGCCCTACTGGCTATACCGGCTGATTGCTAGTGTAGACTACCCGGTGGATAACTTTGTTATCTTTAATAACAACGGTCGAGGAGAAATCACAGAAGAGCTTGACAATCTAGCTAAACTCTCTCATAAGTTTATTAAGAAAATTACAGTATGCCACTTACCTGCTAATCTAGGTGTGCCTGGAGCATTTAACCTTATTATAAAAAGTTATATAAATTCTCCTAGCTGGTTGATAGTAAACTACGATGTAGCTTTTGGACCAGGCTTCTTAAAAGAGATGGCAGAGAAAGCTTCTGACCCGGAAGTAGGAATGGTACATGGTAAAGCAGGTGATTTTGATTTACCGAGCTGGGATGTATTCCTAATTAAAGACTGGGTAGTACAGCAGTACGGACTCTTTGACGAAAACTTAACCCCAGCTTACTGCGAAGATGCAGATTATTTTATGAGATTTGTGCATAGGCCTATAAAAGTAGTAAAGCAGCTAGACAGTATTTATTACCACGGCCCTGGTGTAGATTACTACGAACACGGAAGTCAAACCAAAAAAGGAGAACCTGCACTAGCAGCAAAATTAGATCAGGTTAACGAAATAAATTTTGAATATATGTTTAAAAAGTGGGGTGAAGGTTGGAGATGGGTAAACCCACTACCTACACCTTTTGATATAGAAGGAACTCCTATCTCAACAACTACTTTTGATTTAGAATTTGTACGCAAAAAACATTTAGGCTTTTAATATGGACGAATATACTTTATACGACGCTGAACCGGATTCACAGTGGGGAATCATTACAGGAAATTTAGCACAACACAACCCTCAGCAGAATCCACGATTCTGGGTGGTTGATAATTTTTATAAGAATCCCGACCAAATTAGGGAGTACGGTCTCTCGCAAGTATACTTTGAGGGGGAAGGAGCAGTGGGTTGGAGAACCCGTAAGCAGTTCCTTTTTGATGGACTCAAAGAGCAGTTTGAAAAAATTACAAACAAGAAGATTTTAGATCATACCCCGGAAGGAACCGGCTGGTACGATGTAGGTATTAACGGACGCTTCCAGGCCTGTGAAGCAGGAACTAAGACGGTATTTCACTGCGATAGCCAGCAATGGGCTGCAGTTCTCTATCTAACTCCAGATGCTCCTCCCCAGAGCGGTACTAGCTTCTACCGACATAAGGAGACTAAAGTTAGACATAGTTCTGAGATTGCTTGGGGTACCGGGGAAGAACTGGCCACATTTAATCAAAAGACCTTTGTTGATCCTACTCCTTTTGAGAGAGTAGATACAGTTGGTAACGTTTATAACAGGCTTGTTATTTTTGATGGAAAGCTTATTCACTCCGGTAATGATTACTTTGGATGGGATATTCCTTCTAGCAGGTTCTTTCAAATTTTCTTTTTTGATGTTGAGTAAAGTTTTTTTAATTGACATCGACGGTACAATCTGCGATGATATCAAGAACGAAGAAAGCCACCTGTACCCGGCCGCTAACCCTTTGCCCAATGCTAGGGATATTATCAATAAATGGTACGATGAAGGTAGCGTAATTACTTTCTTTACTGCCCGAGAATCCAAAGATAGAGCAGTAACAGAGGAGTGGCTTCACCGCCACGGTTTCAAGTACCACGGGCTTGTAATGGACAAGCCTAGAATTAAAGATGGACAGGAGTATGTCTGGATTGATAACAGGAAAGTTAGAGCAATCACCTATCTTGGTACTTGGTCCGAACTAACAGAAGTAGATGCAAGAATACAAACCTTTCAGTAATGAACAACTTAGATAAAGCATACCAGGCACTCCTACAGGACATCCTAGATAACGGAGTGAAAAAGGAAGACAGAACAGGTACTGGAACTATCTCAGTATTTGGTCGTCAAATTAGACATAAAATGTCCGAAGGTTATCCTTTGCTTACTATCAAGAAAATGGCATTCAAGACTATGGTAACTGAGTTACTATGGTTTTTGAAAGGAGATACCAATATCAAGTATTTGGTTGAGAATGGATGTAACATATGGACTGGGGATGCTTATAAGAATTATTCAAGTAAAGTTCAACCATGGGAACCTCATTCAGATCTGAATCATTTCATTGAACGAATCAAAACTGATGATAAGTTTGCTAAGAAGTGGGGTGAATTAGGTCCAATTTACGGTAAGCAATGGAGAGCATTTGATGAAGAGGAATGGGGTGGTATAGACCAAATCCAAAACCTAATTAACGACCTCAAAACAAACCCAGACTCAAGACGATTAATGGTTACAGCTTGGAATCCATCCTATCAGCATCAAATGGTTCTTCCGCCTTGTCATTATGGATTTCAAGTCTATACTCGTGAATTACATTTGGATGAGCGAATTGACATTTATAATGGTGATAGAATTCCCATGAATCAAAGTAGCGATTATTTTCACGAGCATATGGATGCTTACGGTATTCCTCGTAGAGCAATCTCTTTAATGTGGAATCAACGTTCAGTAGATACATTCTTAGGTTTACCTTTCAATATTGCCTCTTACGGACTATTGCTTGAAATGATTGCTAAAGAAGTAAACATGGTACCTGACGAATTGATTGGTAATTTAGGAGATGTTCATTTGTATTCAAATCACATTGAACAAGCAAAAGAACAAATCACTAGAAAGCCAATGACATTACCTACAGTAGAGATAACAGAACTAAATTTGTTGGAAGGTAGTGTATCGGTAGAACTAAAAAATTATATTCACCACGACCCAATTAAAGCACCTTTATCAAATTAATTATGAAAAAACTAATACTACTATTTTTATTTCCTATCTCGCTGTTTGGACAGCTCCGTGATAGTGTTTACTTTAATAACAACAATTTTATTGTTAACTACTCCGAAACCCTAGAAGGACCTCGTTCGATACGTTATACAGTGCTTTGTCCGACCGGCACAGCTTCAAGATCGGGTATGGAGTTCTACAAGGAGAAAAAGATTCACACCTCAGATCACAAAGACTATGAAGCAAACGAATGGGATAAAGGGCACATGGCCCCCGCGGCATCTTTTAATTGCAATCGTGATATGCTATACGGTACTTTCACCTATGTCAATTCTAGCCTTCAACAACAAAGTCTAAATAGAGGAGTTTGGAAAAAACTCGAAGTAAGAGAAAGAGAATTAGCTACATCAGGACCAGTACGAGTTTTTATCCGAGTTGAATACCCTACTACTCCTGTTAGAGTTACAACCGGTGCTGCTATACCTTTAGGGTACTATAAGGAAATAAAAGTTGGAAATAAGAGAGAATGTTACTATTTTAAGAACGTAGCCCCGTCTACTTCGGACTTGGAGGCTTTTAAATGTACTTGCAAAAACGTTATCCAATGAAAAAATTACTAATTCTACTAACCCTAGTATTAGGGTTTACCTCAAGTGCATCACACCTCCTAGGAGGCGGTATAGGAGTATTTCAAACCAGTAAAGATTCTACCTCTGTAGGAGTATGGCTGGTCTCGGATGCTCAAGGGTTTCCAATGCCAAACTCAATCAATGTTGAGAAGTGGGAGATGAACTCGGTAGGATGGTACGTTCAAAACGGAGCTATCTCACTCTCTAAAACTACCTCTGCGACCTTCCAAGGACACATCCTTACCAACTATACTTCAGAGTACCTGGATCTAGATTCTAATAAGTACCGGTTTATTTATAGGAACTGCTGCTGGGGCATGCTAAGTAATTCTACCAGTTCTATGAACTCAGAATTTATTATTTCAGCTGATTACTGGCATATCGCACTTAACTCAACTCCGTACGTTAGACTGCCTTTTATTATTAACCAGCAGACAGGTACTCGCAATACAATGAAACCGATCTGGGGAACAAATGCATTCTTAGTTAATCCTGATACCTGGGATAATACGTCCATTACGCAGACAGACCTGCATTCAGGTTATGCTAACGGAGTATTCGTACCTCAAATTCATACTGAGATTCCTATGTATGTAAGTAATGACAGCATTAGCTGGGTACCTGGTACTCTTGGCAGATACGCAACAGGGTTTGAAATTAAAGATATGCGAAATGGACAGGTCATTGGCATTCAACGAGCACAGTGGACTTTTCTGGTAGTTCCCTCTACTATAGGTATAGAAGAAAATATTAAAGATTCTCAGACACAGTACCTGGTATATGATTGGTACGGCCGGATTGTAGGAGATAAGTCAGAAGGGTTGAAAGGACTTTACGTAGTAAGGTACAGTAACGGTGAAGTAGAAAAAGTACTGTGCAACTAATCAACACCCACCCGATCAAGAAATCAGACCTAGGCTTCCACGGAAATCTCTTCGGTGGAAAGCTTATGGCCTGGATCGATGCGGCAGCAGCCTCTTATGCAATGGAGGTGTGTCACAATCGCAGAATGGTTACCGTCTGCATTGATAAGTGTGTGTTTAAGAAGCCTGCAAAGGAAGGGTCTCTGCTAAAGATATACGGGGATACCCTACATATCGGCACTACTAGCGTAACGCTTTACCTGGAAGGAAGAAGCTTTAACGTCTACACCCACGGTGAGGATGTAGTGCTGAGTACCAACATTACCTTTGTCCGCATTGACGAAGAAGGAAGTGCTATTCCAATTTCAGATACAGTAAGAGAAAATTTAAAAAAGTATTTAGATGCAAAGTCTATTTGATATTAAAGAGATCGAAATCCAGACTAAAATCCTTGCCAAGAAGATTTCAGCTGAACACCAAGGAGACAAAACTCCCGTTGTAATGGTAGGACTGTTGAACGGAGCATTTATGTTCTATGCAGACCTGGTACGCAATATGGGCATTGATGTGGAATGTGACTTCATGAGAGTTAAAAGCTACACAGCCCAGTTCAAGCAAGGAGATATTAAGATTATTAAAGATCTCGAGACTCCTATCAGAGGAAAGCACGTGTACCTGGTAGACGATATCTACGATACCGGCTCTACTATGAAAGCATTAATTGAGTACCTAGAGGTAAAAAAGCCCGCCTCTATCTCAATTGTAACTCTACTCCGTAGAGAAACCTCTCCAATCCCGGATCAAGCCTTCTACAAGTACCATGCATTCACCATCAAGGATGAATGGGTAGTAGGATTTGGAATGGATGACGAAAAAGGTTATTCAAGAAATCTCAATGGAGTATTTGCTCTGTAAGAGAAGTTTTCGTATATTAAACAAAGGTGTTCGAAGCACCACCTTAAAAAAACAATTATATGGCAGATAAAAAACGTTATGATGTAGAGTTAGCTCAAGCCGGCTTTGCCAACGGTATTTCCTCTCAACTGGCAGAGAAATTTAACATGCATAAGATGAACGATATCTCTCTTACCGAACAAGAGAAATACGTTATTATTGAAAGAGCAGCTAAAGCATTCGGTGAGTTTCTCGATGCATTAGGAGTTGATTGGAAGAACGATCCTAACTCTTCAGATACTCCACGTCGTGTAGCAAAAGCTTATGTAAACGATTTATGGTACGGCCGATTCAATCCTATGCCTGCTATCACAGCCTTCCCTTCAGATGGTTACGACGGCATTGTATTTGAAGGAAATATTCCTTTGACTTCGATGTGTTCACATCACCATCAGACCATTACCGGTCGAGTTCATATCGGCTACATCCCCTCTAAGGACGGAAAGGTAATCGGGCTTTCTAAACTGAATCGTATTGTAGAGCATTTCGGCCGTCGAGGAGCTATTCAGGAGCAGCTTACTGTTGCTATCCATAACGCAGTTGATACTGTGTGTGAAGGTAACCTTGGAGTAGCTGTAATGATTGAGGCAGGTCATAACTGTGTATCATGCCGAGGCACCAAGCACGCCGGTGCATCAATGAAAACATCAAAGCTTTCAGGCAGCTTCCTTGAAGAAGATTCAGCCCGTGCAGAGTTTTATGAATTTGTAAAAGGATACGCATGCAAGTAAAATTTGTTGACGAAGTAGAACTATTTAATTCTACCTTCGGTAAGCCGAATAACTACACCCCTATCATTCCTAATGATAAGAAGCTTACAGACTTTGTTGTTAACTTTATTAAAGAAGAAACCGATGAACTCGCCGAAGCAATCGAAAATAAAGACATCGTGGAAGTGTTGGATGCTATTTGTGATCTCCTGTATGTTGCCGTGGGCAATGCTACTATGGTCTTTGGCCTCAAAGATAAGTTAGAGGCAGCTTACGCTGAGGTACAGGCATCGAATATGTCTAAGAGCTGTGAGACCTACGATGAAGCAATGGAAACTATCGATGCTCATTATAAAGACCATGGTACTTGTTACACTCGCCAGGTGGGAGATCGATGGGTTGTATACCGTGAATCGGACGATAAGGTAATGAAGTCAATCAATTACTTTGCTCCTAACCTAGAGCAATTTTTTACCGAAGAAGAAATTAAAAACTCCAAGCAATGACACCCCAGCAGCTAATCGATCAAAATAAAACCTTCTCAGAAGAGTTGCAGCAATGGATTGTACCTCTTATCTTTGTAGACGAAGCTCTTCAGATGAAAACTGCCCAGGATGTAGATGCTAGTATGAAGAGACTTGAAGAAGTAATGCAAGACCTCAACACAGTAATTAGCAAGATAAATGATTAAAATTGCCCATGAGTCTCCAAAAGCTATTTTTAAAGAGATTCAAGAACTTACCGACTACGACTACGCTCTAGTTCACCTCTTTGAAGAGGATCCTGAATACCTTCAGAAGTTTAAGGATGCTCTGGCAGCCGGCCGAGAAGTTATTCTAGATAATTCTATTTTTGAGTTAGAAGAAGCTTTTGATGCTAATCGTTTTGCTTACTGGATTAACGAACTTAAGCCAACCTGGTACATCGTTCCTGACTCGTTAGAGAATGTAGAGAAGACTATGTCTAATATGGCAGAATGGAATATACACTATGCTGATAAAGTTCCTGCAGAATGTAAGAAGATTGGAGTAGTACAGGGAAAGACTTACTCTCAGATAGTCAATTGCTACGAATACATGGTCAGTATAGCCGAAGTAGATATGGTGGCAATCTCTTTCGATTACAGTTATTTCCAAGAGAAATTCCCTCATCCTAACAAATACGTTAGCTGGATGCTAGGCCGGGTACAGTTGCTAGGTCGAATGCTTAAAGACGGAGTTATTAATCCTGACGTACCTCACCACCTTTTAGGTTGCGGACTACCTCAAGAGTTTCAATTCTACCGAGAGGCTAAGTACGATTGGATTTACTCCCTAGATACTTCCAATCCTGTGGTTCACGGACTGAAGGAGATTTACTACAAAGACCAAGGACTGTGGAATAAAGAATCTCAGAAGCTCTTTACCATGATTAACTCCGAAGTTACGGAGAAGCAAATGGAGGTCATTCGTCATAATGTTTCACGCTTTAGATGGTTTGCAAATGGAAACGCGCCCGTGGGTAACATTCTTTAGTCAGACAGGTTCTGAGATCGTTCAGATCTCGGAAGCTCTAGGGCGGTGGCCGGATATGATTATTAGTAATCGCCGACCGACTGATGCTAGAATTATTAGTCCTGCTCTTCCTAAAGATCGTCTGTACTTTACCTCCAATAAGCCAGAAGCTTACGAATACTTACATTATCTCCGTCAGGCAAAAGATCCGATTGTAACTCTACACGGATGGCTTAGAGTACTTCCTGAAGAGGTTTGTGACAGTTACGAAGTTTACAACGGTCATCCAGGTTTGATTACCCGCTACCCTGAACTGAAGGGTAAAGATCCTCAGATGCGAGCTTTTGAAGGAGATTATAATACTGGTGGTTGCGTGATTCATAAAGTAACTCCCGGAGTAGACGAAGGAGAGATTCTAATGGAAAAAGAAATTAGCATTAGACTGTTGGATCTTGACGGACTATTCCGTACATTACATAAGACTTCAGTCAATATGTGGATTGAATTCCTTAAAGAACGTCTATGATTAAAAGAGTTGCATTAGTAGGAGCTAGTAGTACCGGTAAGACGACTGTGTATGAGCTTCTTAAGAATCAGTTCCCGAAGTGGGAGTTTGTAAATGAGAGTACTCGTTCGGTAGCTCGTTACGGCTTTCCTATCAATGAACTAGGTACTACAGAAACTCAGTTAGCTATCTCAAGCTTTCATTTAGAGGCATTGCTTAAACCTTATAATCTTATTCTGGATCGTTGTTACTTAGATCTAATAGTTTACTCTCGTCATATGCCGGGACTATCTCAATCAGGCTTAGATTTTATCGAAGCTACCTGGCAGCGAGTTCAAGACGAATATACTCATTATATCTACTTTCCTATCGAATTCGATGCAGTCGATGACGGAGAAAGAAGTGTTGATGAAGATTGGAGAAAAATTATCGACGAAGAGTTCAAGTATCAATTAGACCTAACAGACAGGCATTACCTGACTGTAACCGGTTCACCTATGCAAAGAGTAAATCAAATCCTTAAATACATTAAATAATGGACGCTAACAAGAATCAAAGCGCAGTTGTAGAGATTGCAAGTAAACACCTCGGACAGGTAGGTGGTGCAGGCTACTCAGACAAATACGATCCCTCACTGCTAGTAGCAGTACCTCGTTACCTCAACCGAGAGGCTTACGGCATCAAAGAAGACAGCCTACCTTTCGTAGGAGTTGATTCATGGAATGCCTACGAAGTATCAGCAATCACAGAGAAGGGACGTCCGGTAGCAGGCATGCTTAAGATTGTATGCCCGGCCGATTCACCATTCCACGTTGAGTCAAAGTCAATCAAGCTTTACCTCAACTCATTCAATATGACTCCTTTTGGCAAGACAGCCAAAGAGTGTATCAAGTTTATCGAAACTCAAGTAGCTAAGGACCTTACCGAGCTTCTGCAAGGGGATGTTATTTGTACCTTCTTCGGTAACGATTACGGAGTTGAGTTTCAATTCGATGGCTACCAAGACCTAGCCGGTCTAGTAAACCTAGATGAAGTAGAATTTACTTCATTCCACTCAGATGCTTCTCAATTGAAGGTCTGGGAGGTAAAAGAAGAAAACGTTGTTAAAGAGATTCATTCAGACCTTCTACGTTCTAACTGCCGGGTAACTAATCAGCCGGACTGGGGTGATGTTTACATCCGTATGGAAGGTAAGAACGTAGCTGATGAAGCATCACTAGCACAGTACATTGTATCTCACCGCCAGGTCTCTCACTTCCACGAAGAGATCTGTGAGATGATATTTACTCATCTCATGCAAGCTTATCAGCCTGAAAAACTGATGGTTGCATGTCTTTATACGCGACGTGGAGGAATTGATATTAATCCTATTCGAGCCACTCATGCCGAATTGATCCCGGGATGGTTTAAGGATTCGAATAAACGGATGAAAAAAACTTTACGTCAATAAGTTGGAGCCTACGGGCTCCTTTCTTATTTTTAGATATATGGCTATAGAAAAAAAGTACTACCTGGTTACAGACAAAGAGACTGTTAACCTACTTATTCAACACATCCAAGAATCAAAGGTTATCGCTTATGATACCGAGACTGACTCCCTCAACATGAGGAAAGGTCAGATTATAGGATTCTCCGTATCGGGGGATATCGGGATGGGGTTCTACCTCCCTACTATGGCCTGGAACCACCAGACCGGTACCCTAGATGAACTTAATATTGAAGGGGTACCTTGCCACTCTATAGCAAAAAAAATCTTACCTATGCTTATCGGCAAGAGGCTTGTGATGCACAACGCATCGTTTGACTGCCGGTTTACTAAAAACTTCTACGGGGTGGACCTCCTAGAGAGTTTATGGGTAGATACTGCCTTACTAGTCCACACCGTCCAAGAGGAGGGTGCAGGGATGGGGGTATTCGGTCTTAAGTCCCTAGCAATATCAGTACAAAATGAAATCGGACTCGACGTCGAAAAAGCTGCTAACGAAGAGCAGGTCCTTCTCAAGGAATCTATTAAAGCCAACGGAGGTTCAGCTACTAAGGAAAACTACGAGATTTATAAAGCCGACATGGGGCTCCTGGGTAAGTATGCTGCTGCTGATACCGACCTTACTCTTCGTCTGTGCAGTCATTTTATGGACGTCCTTCAACGAGAGGGTCTTGAGAAATTCTTCTTCGAAGATGAAGTAATGCCCCTTTACAAGGAGGTTACTATCCCGATGGAGGAGATGGGTGTTGATTTGAATATAGATTTGCTGCTTGAGACCAGGGATGAGATTTTAAAAGACTTAGCTGAGAATAAGCAGATCGTTCTTAAATCTTTGATAGGTACTAAGGCCGGCCAGGAATGGGTGGTAGACACTGCTCTAAATGAGTTCCCGCCCTCTAACAAAGGTACATGGGCACAGACACTAGCCGAGCGATACTCCCTCTCTCTGCCTAAATCTGATAAGACTGGTAAGTTCTCTATTACTAAAAAGACTTTAGAGGAGCTGGAAGATTCTCCTGCTAAGGAGTACCTACTGACCGGGGACCTAAACCTCTTAGATACTATGGAGGCTATGAAGATCTCGATGTCTTTATGGAAGCAAAAGAACGACGGTGACTATGTTAACATCCAGTCTAAAAAACACCTAGGAGAGATAGCATTCAAGTATATGAATATCCGGGCTAGATCTCAGACCGCTAAAGGTCAGGATCAGTTCGATATGGATATGCTAGAGGACTTATCTAAGACTCATTCCTGGGCTGAGAACCTCCGGGTTTATAATAAGCTTCTTAAGATTAAGTCCACTTACATCGATCGGTTTGTTGATAATGCCGAAGATGGGAAGTACTTCTTCTACTTCAAGCAGCACGGTACGGTTTCTGGCCGATACGGCTCCGATGCCCAGCAGCTACCCAAACCCAAGGAAGAGGGTGAGGACGTTCCAATTATCGTTAAGTACAATAACGCCGTCAGGGCTTTCTTGATAGCGGGAGAAGGAAGGAAGATTATCGATGCTGACTATGAGTCACTGGAACCTCACTGCTTTGCTTCAGTATCCGGGGATAGAGGTCTGCAAGATATCTTTAATAACGGGTGGGACTTTTACTCTACAGTCGCTATTAAGGCCGAAAAGCTTGAACAGGATACAGTCAACTACCCTAATGGAGTTAGTCCGGATAAAAAATCTCCGGTCTACCTTAAGAAGATCGATCCCGTTAAAAGGAATAAAGCCAAGGCTTACTCGCTAGGAATAGCTTACGGAATGGAGGCTTACGCGTTAGGAAAATCTTTGGACATAGATCAGAAAGCAGCCCAGATCCTAGTTGACGGCTACTTGGATGGGTTCCCCGAACTTAAAGCCTGGAGGATCAACTCCCGTCAGCACGTCAAAGAGCACGGCTCTATCAAAAATAAAGTAGGCCGGATAAGGCACCTGCCTAAAGTCCAGAGACTCTACCAGAAGTACGGAGATCAGATCATGGACTGGAGATATAGGAATGAGCTCGCTAATACCTACGGCAAGGAACAGGTCATGAGTATGTATAGGGATTATCGCAACGGACTTAATAACTGCTTGAACTATCAGCTGCAATCACTAGCAGCGGCTGTTGTTAACCGGGCTGCTATCCAGATCAATCGTAAGTTAAAAGAGATGGGGATTGACGGCCGGGTTCAGGCTCAGGTCCATGACCAGCTTATAATTAACGTCCCTGAACATCAAGCCGAGTTAGTAGCACCTATCGTAAAAGAGATCATGGAAAACACCACCCAGCTAGAAGGAGTAACTCTAAAAGCACCTCCTGAGATTACAAACAATTGGAGAGATGGGCACTAAAATAAAAAGTTTATATATTTATATAAAAGAGCAGGGGACCGCTCTAAATGGCTTACCGATTGGGAGCCGGGTTATACTAATTTATTAATAAAAATAGATCTAAGGACTATGACACACATCAAGTACACTCCGTGGACTGCAGACTATACGTCATCCACATTCGACATCCTATTCAAGGATTTCTTTAACACGAACTCAACGTTCGTATCACCGATCGACCAAAAGATCGGACATCCAGTAGACATTTATGAAACCGAAAAAGGGTTATTCTTCGAGATCGCCGCAACGGGGCTATCGAAGCAAGATATCAAAATCTCAATTGAAGGTGAAATCCTTCGAATTATTCACGATAAAGTGGAAGAACAGGTCGATAAGACTAAAGTTCGTTATTACAACAAAGGACTTAGTAGACGATCATTCAATCTAGGTTATAAAATTGCTCGTAGGTTTGACCTCAGCACAATTGACGCCCAGATGAAAGACGGATTGCTTAAGATCTTCTTACCTCACACCGAGGAACATAAACCTCAAGAAGTAAAGATTAAGTAAAGTTACATTTGGTCCCCTGCGATTTTTTTCGTATCTTTAAGTATTAATCAAAACAGTTATGGCAAGAGGTAAAAAAGTTGGCCACGTAAAGCCGCAAGTCACTATTAAAGATGACTCTATCACTCCCTACTATATTAGTATGGACGAGAATCAATTCACCGTTCAGGTGGAAGGTTCCACTCTCCCGCTAGGCTACTACAGTAGGTTAGATGGAGCTGTAAAACGTATTGCAAAATACAAAGTACTGGAGAATCTTAATCAATCTACAGTTGACCTGACGGACTTTTTAAAGGCTTACGATAAAGTATTAACGCAAATTAATGACCGAATTCCGGTATGAAGAAACTAATTCCACTTAACGACCGTATTGTGGTAAAGCCGATCGAAGAGGTCGAGCAGACTTACGGTAACATCATTATTGCCGATATGGGCAGAGAGCGCCCAGAGATGGGCGAAGTAATCGCAGTAGGACCTGGACGTATGTCAGAATACGGCAAGTTTGTTCCAGTGAACGTAAACGTTGGCGATATTGTACTCCTTCCTAAAATTGGTACCATCCGAGTTGAATTCGATGGTGAAGAGTATTATATTGGTCAAGCAAGAGAAATCCTTTGTAAAGTAATCGAAAATGAGTAAGAAGATTGAATTTTCAAATCAAGCCCGCGAACAGCTCCTTGCTGGAGTTGAGAAGCTTGCTAACGCAGTAGCTTCCACCCTCGGTCCTAACGGCCGGAATGTTATTATCGAACAGCAGATGGGTAATCCGGTCTCAACCAAGGATGGTGTTACGGTAGCCAAAGCAATCGAGCTAGAAGACACTATCGAGAATATGGGTGCCCAGCTTGTGAAGCAGGCCTCAATCAAGACTGCAGACGGAGCCGGTGATGGTACTACTACCTCAACTCTCCTTGCATACGAAATTTACAAAGAAGGTTTGAAGCATCTGGATAAGCACAACGCAGTAGACATTAGCCGAGGTGTGGCTAAGGCTACCAAAGAGGTTGTAGCTTACCTAGAGCAACAAGCCCGAGAAATTACCGACGAAAATCAACTTCGTCAGGTAGCAACTATCTCAGCTAATAACGACCCTGAGGTGGGAGAGCTAATCGCTGCAGCTATGGACAAGGTGGGGCGTGACGGCGTAGTGACTATCGAAGAATCTCGCACAGGCGAGACCTACCTAGAGACGGTAGAGGGTATGCAGTTTAATCGTGGATATAAATCAATTTACTTTGTAACTGATAATAACACGATGACGGCTGCATTGAGCAACCCACTGGTTTTAATTGCAGATAAAAAGATCACTGCCGCCAAAGAGCTTCTTCCAATCCTGGAAGCATGTTCAGCTCAGAACAAAGCTCTGTTAATCATTGCCGATGATATCGATGGCGAGGCTCTCTCCACCCTGGTCGTAAATAAGATGCGAGGAATCTTGCAAGTAGTAGCAGTTAAGGCTCCAGAATTTGGAGATCGTAAAAAAGCTATGCTAGAAGATATCGCTACGCTGACCGGTGGTCAAGTTGTATCAACTGAGAAAGGAATGCGACTGGATAAGTTCAATCCTGATTGGTTAGGTTCAGCCCGCAAAGTTACCATCGGTAAAGAAGAAACCACGATTGTGGATGGCAAAGGAGCTTCTGAAGCTATTGAAACCCGGGTAGATGAGATCAAAGCTCTGATCGATAATGCTAAATCTCCTTTCGAAAAAGAGACTCTCCAGGATCGATTAGGACGATTGATTGGCGGTGTAGCGATTGTTTACGTCGGAGGTCAATCAGAACTTGAGATGAAAGAGAAGAAAGATCGAGTAGAGGATGCATTGCATGCTACTAAGGCAGCCCTTCAAGAAGGTATTCTGCCAGGTGGTGGTACCGCTCTTTTAAATGCAGCTGAATACCTGCATGCTAACAAGACACTAGTACCGTTTGCAAATACTTCTGCAGAACTCGGCTATACAATCCTTCTACAGGCTATCAACAAACCTTTCTTTAAGATTTTATCCAATGCCGGATACGAACAAGGATACTCAGAAGATATTATGAATGAGGTCCTTAATTCAGATAATTTCTGGCAAGGATTTAATCTACGTACCGAAGAGTATGTTGATATGTTTGAGGAAGGTATTATCGACCCTGCCAAGGTAACACGCCTGGCGCTAGAAAATGCAGCTTCGATTGCAGGTACTATGCTAACAACCGAATGTGTTGTAAGCAACCTAAAAGAGAAGAGCAGCGATCCTATGGATTTTAATTCAATGATGTAATGAGTAAAGTTTCAAGCAAAGCCCGTTACGAGGCGTTTATGGAATGGCACAAGTGGGCTTCAGCTCACTACTCTTCGATGAAAAGAAAAAAGAGAGCCAATTCAGAGTCCCACGGTAACGACTTTAAAACCCAAGAGTAATGAAATTTCAACTAGGCGATACTGTCAAGCTGTTGGATTCTCGTATTACAACCTTACCGTGTACGGTGATGGAGATTAAAGGAAGTATTATCTTAGTTGAAGATGCTTCCGGAATCATTCACGAGGTCTTTGCCGAGCAGTTACACAAGCAGATGCTATTTGGATAAAGCCGAAGGGGCGGGAGAGGGGGCGTGATCTCCTCCCCGCACCGAAGGTGCCACGCGCATTTTCTATAAAAGTTCCTACCGGGCCTTGGACCCCGGGCTATTTATTAGGGTATTATCTCTAGTTTAATTTTGGTGTTATCAACAATGGATGCAAATCGTGTCGAGGAATTAGGTTTTTTGGCTGACAAGGAAGGATTCTTCCCACAATGGCAAGACACGGCCTCAAGATACCTCAAGGAAGAACAGTACCAAGATAAGACATTAGCATACGAAAGAGCTTACGCAAAATACTCCCAAACAGTTGGATCTAATTAAAGGAGTTACTTTATCTAAGATTTAATAAAAATAGTGCTATGGAACAAAGTACAGGATTTCAAAAACTTTTAATCTCTATGATGACAAGAAGGTGGTTAATCACCTTGATTGTATTGATTACTTTTATGTTTACTACCTTCGGGATTCTGATCTCTATTCACGTAGAAACAGCTGTAGGTCAGGAGTGGAAAGAACTTTTACTTTTACTCTTAGGAGCTTTCATCGGTTCCTACGGTAAAATTATCGACTACTGGTTCTCGGATACTGATAAAGATAAGATGTTAGTCCAAAAGATGGACGAAGAAGACGGTGTAGCTCTTTCCAATACAGGAGGCTCAGTCGAACCTTTAAACAGTAGCGAGGAAGAGTAATGTCTTCAATGCCATGCCCTGCCTGTAGACATCCATTAGGGTTGACTTTAGAGTTTATATCCAAGCACCCAATGTCAATGTGCCCCAATTGCCAGACTATGTTTAATTTTGAAGTCGGTGATGAAATTAAAGAATCACTAGCTAGCGCGTTATCTGATATAAATAAAATTAAAAAACAATATAAAGGTACGGTTAAGTTTAAATAAATTTAACAACTTTACTATTGTTTGATACTAGTTATATACAAACAAACGGTTACAGGAGAAATAAATAACAATATAAAAAAATAAAAAGTATGGCTTCAGATATCTCAGCCCAATTTACCGGTTTACCAATAGAGGATTTAATTGTATCTCCTATCATCGGAATGGCAAAGGGGCAAGCAAAATTAAACGATGTAACATGGCAGTACATCAACCAAGTCGCATTCGTAACTGACGAAAAAACAAAGGCTGTGACAGCCCGTTCTTTGGATGTACAGATGCAAAGAGTAATGACTGATCCTGATACTGGAGCGCAGGAATTAAAGACACTGTACTCTAAAGTACCAATGCTACCATTAGTACCGCTTCCAGCTCTAGCTATCACATCAGCTGACATTGAATTTACTATGGAAGTAAAAACTTCTGAAGTAAACAAAGATTCAGTAGATGCTAAGTCTAGCTTTGAAGCAACAGTCGGCGGCGGGTTCTGGGGTATGAAATACTCTGCTACAATGGCAGGTAGTGTTGCAACTCACAAAGAAAACACTCGCTCAAGCGATAACTCAGCTAAGTACAATGTAAAGGTTCACGCCGAGCAGTTGCCACCAACTGAAGGTATGTTGAAGCTATCTGACTACCTAACTCAGATGCTAGAGCCATCTTTGATTCCATTCGGAGAAGGTACTGCAGCTAAGTAATAAGTAAAACAAAAGAGGTTATAAAATGTCAAGATTAAATGTAGAGGAACTAGTTGGCGGTCTATTAGAGGCCGCCATGGTTTCTCAAGGAATAAGTGAAAGACAGCATATTAATGCTCTCCGGAACTATTTCAATGAAGACGGTACACCCAAAACCACCACCTTTACTGTAGGTGAGAAGGAATTGGTTGTACCTCTTTATATTTTAGCAGACCACTCATCTATTGGATTAGAAGAATTAGATATTGAGTTCTCTTGTAGGCTTATATTTGGTGATGAAGAAAGAGAGGTTTCCAATCTTAAAAAGTCTCTACTAGGGTTATTTAAGAAAAAAGGATACGAGCACAATATCAAAGGTATTGAAGTTGACTCTGGGTTTAATCCAAATGAAACGGGGGTAGCTAAAATAAAGGTTAAGTTCAAGGCCGATGAAAAGCCCGAAGCGGTTAGTAGATTGGTTGACGAGTACATAAAATTGCTAGCTAGCTAAAAGAATAATTAACCAGATGAATGATTTTAGATTTCTGTATTGGGATAATTATGAAGCGCCAAAGAGAGACACAGCAGGAGAGAGCTCTAGCACAGCTTATTCGCCGGAAGATGATTCAACGGGATCACGGGGCGGCAAAGACAAGCTATAGGCGCGATAAAAGTTGGATGCGCTATGAGTTGGAATGATGAATATGATAATTGGTCACCCGACGCTTCTATCCACGGGCATACAATCTACCGAGAAGAAGAAGAGGAATAGTTGCTAGATCGAAAGATCGTTCGTATATTTAGGTATAAGAAAAAAGGTTATGAATGATAGTGATGCTTGTCGTTATTTGTTTAGTCTGTACATGGCACAGGCTGAAAGTCTGAATCTGGAGATTGAATTTCTAGACAAATTAAATGAAATTTTTGTGGAAGCTCCTGAGTACGAGCTGTGGGATGCCATACAGGGCGCAGCCTTTGACTGTGATATGGTCTAGGAGCAGGAACGCACCAGTGATGAAATGGTAGACATGAGGGACTTAAAATCCCTTGGGCAGGAATGCCCGTGCCGGTTCGAGTCCGGCCTGGTGTACAGAAGAAGGGTTGGAGGTAAGAAAAAAAATTCGTATCTTTAATCTATAGAACAAAGAGGTTCTTTGACTTGTTGGCGGTATAGAATGCCGAGGTGGTGGAATGGTAGACACGCTGGTCTTAGGAACCAGTGCTTTACGCGTGCGGGTTCGAGTCCCGCCCTCGGTACCATAATATGGTCCGGTAGCTCAGCTGGATAGAGCATCGCACTTCTAATGCGACGGTCTCAGGTTCGAATCCTGATCGGATCACTACGCAGTCAAGTGTTCGAGGTTTCTTTGTTCCTAGGGAAAAACAAAGTGGAGCTACAGTGGCAGGTTGCGGTTGTCCTACAACAACCGAGTTAGGGGAGTAGCGCAGGTGGTAGCGCAGCTGGTTTGGGACCAGCGGGTCGCAGGTTCGAGTCCTGTCTTCCCTACTAACTTTTAAATATCTAAACTATGTCAAAAGCAGAGAAACTTCTCTATGGGGTTATGTACGTCCTGTTTACCCTCGGGATTATTCTTGCAATTGCCCGTAATGATTACGGAACTGCAATTTGGACTATTGTGGGTGGAATGTGGATGCACACTTCATTCATGCATCGACGTGAAGTAATTGACCTTCTAAAAGAGTTGGAAAATACGAAGTAAGTTCGTATATTTATCCTATAACGATCCCAGGCGTGTACACTAATTGTTTAATTTAAATTTTCTAATATGAAGAAGATTCTTGCAATGATTGCCTTTGCTACTTTGGTAGCAGCTTGCAACAATGCTACTGAAGAAGCTGTAGTAGAGGAAGTAGTAGTTGATTCTACTGCTATCGACACCACAGTTACTGAAGAAGTAGCAGCAGAAGGCGAAGAGGCAGCAGCCGAATAATACTGAGTCTAGCCAAAAAATCCTGTTGCACTCGAACAGGTTGACTTCGGGGAAAAGATTAAAAGGGGGAGTACGTGAACCGATAGCGTCTTAGAATAAACCTCCCTGTAAGCCTCCTTAGCTCAGTTGGTAGAGCCACTGATTTGTAATCAGTAGGTCGTTGGTTCGAGTCCGACAGGAGGCTCTAACAGTACTCGCCACGCTTCTCGTCAGATCAGCGCACCCGGGCGAGTCTTTTACGAGGGTAGGTAGTTGCAAATGCTTACCCTCAACATAGTCAGGTGGCGGAATAGTAGACGCATCAAATTAGGTTACTGCGTGAAATACTTACTAATTTGATTATACAGTGCAGCAGTTTTAATAACTGAGTATTGCTGGTTCAAATCCAGCCCTGACTACATACTGGAAGGTGGGTGAGTGGTTAAAACCGGCAGACTGTAAATCTGCTCCCTTACGGGTACAGCAGTTCGAATCTGTTCCTTCCAACTACAGAAACAGAGGAAGCGTAGAACAACTAGCTGGGAGAGCAGCGACGCAAGGGTACACACTTAGTAGCTCTCTTATTGGTGTGTTAAGCATTTGTTAGATTCCTGATAAAGTTGTTCCTGTTTCTTTTACAATGGAGGTTTGGCAGAGTGGTCGATTGCGGTAGTCTTGAAAACTATTGACTGTAACAGGTCCCGGGGTTCGAATCCCTGAGCCTCCGCCATCGGGCCTGTAGCTCAGTCGGTTAGAGCGAGGGACTCATAATCCCCAGGTCCCAGGTTCGAGCCCTGGCAGGCCCACTTAGGTTTCTTAATAAAGGCTTAATACTGATCTAAACTCGGTAGCCTATCTTAAACGTAGTTATTAATAAACAATTACGTTTACATTTATGAAACACTTATTTACCCTTGTAGCTCTTTCGGCAGTTACGTTATTCGGCCAGACCTCTTTCTGGACCCCAACAAGTTATAGAGGTGCTTTTGCACCAGCTCCTACCACCCAATGGACTGACGGATGGACTAACTGGGATGCTCAAAACACAGTCTACCCGATCCACACCCAGACAGTTTCAGGAGAACTACTTAGTAGTCTAACTTGGACAAGCAGCAATGTTTACTTAGTTCAAGGTCCGGTATACTTGAAGAGCTCGCTTACTATCCAACCCGGTACAGTAATTCTTTTTGATAAGAACACTGCAGGATCGGCTCTGATTGTAACTAAGCAGGGAACATTATATGCTGAAGGTACAGCTACTCAACCAATCGTATTTACTTCTAGTGCAGTTCCTGGCCAACGAACAATCGGTGACTGGGGAGGAATTGTTATTCTAGGAGAGGCTGTTAATAACATCCCACCCAACACAGCAGCAGGATCTAATGCAGGCATCGGTAACATCGAAGGCTTACCTACTTCAGCTAATACTGAGTATGGAGGTAATAACGACCAGGATAGCTCAGGTGTTTTAAAATACGTTAGAATCGAGTTCGGCGGATATGCTTACATGCCTGACAAAGAGATTAATGGATTAACTTTCGGTTCAGTAGGAAGTAAGACAGTAGTTGATTATGTTCAAGTTTCATTTACTAATGATGACGCTTTTGAATGGTTTGGTGGTACTGTGAATTGTAAGCACTTGGTATCGTACCGCAACCTGGATGATGACATGGACTGCGATTTTGGATACCGAGGTAAAGTTCAATTTGCTTTAATTGTTAGAGATCCTTTTATTGCTGACCAGTCATCAGGCTCAACCTCAGAAGGGTTTGAATGTGATAATGACGGCGCCGGTTCTAACAACGGACCTAAGACAGCTGCCACATTCTCTAACGTAACTGCTATCGGACCACTAAGAGGTAACCTACAGGCTACAGTCGATCCTAAGTTTAGAAGAGCTTTGAGACTTCGCCGGAACAGTGAAATGAAAATCTTCAACTCAGTCTTTACAGACTTTAAAGACGGTATTCATATTGACGGAACTTCTACAGAAACAAATGCACTACAGAATAGGTTAGTATTCCAAAATAATCTGATTGCTGGCTGCAGCGGCAAATTCATCCTCAGAGGAACTAATCCTTCTTTTAATGCCGGTGCTTGGTATTTTACTTCCAATGATACTCTAGCAGCTTCTACTGGATTGTTTACCACTCCTTACAGCTACCTACAGCCTGACTATCGTCCATCAGCTACTAGCGGACTAGACACAGGAGCTAGCTTTAACGACACAAACCTAATCGGCAATACTATCTCAGTTGCAGAATTTAACTCACCAATCAGCCTATACCCTAACCCGGTTGCTGATCAGCTCTACTCTCAAGAGCAAGCTCTGATCTTTGACAACACCGGTAGAGTAGTTGGCAAGCTTGAAAAAGGCTGGAACGATTTAGGATACCTTCCTAAGGGAGTTTATACAGTTAAAAATATAAGAGTTATTAAACAATAGTAAAATTTCTGAGTAAATGTTTGGAGCCCCGAAAGGGGCTTCTTATATTTATTACTATGAAAAAGTTGTACGTTGTTTTAGCGTTGTTGATGAGCTTTGTCTCAACAGCATCGCACTTAGCGGGTGGTGATATACAATACCGCTACATTGGAGATTCTACCGGAATCGCCCGTCATTATAAAATCATTCTGAGAGTCTATAGAGATGTTACCGGTATAGCAATGCCCACTACTGAGACAGTAACAATATCCTCAGGATGTTATTCTAACACCAACGTTACTGTCAACCTAACAGCCGGAAGCGGGGTTGTATCCCCAACCCTATTTGATTGCGTAAACCCGGGACCTGGTGTGAAGACTCTGGAAGTTTACCGGTACACCGGGTATGTAGTACTGCCGGGCAACTGCGGTGACTTTGTATTCTGGTATTCAAATTGCTGCCGTCCTCCTGGAGTAACTAATATCTCAAACTCAAATGGAACTGGAACCGACGGCTTCTACTTTGATGCTCTACTCAATAACCTTAATGGACAGAACTCATCTCCGATCTTTGTATCGGAGCCTGTTCGGGCATTCTGTGTAGCTAATCCTTTCAACTGGAAGCAAAGCTCGGTCGAGTACGATGGAGACTCGGTGGCATACTCTCTGATCAATTGCCGGGAAGGAGCTTACCCAAACCAGACTAACATTCCGTTTGACTTTGGATTCAATAAGAATCAACCTGTATCCTCAACCTACTTCAATATCAATCCTCAGACCGGGCAGATCTCTTTCTATCCTACAACTCAGGAGGTTGATGCACTGTCGGTATTGATTGAAGAATACAGGTATGATTCGCTTTGGGGAGTATGGACTAAGGTAGGTTCAGCCTCAAGAGATATGATGATATCAATTGCATATAATTGCAATGCAGTAGCGATGCAAGGCGTAAAATACGACCCTACTCAATACCCGGTTGATACAATTACAGGACTAAAATATAAAGAAGTAGCATGCGGGGATACAGCCTTTGGACTTAAGTTTCACATTGCCTTAGATGGGTATTCAATTAACGATGTTGATTTTAGAATGACCCGGACACAGACCAGCCAACCTGTTGCAATCAAAAAAATCTGGTCTAATGTCGATGTCAATTACGAGACCGACTCAGTACGTATTGTAATGCTCATGCCCTTTAGTTACGCAGGAGAGTACTACCTCTACTCTAAGAAAGGAAACGATGGAAATACTTTAATGAATAAGTGCGGTATTGAGATGGACGAGTTTGATACAATCCTAATCAAGGTAGGACCTTGTCCACCTCCACCACCTCCAGACCCTATCGGTCCAGTTGACGATATTAGGAACGGAGAAGAACCTATTGTTATCCCTACGCAACCTATTCTTATCCCGAACGTAGTAACTCCGAACGGAGATAACAAAAACGATCTGTTTGTAATTAAGAACCTAAGCAATCACAGTCCTGCCAGTATAAGTATTATGAATAGATGGGGGCAGATAGTCTACACCAATCCAGATTATAAGAATGATTGGGATGGAGGAAATGTAGCAGATGGAGTTTATTTTGGAGTATTAGACACCCCAGATCAGTCTTACAGCTTTACAGTTACAGTCCTAAGATAAGTTGCTTTTTTAAATAAAAGTTACTATCTTTAGGTATGTTAGATCTATGTCCGTTTAAGCCCGTTCACTCGGTAGAGTGGTTGGAGAGTTACTTTGCTGAGAACTGCTACAAGAAGCCTTACGATCGTTTTATGTGGTGGAGAGGTTATGTAGCTAAGAAGAAGCCTTTGTTTCCTCAAGCTCATTTCAAGGAGAAGGTTATGAACGGTGACTTTGACTTTCCTCATTATAAGTACGAGGCCGAGTTAGTAGAGCATAAACTCCGTCATGCCTATATAAATAAAGTTGATATCGTTGGATTTAATGAATCTCAGAGTCTGAATATGGCTCGGTGGAAACGCCTGCTTGAAGATCATACTAAAGAAGAAGCCAAGCGGTTGGAAGGTATATATAAGGAGTGTAAAAAGAACTACGGCTTATCTCGAGAAAAAGTAGAAGAAGAGATTATGAACCTGGATGGCGATAGTGTAAAGGAGCTTTACCTAGTACTTGAAAAGAAGTACGGGTACAAGCAAGTAAGCGTTCCTAAGTTCAAATAGGTACTCTGCTACGAAGGTGCTATTTATATGTAAAACCTCTCGTAGTATGCCACTAACTCTAAGACTTGTTAAAGGTTCTGAACTAACCTACTCAGAACTTGATGGCAACTTTACATACCTGTCCAGCAGCCTTAACTCACTTATAGCAACAGGTTCCGTCTCCAGTAACGTGCTTACGTTTACTAAGGGGGATGGTAGCACATTTAACTTAACCGTCAATACAGGTTCAGGCGGTGGCGTCGGTGGTGGAACTACTCTAGTTCAAAATTTAACTTCAAACCAGACAGTAGGAGGGGTCTCCCCAGGTGACTTATTTACTGCCGGCTCCACTATTGAAGCTCTACTAAGATCAATGCTGATAACTTACATAGAGCCTACTATTAGTAGCTTACTGATTAAACTTGACGGTACTACTAGATCAACAGCCACTAGAGATGTAGGTAACTCTTTTACCTGTAACTCAGCTTCATTCCTAGCAACCGTGGATAGCCCAGATGGAAACTATCCAGTATCTGCTAGCATTACAGGTTCTGGAGCAGATTCAGGACTACTCCAGGCGTATTTTTCTAACACTCTTTCAGGAACTAACGCCTTTACATTAGGATCTGCTCTGACGATTAATAGAGCAACTACAGCGGGCAATGTTACGTTTATTGTCAATACTAAGAGTCAGACTACTGCCGATACTCAATCTACAAATACAGGCTTTGCTTTCTACTGGAGAAACTATTTAGCTGCTAGCTCTACTCCAATTACAGATAACGCCTCAGCTCAGAGTGTTATCAACTCTGATACTGTGACTAGTACCCTCACCACAACTAAAGCCTGGACTCCAACCTGTGATGCTAATAATAACGACCCTACTAAATACACTTACATAATCTACCCAGCGTCTTATGGTGATTTATCAAATGTAATTAAAGATGGGGCATTATCGGTAATAACAGCATTCGATAAAGTAGGAGACTTTACCGTGGCAAACGCTTATAGTTCCTCAACTTCATTTAGAGTATATCAATCAAAACAAAAAGGTGCATTTGGTTCAGGAGTAACATTAACAATATCTTAAGATCATGGCTATATTTTTTCCTGACATTCTAGAAAATAACAACACTAACTACCCGTTAGTTGATGCTACTTCTTTAAAAGGAACTGCATACCCTCTAGCTTCTATTAACAATACTGGAAGTATACCTTCCGATAAGAGGAATGTGGGTACGATAGTATTTGATTCTGGATCCGGTAAGTTTTACGGGTTTAAAGGAAGCAGTGTATCTAACTGGAATACTGGTTCTAACTGGATAGAGTTTGGAAGTGGAAGCGGTGGCGGCACTACTGTAAATCATTTATTTGATAGATGTATTGTTAACGGCTTTACGTACGATGGATACAACGCAGGTATTCTTAATCTCCAATTTGTTCCTACAGGCAGTACTTTAAATGGCCTGTTCGGTGAAAATCTAGCCTACAAAGTTGGAGATAAAATGATAGTCTACGTAGATGATAAAAACTATATTAAGGGTACAGTTAACCAAGTTCCAGGAGGCTTTGGAGTAGGTTCAATTAACGTATTGGTTAACGCAGTTATTGGAACTACTGCGTCTGATGACTACTGTATAACATTAGATTTAACTAGAGATTCCTACGTTTATGCTACCCAAACAGGTTCATTCCTATACAGCGGTTCTTACAACAGTACAACTTCCGCATTAACATTACATAGTAGTACCAATACCTACAACCTAGACCTATCCGGACTTGCCGGAGGTGGTGGTGGTGGTTTCGCTATCACAGCATCTAATGAAGGTACTGTGTTAACTGAGAATGCAAGAACCTTTGATTTCGTAGGTAATGCTGTTACTGCTACTAACGTAGGGTCAGCCGTAACTGTTACAATCAATACAGGATCTACATCAGCAACAGACATTACAGCTCTTAACAACTTTACAGGCTCAGCTCAAACAAGCATTACCGGATTAAATACTTTCTCAGGCTCAGCTCAAACAAGCATTACCGGATTAAATATTTTCTCAGGCTCAGCTCAAATAAGTATTAATGCATTAAATAGCTTCTCAGGCTCAGCCAACACTAGACTTGGTAGCTTAGAAGCTGCTACAGGTTCTTACGTTACAAATGCTAGGACAGGTTCATTCTACTACTCGTCTTCAATAAGCAGCAACGTCATTACTTTCAACCAAGGAGACGGAACTACAGAAAGTATTACTCTAGTATCTGTACCTAGTGCTTCGTTTGCTCCTAATTTATATAATTCAGACGGTACTTTAACAGCAGCAAGAGAAGTTAACCTTAGTACTAATGCTCTAAAATTTAATAATACTAACGCTTTCTTTACTGTTAGTGGATCTGATAGAGTAACTTTTAATAACCTCAGTGAAGCTAATTATGGGTATGTTGCAGGGTATGACTTAACCGGTATTTCAGGCACACAAGGTCTATTAGGTTACGTAACTGCTTCAAAACTTACAGTAGCTAGTGCTTCACATGCTCCTAACCTCTACAATTCAAACGGAACATTAACAGGAGATAGAGTTATCACACTCGGAGCTAATAATGAGCTTAGAATACAGCCTGGAACAGGTGCAAGTGAGTTTAGAATCTCAGACGGTCCTTCAGGTGGACCATTTATCTACGAAGTAGTTGTTAACGGAGCTGGATCGCTTAGAGTTAATAGCCCGGATAGTGCTAGCTTTGCAACTGATATATTCATAACCTTAGGAAAGGTACTTACACTTCAGCCAACTTCTGTACTTCCGATAGGAGCACCTGTAGGCTCATTTGCAGTATCCAGCAGTGTTCCTCCTAGACCTTATATGTGGGATGGAACTACTTGGTATGCTCTTTAAAAAAAAGTTTGAACGAAAAGTAAATCTTTATATATTTATATAAAATAAAAAGTCAAAACTATGTTAAAACGTTTTTGGAATTGGTTGTTAGGTAAGACTACTATTGACGAGAAGATTGTTGAGAAAGTCGAGCAAGTTCAAGAGAGAGTTGAAAGAGTAAAGGAAGAAGTAAAAGATGTAGTTGCCGCTGCAAAAGAGGTAGCTAAACAAGCTTCTGACGTTGCTGAAGCTGCTGCAGGTAAGCCACGCCGTGGTCGTAAACCAGTTGCAAAAAAAAATGCTCCTGCAGAGACTGCAGCTGTAGCTAAGCCTGCTCCTAAGAGAACTGCTACTAAAGGTCGCAAAGCTAGTAAGTAGTGAATCAGAACTTAAATGTAAGTCTGGATCAAACCCTTCCGGTAGAGTGTGAGAAGTGCGGAGGTATTTACTTCGAGCAGGCACTACACATCCGCAAGGTATCAGGGCTACTAACCGGCACAGGTCAAACATCCTACCTCCCAATCCCAGTCTTTGCATGCAAGTCATGCGGACACGTCAATACAGAGTTCTTGCCTAAAGAACTAAAAGACCTGGGGGGAGATGAAAGCAGTACAGATTAGCGTTCACTTCAACGAGCCGGTATGGATGTACGATGGAATGCAAGAATCCATCTACAACGACCACTCTGAAGAAGAAGAGTAAGCGTAAGGTATACTTTAATTAGGAAAGGGACTTCTGGTCCCTCTTCCTGTTTATATTTATAATGGAATTGTTGTAGGTAATTGTTTTTGGAATTTAAACATAACTTACGACCCTCTATGAAAAAAATCTTTGTAGTACTCGCTGCAATTTTAGGATTAACAGCTCAAGCACAGAATGGTGCTAATGAGATCCTACCAGCTCCTAACTCATCTACTCCTTACATTCTAGTAGATACTTTGTTTACTCTGGCTAATCACCCGGCCACCTACACCGATATCTACGTACACTTTGCTAACCCAACTGCAACACCAGTTAAAGCTGTCCAGTTTAGATTGTTTTACGACAATACTAAATTCTCTGGAGCTACCATGTTCTGGGGTCCAACAGCACAGTCGGTATCAGATAAGTACGGATCTTACTTCGATGTAAATGCTAGCGGGTATATCAACGTTGTAGCAACTTACACCGGTACCAATACTTCCTATGACTGGAATGATGGTGCGATGTTTAAGTTAAGACTTAATCACGGATCTAACTACAAAGGAGTTACTAACTCAATGGCCATCACAGGAGCCAGCTCCTACACCAACCTTGCAACAGTTGGTAGCGGTACCGACGTTACTCTAACCTTATTCAACTACGGAGGTGCATTCCAAATGACTCCGATGACTTTCCCAGTCAGAGCTAAGAACGCAGACGGATCACCAGCTCAAGGAGTTTGGTTCTCAGCTGCAAAGAGACTCAAGTCAACTCCTCTTGCAACTTGGCAGCCAATCTCTTCTGATTCAACTAATGCAGCAGGTCTAGTAGAGTTTACTCACCCTCTTGATACAAACTACTGGCATCTTAAGATCGCTGCTCAGACTGACTCAATGTCTGACGGTGGTGCAATCTCAATCACAGACGCCTATAAATTAGCCAACCACGTTACCGGCCAAGATACTTTAGCAGGTATAGAGTGGTACGAAGGTGATATCAACCAATCACAGACAGTAACTATCTCTGACGGCTTTGCCGTATTCAATAGATTAGCTCTTCAGTCAACTACCTGGAGTGGATTATTTACAGGAGTAAACAACGTTGCAACATTATGGCCTGGTGAGTACGATCCTGCAACTCTAGCTACCGGAGCTCCTAACTGGGCTACTACTCCTAGAAGATACGCAATCGATACTATTGTTAATAGTCTAGACTCAATCAATCCTTACATCTACGTAGTTGGTGACGCTACAACAACCGGCTACAACAATCCAGCAACAATCCTTGCTAAGATCAACCCAGCCGGAGGCGGTATCACAGAATACGTTCTAGACCCAGCAGTCTATATGTCAAACAAGCCTGACACAGTTCAGTTTAGATTCCCTAAGCTAGTACTTACTGCAGACAACTTCGTTGACGTTCCAGTTACTATGTACACATTCGGTAACAAGATTGGAGCAGCTCAGATGGGCTTTGAATACGACACCAACATCTTTGAGTTCATCTCAATCGAAGCAGGACCAGTAGCAGCTAAATGGACCAGTCTTATTAGTGTAGAGAAAGGCAGAGTGTTCTGGGCCGGTCACGAAGATAAGATGAACCCTGCAGTGCTAGAAGCAATGAGCAATGCATTTACATTCCGCTTTAGAGTTAAATCAATCCTAGGATGGACTTCAGCTCCTCTAAGAATCTTCGACAAAGCAGCTGGTAACGAAAAAGCAGATGACCTATCAGTTAAGCCTTCTCTTAACGATGGTTCGATCATCAACGGAAGAGCTACTCTAGATCCTATTACAACGGAGAAGATCTACGGCTTCCACGTATACCCTAACCCAGTATCGGATATGACCGGTGGATGGGCTATAGCAGAATTCTACACAGAAGATAAGCAGCCTCTAACTATGGTGATTGCAAACATGCAAGGTCAAATCCTAAAGGCTGAAAAAATTAATCAAACAGATCTAGGCTTCCAATACAAAGGAATCTACCTGGGTGATTTACCAAAAGGTACTTACTTCGTAAGACTGGTTATGAACGACAGAGATAAAGTTTACAAATTAATTAAATTCTAAAAGTCATGAGTGAAGAACAAGAAGGCGGAATGTCTAGCGTAAAGAAGACAGTCCTAGGAGTATTAGGTACAGCTGTAACAGGTATTGGTATCTGGGCTACTACTCACATTAATAGCTTGTTAGGTATTGAGGATGAAGAGGAGACTAAAACTGAGCAGGTAGCTCCTGCCCCGGCTCCAGTTATCGTTAACCTTGAGAACAACAATACCCAGCAGCAGAACAACTCCGGTGGTGGTACTACTATCATCAAAGAGACTGTTCGTGAAGTACCAGCTCAAGCAGCAGCACCAGCTCCAGCAGCTCCAGCTGAAGAGAAGAAAGAAACTCCAGCCGAAAGAATGGCTCGCCTTAAAAAGCAGAGAGAAGACCAGAACGCCGGTAAGTAATGAGAACTAGAAGAGACGAGATTATGGAAAAGATTTTCGCTCCTATAGGGGTACTTCTGGTTGTAGGTGGAATGTTAGTTGTAGGTACGTTAGCGACCTCATGTAAATCTTCTGTAGGTGTACAACAGTATACAGCCGAGTTTGAGAAAGCAGAAGCTCTAAATACTCTTCCAGCCTTTACCGGTCAGAAGCAGGTAGTGCAGCTATCTAAGCTTAATGTCAATAAAGAGCTTTGGGATATGTTCCCTGAGTTAAGAGACAAGAGAGTGGGTATGGGTGTATCGAATAGAATCATTGAGAACTTCGAACAGACCGGTCGCTTTACTTACGCTGAAGAGAAAGAAGCAATTCAGAATCAGATGCTTGATGCTTGGGAGACTGAACTAAACGGACTTTCAAATGGCAAGACTCAACTTACAATGGAAGGCATTGCCGTTCCTAAGTATGTTGTGTATGCTGAGATCTATGACTTCTCTGTATCATATGCTGAGACTTACGATAAAGGTAAAACAAATAAGACCAATACTACTATCATCGGCATTCAGATCCGAATGGTAAATGTGGATAACGGACAGTATATTGTGGCTTCAGGTCAAGGAACTTCAACCCAAGTTGGTGAGGGCTTCTTTAAGAATCCTCAGATGGGGTTTGATGGTTCAACAGTTGGCGTTGCTACACAACGTGCGTTAGAGGTTGCGACTGTAAACCTCGTCAAGCGCATGGAGCAGTATGGATGGTAAATGGAAAATAGCGTTAATATTTCTAATTGCATGGTTCAAAGGGTATAGTCAGTATATCTATACCTACACCGATCCTTGCACAGGAATACTTAACTCTGTTACCATTACCCAGCCATCAGGCTCTGTAACGCTCTTTTATGCCGGACAATACAATACTTTTACAGCAGCCCAGCTACAGGCCGGAGCCTTCGAGCTTTGGGTACAAAGTGTTAATGCAAGTGTGCCTGCAGGAAGTAACCCCTGCGCTGGAGGCGGGGGTACTATCACAACAGGATCAAATGCAGCTATTGGCACTAATACGGTCAATAACGTATCAGGCATAGTTAGTATCGCCGCCAGTCTAGGCGGGAACATAGGATCATCCGCTATTCCGGGCGGAGGTGTAGCAGGTGGTGGAACTTCAAATACAAATAATAATGACAATGGTTCGAATTCTTCTGGTAGCAGCTCTAGTAGTTCTGGGAATGGCGGTAGTAGTTCTGGGTCTAGCTCCGGTAGCTCCGGAACAGGCTCTACAGGCAGTGGAGGGAGCACTGGTGGGAGTGGCGGTAGCGGTAGTACTGGTGGCGGTGGCTCTGGCTCGGGTTCTGGCGGAGGTTCCGGAGGAGGTTCAGGAACTGGAGGCTCTGGTTCTTCAGGCGGCTCAGGCTCAGGCGGTTCGGGATCGGGTGGTTCGGGATCAGGTCAACCTTCCTCCGGTCAGGGTGAAGGCGGAGGAGGATCTATTCCATCTTCAGGAGGAGGAGGCTCGACTGAGGGCGGTGGTACGGAATCAGGAGCAGTCGGTGGGCAAGAAAACACAACCTCAGCATCAGGTGGGGAGTCTGAAAGCTCGTCAAATGGCAATGGTGGTGGTAAAAGCGGCGGCGGAGGTCAAAAGCAAAAAAGCAGGCAAGAGAAAGTAGGTAGAGGAGCTCTCATAGGCTCCGGTGACTTTGTCGCCATCAGAAACTCCGGCAACATCAGGGACACGGGTCAGGATAATTTTAGGTTCAACTCCTCCATCACCCATGTCAATACCAAGCAAAACTTTATCAAAGGAGTTAATCTGAATTACACTACCGGTGAGAATGTTCTGAATACTACTCTATATGGTTCTTATAAAGCTAAAGGGTTTATGGGGGTATTCTCCAATTCGGTGATGACTAACTTTAAGACCGATTGGTTTAATACAACCACAGCTCTAGCAGCTCAAAAAGCAGGACCTGCTACAATGATGTTGGGTACTAATTTTACTGCCGGGCAGCTGGGGAAGAGCTGGTTCCGGAACTGGTCCATAGTCGGAGGAGGATTTACAAACTTTAAAGGAGGAAAATCAATAGGTGGAAACGTAATGCTGTTGGGCGTATATTCACCTTATATCTTCTACTACCAAGGTCAGTGGTACAGTTCAGGAATGCTACTAGTACCTCTAGCTAACATAGATTTTAAATTAACTGATAAGTTCAAATGGAGTATTTCATTCTCAGGAGCTTATCAATGGAATGCAGAAATACTTAATTACCAGATATCAACAGGAACAAAAATACTGTTATGAAAAAATTTTTACTACTCATCTTAATACCTTTCAATGTCTTTGCCCAGACTACCCAAGAGGGCTCTGAATCAGTCTCGGAGTGGACTTCAATTCAGTACGTTGATCTTGATAACGACATCATTAGTAGTTCAAGCCTATCCTTCGGGTTCCTAGGTCAGTTTAGTATCTTCAGCTATAATCTCGCCTACCAGCTTAAGAATAAGAATCACACCAACGGGTTCTTCCTTTCAAGGACTCCTTCATTTAATTTTACTAAGTTCGGCTACAACTACATCAGAGAGAAAGAATTCCCTAACGGCCTGCTTAGAACCAACACATACAGCCTCACGATAGGAGGGAGTGATGTAGGAGTGAATACAATTTCAGTTACTCCTTTCCTTAATCAGACTTACCAGAAGAGTAGCTACAAGCTAGGGTACACTTTGTTTGTGAAGGATAATAGCTGGGACGGGTTTCAATTCCTTGATACTTACATCCCGGCAGGCTTCCAGACTAAGTTCAGTGTCATGCTCTTAGGAATGAAAGAGTTTCAAGCAGGAAGATGGGTGGCAAGACCTGAGATCTTTATGTTGTCATCTCTTAGAACCCACTTTAAACATTTAGAGGACTCGGAAGATTATTTAGATATCTGGTTTTGGAATAGAACTAACTTGACTACTTACTTCGGTACTACTATTCAATACAATGTTACTGATGTATTTGCATTTGCTACGAAGTTTAGAACTAGTTATACTTATGATATATCTGATATAGAGAATGGATACAGCAAAACCACGCCTTATATCGTTTCAATAGGCGCTAATTATGACTTCTAAGGTTCTTATCACTTCAGCTTTTGTATTCCTGGTACAGTTACTAGGTCTCTCTCAGACCTTTACTCACTCGGGTGCTATAAGGACCGAAGGCAATATAGGAGTTCCAGGAGTAACAGTCAACCTTTATAAAAGAGTCACCCCAGTCATTACAGGTTTTACAAATCAGCAGAACTACAACGGTCATTCCTACTACAGGTCAACAGGTTCAGCATTTTGGTCAGCAGCCAAAGCTGCCTGTGACAACATGGGTGGACATCTAGTAACAGTCACCACGCAGGCTGAAAATAACTTTATATTTGGGTTATGGCCATCGGGTTGGATAGGATTAACCGATGAAGTAAATGAAGGAGTATGGAGATGGGTTACCGGTGAAGCTTACTCTTACACTTCTTGGAACCCTGGAGAGCCAAACAACGCAGGTAATGAAGACTACGTTCAGTTTGTCGGTAATGGAAAATGGAATGACCTACCTAACAATGTAAACTTGCCCTATGTTTTAGAGTTTGAATACATAGTTACTACTACTGCCTGGACTATTCAAGCCACATCAGTCACTAATTTAAATGGGCAGTATTCTTTCTCCCAACCCACCAATCCTTCCGTTGAGTGGTATATCGAAGTAGTAGTTCCTACTGTAACTTCTAATCTTACTTCTGCAGATTTTGAAGGAGTGGGTGATGTTGTAACTCAGAAAGTTACCTTAAGACCCTTCCACTATCACAAGTACGATTTAAACCTTGAAGGAAAGATTACTACTGCCGATATTTGCATTATAGCTGATAGAATTAACGGAGCACCTTTTACTAAAAGCACATTGCTTTTTACAAATGCTCAATGGACTAGCCTTAATAGCGGTTCTTCAAACCTAATGGGTTCAATACCTGGCTTGCAATCTAACTTTACCTTTACTCCTACTTCAGGAGGTATAAGCAACTTCTATTTATTATCGCCTGGATACTCTAACCAAGCCACGTTACAATACTAAGTCAATATCATGATCAATCCAATCCTTACTATGTGCTTTTACGTCGCTACGGTGACTTCAAATGCCAACCTTGCCGGTATCGACAATCAAAAATTTACTTTCGGACTAAGACAAATCACCGAGGACGTTCTCAATGAAAGAGGAAATCCTTTATGCCCGGAAAGCGATCTTAATGCAAGTCCGATCTACGTTACAGTAACTGAAATTAAAGCTCCTACTCAAGGAATTAGAATCGGACCTTTTGAATTCAAACAAAAGAAAACAATCGTTGAGGTAGATATTGCAATCGGTTCATCAGTCTATCACGGAGTAGGAAAAGCTAATACAAACGTTGCTGCTACATTAATGCAGCTGCAAGATGAAAATCTTCCTTTCGAAAGAACAGAATTTTCAGTAGCTGTTAAAAAAGCTATTGTGGATGCCCTAGACTAGGTCTATTTATACCAAAGGGTTGCCGTCAATTGTTTTCTTAATCAGTTCTATAAGTTAAACTTTTTAAATAACAATTTATGGCATTTTGGGACATTTTTAAAGATAAAAATGACTTCAACGAGAAAACAATCGTTGGCTTTTTATCATTCTCGGTGATGGCTATCTTCGCTGGAGCTGACATCGTTACAGGTATTTTAGGTAACCAACTGGTAATCAGTGATACTATCTTCAATTCATTTGTAATGATCACTCTAGGTGCATTTGGTATCGCCGAAGCAGGAAAGATCTTCGGAGGAAAGAAAGAAGAAAATAACGATTAAAAATTAAACTATGAGCTTAAAAAGTTTACAAGAGAAGATGGGCATAGCCGCTGATGGCGCTTTTGGTCCCGGAACAATGAAGAAGGCAATGGAGTTTTATAAGTTGACTCCAGTTAGAGCTGCACACTTCTTCGCTCAAACAGCCCACGAAACAGGAGGCTTTAAAGCATTTTCAGAGAACCTAAACTACTCCGCCCAAGGCCTGCAAGGTATCTTCGGCAAGTACTTCCCCGGTAACCTCGAAGAGTCTTACGCCCGCCAGCCTGAAAAGATTGCAAACCGAGTCTACGCCGACAGGATGGGCAACGGAGCCGAAGCATCAGGGGATGGATACAAGTTCAGAGGCAGAGGAGCTCTTCAGTTGACTGGTAAAGCCAACTACGAAGCATTTGCAAAGTACTTAGGCAATGACGAGGTCTTGACTAACCCTGATACGGTTGCTACTAAATACGCTTTTGAATCAGCTATGTTTTTCTTTGAAAGAAATAAGCTATGGACTATCTGTGATAAGGGCATCAACGATGCAGCTATCCTGGAACTGACCAAGCGCATCAACGGCGGTACTCACGGACTTGAAGACAGAAATGCCAAGACTAAGAAGTACTACGAATACGTGAAGTAATGAAACCAACAGCCATATTTTTGTCTATCGCCACCACACTTTCATTCGGATGCTCTTATTTTCTAGAGCTGACAATGGGTAACTTTGAGCAGTACCTTGCTCTAATTGCTGTGGTGTTTGTAGATGGATTTTTTGGCATCATTGCTGGAATCAAGAGAGAAGGTTTTAAGACCTTTAAAGCTGTTAGAGTACTACAAAGAACAATAGTATGGGTAATGTTCCTAACTGTTATCCTGATGGTCGAAAGAGGCTTTGCAGGAACTAGTTGGTTATCTGAAACCATTATCGTACCTTTCATTCTACTTCAGCTTATAAGTGCTCTTAAGAACGCTTCGATGTCTGGCTTTATCCATATAGGGGACTTAAATAAGATCTTAGATCGAATAGATCCTCACAAAGGAGAAAGAAAAGAATAAAAAGTTTAAAGAGCCCTTGCTTCGCAGGGGCTTTTTTCGTATATTAAGGTTATGAGCGAAGATAAAAATATATACGAAAGAGGCGCAGTCGAGATCCTCAAGGAAGAATACCCGACTATCTACTACGGCTACATTCAGATTCAAGCAGAGCAGTTAGAGCTCTTTGCAAAGAAGCATTTAGATTACGGAATGCATAACATCACTGCAGGTACTCAACTTGCTAACGAAGATGAGATTGGCTTTGCATTGACCGGACTCTGGTACCGAATCTCAGATAAGGTTAACCGCTGGAAGAATCTGCTGATTAATCGACGTAGTGTACAGAATGAATCCTTAATGGATACTTATCAAGACCTGGCTAACTACGGCATCATTGCTCAGTTAGTGGCTCGAGGTATGTGGAAGAAGTAAAATGGCTAAGAAGAAACTCCCTAAGGAGGTAAGCCTGGTTCGTGAATACAAAGTAGAGAAGTACGACACAAAGGAGAACAAAAACATCTCCTACAGTCAATACTCAATCTACAGTACTTGTCCACATCAGTGGTATCTTTCGTATCCGAAAAAGCTAGCACCTTATACTCCTAGCATTCATACAGTCTTTGGAACTGCTCTACACGAGACAGCTCAGAACTGGTTGGATGTACTTTACAACCAATCGGTAAAGGCTGCTACTGAAATCGATCTATCAGAGTATCTGATTGACCGAATGAAGAAGACTTACAAGAAAGAAAGATTTAATAACGGACACAAAGACTTTACAACTCCTCAGGAGCTTCAAGAGTTTCACAACGACGGAGTAGCCATAATGGACTACCTAAAAAAGAAACGTTCGATATACTTTAGCACAAAAGGAACTTACCTGGTAGGAGTAGAGGTGCCGCTGGTACAGCAGCTTAAGACTGGATTGTACTTCAAAGCCTATCTTGATCTGGTCTTCTACAATGAAGTTACAGGAAAGTATTTGATCTTAGATATCAAGACTTCGACTAAGGGTTGGAGTGATTACGAAAAGAAAAGCGATACTAAGATCTCTCAGGTACTATTCTACAAAGAGTTCTTTGCCAAGCAATTCAATACCGATGTAGAGAACATCGATGTAGAATTCTTTATCGTACGTAGAAAGATTTACGAAGGAGGAGAGTTTGTACCCAAAAGAGTACAGCAATTCAGACCTGCTTCAGGAAAGATTAAGCGAGGTCAGGCGATGTCCGGCTTAAATAGATTTGTAGAAGAAGCATTTTCGGATACAGGAGAATATCTTGAGAAAGACTATAATAAGAATGCATCTAAAAACAACTGTAGATTCTGTCCGTTTAACAAAAGCCCTCTCTGTAGCGCAGCTATTTTATAATTCCAAGCTATTTATATATGTATATAAACATATAAAGGCTATGGACAACAAAAAGCTGACAAGCGTTAGAGTAGAACAGCAGTTATTCGACGAGTTTAAAGTTCAATGCGTACGCTATAAATTTTCTTTTCAAAAGTTGGCAGATAGAGCTATTTTTTTCTATCTTACAGACGATACGTTTAGAGACAAGGTACATAATCAGAACGATATAAACTTAAAATAATGCAAGACAAATTTCGTTATGTTGAGCAGAAAGATCGAAAAAAGATTCTTCTGCTGTGTGATGATATAAGACTCCATTCCGGAGTCGCTACTATGGCAAGAGAGATTGTAGTAGGCACATCACATCACTTCAATTGGGTAAACTTAGGAGGTGCTATGAAGCATCCCGATGAAAAGAAAGCCTTTGATCTCTCAGAAGATGTTAACAAGCAGACCGGTATAACAGATGCTTCAGTGAAGCTATATGCAACATCAGGCTACGGCACTATTGAGGTTATAAGAGAGCTTCTAAGAGTTGAAAAGCCTGACGCTATCATGCTCTTTACCGATCCTAGATACTGGGCTTGGTTGTTTGATATCGAAAGAGAGCTTAGAACAACAATGCCTCTCCTGTACTTAAACATTTGGGACGATTACCCTACCCCTCTTTACAATAAAGCTTATTACGAGTGCTGTGATCTTCTTATGTCTATTTCAAAACAGACTAAGAATATTAACGAGCTTGTGCTAGAAGATGCTGCTAAAGGTAAGGTACTTACTTATGTACCTCACGGTATTAACGAAGAGCACTTCTTCCCTATTACACCTGAGTCTAAGAATTACGACAAGTACCAGGAGTTCAAAAAGAGCATCTTTGAAGGAAAAGATATTGAGTTTGTAGCGTTCTGGAACTCTAGAAACATCCGACGTAAATCACCGGGTGATGTTATTCTAGCCTATAGACAGTTCTGTGATCAAGTAGGTCCAGAGAAAGCAAAGAAATGTGCTCTAATTATGCACACCCAGCCTGTAGATGAAAACGGAACAGATCTTTACGCAGTTAGAGAAGCTATTTGCGATCCGAGCTACGTTAATGTATTCTTCTCTCAGGACAGATTAGGTCACGAGCAGATGAACTGGCTGTACAACCTCGCAGATGTTACTATGCTCATCTCTTCTAATGAAGGATGGGGCTTAAGCTTGACTGAATCTATGATGGCAGGTACTATGATCATTGGTAACGTTACCGGTGGTATGCAAGACCAGATGAGATTTGTAGATGATAAAGGTCAGTGGTATACTCCTTCGCTTGAAATACCTTCCAACCACATGGGTACTTATCTAGAGCATGGAGAGTGGGCTATGCCTGTCTACCCTTCCAACATCTCACTAGTAGGTTCGGTACCTACTCCGTACATCCACGATGACAGATGCGACTTCAGAGATGTAGCTGATGTCCTTGAAAGAATCTACATATTGTCTCCCGAAGAAAGAAAGCAGAAAGGACTTGCCGGACGTGAATGGGTAACATCAGACGAAGCAATGATGTCTGCTAAGAATATGTCCAAGAATGTGATTCTATCTATCGATCAAACATTTGAAAACTTTACACCTCGTAGCCGATACGATGTGATTAAGGTTGAAGATCTTCCTACTAAATATGTAAAACACCCAATGGTATATGAGTAAGCCAACAGTTTTAGTTAGTTGTCCAATTGATACGTACTCTGGATACGGAGGCCGTTCTAGAGATTTTGTTAAAGCCTTAATTAGTACAGGTAAATATAATGTCTATATTCTATCTCAACGCTGGGGGAATACTCGGTTTGGATATCTAAAAGACCATTCAGAGCATGATCTAGCTTCAAAGATTGTACCAAACGTTACAGGTCAACCTGATATCTGGATTCAAATTACAGTACCTAATGAGTTCCAACCTATTGGAAAGTATAACATAGGAGTTACAGCCGGTATCGAAACTACAATCTGTGATCCAAGTTGGATTGAAGGCTGTAATAGAATGAACCTCACACTAGTATCCTCTCAGCATGCTAAAGAAACTTTTGAGAGAAGTAAGTTTGAAGTGCAAGATAAGGGTAAGACTACAGGTACAATTGAACTGCAGAAGCCTATTGAAGTATTATTTGAAGGATTGGATATTGAAAAATATAAACCTGTTACTAGTAGTACTTTTAACCTCTCTGCAGTAGAAGAATCTTTTGCTTACCTCTTTGTAGGACATTGGCTGCAAGGAGACTTTGGACAGGATAGAAAAAATGTAGGATACCTTGTAAAAGCTTTCTTAGAAAGTTTTAAGAATAAGAAAGACGCTCCTGCTTTAATCTTAAAGACTCAATCTGCTAACGCTTCTATCTTGGATAGAAACCAAGTACTAAAAAAGATTGACGATATTAGAAAGAGTATTAAAGGTACTTTACCTAACATCTACCTACTTCACGGAGAGATGTCTGATGAAGAAGTTAATATGTTATACAATCATCCTAAAGTCAAAGCAATGGTTAGCTTTACTAAAGGAGAAGGATTTGGCAGACCTCTTCTAGAATTCTCAGCTGTGAATAAACCTATCATAGCTTCAGGATGGTCAGGGCATATCGACTTCTTAGATAAGGAATTTACTTACCTTGTTGCCGGTACTCTGACTAACGTACATAAGAGTGCTGCAATAGATAAAATGCTATTAAAAGAAGCTCAATGGTTTACACCAGACGATGCACAGACAGGAACTGCTTTGCGTATGGTATTTGACAACTATAAGAAGTATGCAGAGCTAGCTAAGAGACAGGGATATAAGTCTCGTACAAACTTTAGCTGGGAGAAGATGGCAGAGCAATTAGATCAAATTCTCTCAAGTAATCTTCCTGAGTTCCCTAAGCAAGTTGAACTTAAACTACCAACATTACAGCTACCTAAACTACAGAAAATAAATGGATAAGTTAACCGATTGTAAAAGATGCGGCTCTAATGCCTGCTACGAACAGCACATCAACGAACAGCTAACAACCTGGTTATGTATGGGATGTGGCTTTACAACCTCTACTGTTATGACAGAAGGAAGCCAGCCAGTCACTCAAGCCTTAGAATCCTCTCCAGAACTCTACAAAGACCTTCTTCATAAAGATCAAGACGATCATATATGGATGCCTGCTACGGTAACACTGCCTGGTAAAGGAATGGTGTTTATCGACGGCAGTACTAAAGAGAATTGGAGATGGGCAGCCGTTAAAGCTGTTGAGATTCTTAAAGAAGAACAGCACAAGTACCCTGAAGGGCAGACTCATAAAATGGATATGAAAGGAGCTCAAAACTTCGAACAGAGAGACTTTATGGACGCATTACAAGTAATTGGCTTTTACGAAATGTAATGAAAATTAGTTACGCAGTAACGGTTTGTAATGAGCTTGTAGAGATACAACGACTGCTTCCTTTCCTAATTCAGAACAAGAGGCAGGAGGATGAGATCATTATCTTTTACGATTCCAATAATGGAACTAAGGCAGTAGATGAGTATCTAAGAAGTCTATCTACGAATACATTTGCTCCATTTCGGTACATTAGTTACCACTTCGACGGGCACTTTGCTAACATGAAGAATGCTTTGACTGAAGCTTGCTTGGGAGATTATATCTTTCAGATTGATGCTGATGAGATGCCTAGCAGTTTTCTAATGCAGCATCTCCCTGCTCTACTTGAAATGAATCAGGTAGATGTTATACTAGTACCTCGAATCAACACAGTAGAAGGACTAACCCTAGAGCATGTACAGAAGTGGAACTGGGCTATTAACGAAAAAGACTGGGTAAACTTTCCAGACTATCAATGGAGGATCTATAAAAGATCTTCAGATATTAAATGGGTAAGCAAGGTACATGAATACCTAGAAGGATTTAAAACCGCTTCCCCGCTTCCCCCTCAGGAAGAATGGTGCTTGTTCCATCCTAAAACAATCCAGCGTCAAGAAAAACAAAACGCTTACTACGATACTTTATGATAAAGATTCGGTTAGTACAACCTGACCTACACCGCAATGAGATTGCTTTCCGTCCATATTGGAGAGCTAAAGACTTATTCAAAGAGGTAGGTATAGAGTTTACAACCGAGGATAGTTCATACGATTTTGCTTTTATTGCTCAAGCAAGCTTCATAGATAAGCAAGCAAGCTTAGCCGAATCGGTTGAGAAAGGTATTGAGTTTGTATCAAAGTTTGGTAAGGATGTTCTACTGCTTGATGGACAAGATTCACATTCCCTAATAGGAACAGTTGAAGTACTCCAAGCAACCGAGGTAAAAGTTTTATTTAAGAATACTTTACTCAAAGATCTCTCGCTATACGAACAGGGCTGGGTTAATGGAAGAACATACTGGGGTGCTGGAGATTACAAAGTACCTTTTATTAATCAAGTTAAGGACAGGATTAAGCTAAGCGGTACAAACTGGCTCTCTACAATCACCCCAACCTGGTATAATTACTCTTCAGACAAGCCTTACGATGTGTCGTGTATGTTTAGCTGGGGGGATAATTTAAATTATGAGTATACAAATTTAACTTCTCCTTACTACGACACCCACCGCAAAGAGTTACTAGAGAAGTTAGAAGGTACTTCTTATAAGGTTGCAAGGAGAGAAAAAGGAGTAAAAATTCCTCAAGAGCAATTCTACCAGAATATGTACAACTCTAAGATTGTAACAGCTCCTATCGGATATGGAGAGATGGCAGTACGGGATATTGAAGCAGCAAGCTTTGGAAGTATTCTTCTTAAACCTGATATGTCTCATCTAGATTCTTATCCGTTTATCTACCAGGATAATGAAACCTATATTGCCTGTAAGTACGATTGGTCGGATGTAGAAGAAAAGATCGAACACATCTTCAGGAACTATAAAGAACTTCAACCCTACTTAGTAGAGAATATGCGAAGAGCTTACACTACTCAGTACTCTAATCAGAGCTTAGTAGAATATTTTTACAAACAGTTATCAACAGTAGAGGGGATAGGGTATGAGAATAACTAATATAGATACGCTGAGTGCGTACTTGGATAGGTTGATCACTGAAAATATTAAGCTATACTTCTTTGAGAAAGATAACCTAGATGAAAAAGCTAGCCACCAGAAGCTTTTAATTAAAGAAGTAAAAGGAAAAATAACCGAACTACTAGTTGACTCTCTAGAAAATAGGTCTTATATTTATTTAGAAGAGCATCGTACCTTTGACGAAAATTCTATTGTTGAACAGCTAGAGGAGCTTATCCGAAACGATATCAACATAGGAGAAGCCGATCGAGCTAGATTAGAAGAGACTAAAAAAAGCAAACCTAATCTTGAAAGAATGGTTGTTAACGAAAAAAGGCTTCGCAAAGCTAACGAAGGTAGAGCAGCCAACAAAAACAATATCGATAAAATATTTAAACGCATAGCTGAAAAATGAACAAGACTGTTTTAATTACAGGTGTAGCTGGCCTACTAGGATCTAGACTAGCAGATTGGATTATAAAAAATAAACCCGGCTACAGGGTAGTAGGTATTGACGATCTTAGCGGCGGATATAAAGAAAACGTTAACCCAGAAGTTGAGTTCTGGCAGATGGATTTAGTCAATCATCCTATCGAAAATTGCTTTGAAGTTCATAAACCAGACTACGTTTTTCACTTTGCAGCCTATGCCGCAGAAGGTCTCTCTCCTTTTATTCGGACTTACAATTACAAGAACAATCTCGTAGCTACAGCTCGGATCGTTAATGAATGTATCAAGCACGATGTAGAGCGACTAGTATTCACTTCCACCATGGCAGTTTACGGCTTTGGGGAAGGAGGAATCTTCCACGAAGATATGAGACGAGCTCCTATCGATCCTTACGGAGTAGCTAAAGCAGCTTGTGAGCATGATATTGAAATTGCAAACGAACAGCACGGACTTGACTACTGTATTATCAGACCTCATAACGTCTACGGTGCTAACCAAAACATCTGGGATAAGTACCGCAACGTTCTTGGAATCTGGATGTACTATCATATGGAAGGTCAGCCGGTAACTATTTTTGGAGACGGTACTCAAAAGAGAGCATTTAGTTACATCGATGATTCTTTAGAGCCTCTATGGAATGCTGCAGTACGCCCTGAAGCTTCCAAGCAGATTATTAACCTAGGAGGTATTCAAGAGTATTCTATCAACGAAGCAGCTGATATTCTAACTGAAGTTGTTGGAGGTGCTGAAAGAGTTTATTTAGAGAAACGCCACGAGGTACATTACGCTATCCCAACCTACGACAAGTCTATCGAGCTACTAGGATTCCAGCACAAAACAGATCTTAAAGAAGGTTTGACTAAGATGTGGGAATGGGCTCAGCACCAACCTAAACGAGAGAGATTTGTTTGGGAGAATTACGAAATAGAAAAAGGAATTTATTCGTTCTGGAAAAAATAAACATGAAGCGGATTGTTATAATTCCTTGCTTTGGTGAAGGGCACTTTACTGCCTTACAGATTGAAAATCTTGTAAACACTATAAAGCCTACTCACATTATTTACAATGAAGGACTATTCCCAAAAGGACCTGAAAATAAAGGAGGAGTAGATGAAAGCTTTCGTAAAGAGTTCTGTTTCGAGGATACTAACCTAGCCTGGGATACGCAAGTAGTACAAGCAGCTGTAAAAGAAGCTCAAATAAAGTACCCCGAGATACAAATTACCTGGAATGCAGTAGACTACTCAGCCATAGATGCTAACGACTGCTACGTACATTCAGTTAGTAACTTTGAAGAATTAGGTGTAGTTGTACAAGAAGGAGATTTGATATTTCCTCTCGAAGGAGATGTATTCTTTCACAAAAATGATACCGACTTACTAGAAGAACTTATCTCCAATTTAAATCCTGATGAAGGTCTTCAAGCTCCGTACTTAGACTTTATGGAGAATCAATACTACATAGAGGCAGAAAGTTTAGATCCTTCCCGCATTCATAAAAGAAGAATTGTTATTAAGTTTGGAACCTGGGAATACTACAGAGAGGTTGTAAAGAACTTCACAAGTCAGAAATACCCTCAACTAACAATCTTTCCAAGATACGTATTTCACTATGCCTGGTGGAGACCCGGTAAGTATAAAGATCTTAGATTTAGACAACTCATACGCCCAGAAGCTTACAGAAATGCTTTTAAGTCTGCATTAGAGCAGGCTAAGCATAACAACCAGGACAATATTATTATCAGGCCGGATAGATTAGAAGCTGATCCTCTACGTTATATAACTCGAATTAATATAGATCACCCGTTGGAGATCTATACTCATCCTAACTATATTAAAGCATTATGACACTAGCAGTTATTTACAACCACAATCTTCCTGATCTAACCGATCAGCTTTTTGAATCTCTAGAAGCACATAGAGATGATTCTTATGACCTAATCATTATAGATAACGGTTCTACACCGGAAGGTAAAAGCAAATACACTACTCACGAGACAGGACAGAATGTTTACTTTGGGGGAGCTTTAAACCTTGCTATGCAATTGTTTTTAGAGAACAAAGAATACGACAGTCTGCTTTCTCTCAATAACGATTTAATTCTACATGGAGGTAACTTTGTTAAATCTCTTCGCAAAGCTATGTTCGAAAAAGATTACAAAATTGTTTCTCCTTGTGTACTACAGCCTCAAAAGAACCAGTGCAAATGGAAGTATGTTCATTGCTGGTCTGCTACCGAAGTACGTGATGTTAAGTGGGTAGACTTTCAAGCACCTTTAATGCATAGAGACTTAGTTGAGAAGATTAGTCAGTTTTCTAATCAGCTGATCTACGGCTGGGGACAGGATGTATACTCAGGTATTGTTTGTGAACAGAACAACTGGAAAGTAGGAGTTGTTGACTGGTGTCCAGTCATACATTACTCTGCTCAGACCTACAAGCAGGAAAAGAGTGACTTATCTCTTAATGAATATTGCCGTAATGCTGAAGGAAATATGTTCAAGTTCTTTGAAGATAACGATTTAGTTCGTATATTCAATGAATACAGAACTCTCTCTGCAAACTACACATATGCGTAACGTTGTTTTTATCACAAACCTTAACACTAATTACGACACTGTTAACTATTCTCAGTTCTGCTTAGCTACCTGGCAGCACTGGTGTAAGCGACACGATGTAGAACTTATCGTATTAGATCAACCTCTAGTAGATCCTACTGAGATGAAAGCTACCTGGCAGAGGTGGTACGTCTTAGACATACTAGAGACAAATAATATTGAATACGATCAAGTAGCATTAGTGGATATTGATACGATGATACACTGGGATGCTCCTAATTTCTTTAATGAAACTAAGCACAACCTAGCAGCCTGTGTCGATAACGATAATGTAGGTTGGGTATGGCAGAGCTTGGAAGGCTACCAACACTTATTTCCAGAAGTAAAGCTGGATTGGGTCAACTATTACAACTGCGGATTTGTTGTAATAAACAAACAGCATAAAGAATTGTGCACTGCTATTACAGATTTCTGGCATAATAACGCAGAAACGTTAACAAACCTGCAGACAACTTTGCGCAAAGGTACAGATCAAACACCTGTTAACTACCTTACACGGCAGTTAGACTACGATGTAACTCTACTTAATAAGAGATGGAATCTCACTCACTTAAATCGCAAAGAACTTCTTAACGATTTTATGTTTGTAGATTGCGGTTACGTATGGCATTTTAACGGCTTTGATAAAGAGCACCGTGTTCATTTTATGAGTCAGACCTGGAGCAAATACAGAGATCAATATGAAAACTAAATTTGCAATTGGCTGTCTAGTACAATGGTACGAAATTGAAATGCTTCCAGAGTATATTGATACTCTTTTAGCAGCTGTTGACATATACGATAAAGACCAAGTACTTATCGATATTAAGCTCACCACTAACCAAGAACTAGAACAATTAGATAATCCAGACAGGTTAGCTTATATTCTATCTCAGTTTGAGAAGCAAGTGGAAAGACTTAATGAATACTCAGCAAATGTTTATATTGATGAAACTCTTATAACTATAGCAGATTATCGAAGAGAGTTTAATGCCAAGTACTGTACTATGGTTGATGTACTGGTGTGGGGTGAATCAGATATGTTAGTCCCAAAGCAGGCATTTGTAGTCACAGATCACCTACACCAGAATGTAAAACATACTCCTAAGTACATTGCAACATTCGGTATTTGTAAAATGTGGGATAAAAGCTGGGAACCACTAGAGCATCCAGAATTTACAAATAAACCTTTTATAGAAGGAGATACAGAAAATTGGTGGAGCATTCCTTATACTATGTCAGAAGAGGAAATGAATAGCTTTAACAACATTGAAGAACTACAAGTATCTACTATTAGTCCGCACAAATTTAACGGATGCGGATTAGTAATATCTTCAGAAGTTATTAAAGCAGGAGTTAACATTCCTTCCTCTGTTTTCTTTATTCACGAAGATACAGCGTTCATGCACGTACTGCATCAGTTACTCCCTACTACTCCTCAATACCATTTTAGGAATTTGCTAGTAGTACACAATAGAAAACATCCTCAGAAGAGAAACTACATTGCCGGAGAGCAATCTTTTGAAAGCGTGGATATCGATAATAAGAGAAAATCTCATAACTGGTATAAATTAGCTAACGAATATTGCAGAACCAATACCAACAATTTATTCAACCCTAACTACAAGTCCTACACCTGGCAGGACGTTTTTAAAGATGCTTAAAATATACTACAGAATATCTGAGGCAGGTTATAATAAGATTAAACCACCTTATATTAATAATGAGAATTGCCTGCGAAACTTTGTAAAGCATTTCGATCCTAGCTCTATTACTGTAATTGCGGATAATATAGGAGAGGAGACTTTTGAAATGATCTGCAAGTATGTACCGGCTGAAAATATTCAAAGACATTCTGTAGGTAATGGAGCAGGTACATTCAATCTTGCTTTAGATCAAGCCCTTCAGCTAGAAGATGACACTACAGTATACTTCGTAGAAAATGACTACCTGCATAGAGCAGGAGCTAGACAAGCTCTAGAAGAAATCTTTCAGACAGGAGTACAGTACATTACTCTTTACGATCATCCAGATAAGTACGTACTAGCAGAACATGGAGGAAACAAACTATGTAAAGATGGTCCTGAGATTACTCGTGTATTTGTATCTCGCTACTCTCACTGGAAGGTTACTAATTCAACTACTATGACCTTTGCTGCTAAAGCAAAGACATTAAAAGCAGACGAAGACATCCTACGGAAGTATACAAACGGCATACATCCAGAGAGTGGAAAAGTTACAGGCCATCCTTATGACTTCTCTATGTTTTTGGAATTAAACGCTCGCAAGCGTGTATTAATAAGCCCGATACCCGGGTACTCAACTCATGGAGAGACTTATTTTATGTCTCCTTTAATCAACTGGGAAAACGAAGTCGATGATTACCACGTGCATCTCCACTAACAACAACTTAAACTACCTTAAGCTAGCAGTTGCTTCTGTAAGAAAGAATGCATACTATAAGGATCAACCTATTATTGTACATGCTGAAAATTGCACAGACGGTACAGACGAATGGTTGAAAGCTCAAGCAGGTGAGGTAGGTATTGAGTACTACATAGATCACAACACCAAACCTAAAGGTATTGGCGGTGGGATGAACTTCTGTGTAGACAAAGCTCAAACTGAATTCGTAAATATTATCCACTCAGATATGTGGATCGGTCCTAATCAAGACCTAGAGTTATTAAAGCTATTTGAAAATAATAACAGCAGGCTGATCGCATCTTCGTTTAGAATTCAACCTAAAATCTTCCCAGCTGATCCGGACTACAGACCCGGTACAGTTTTCTTCCCATCAGAAGTTTTTGGGGAGTACCATTACAACTTTAATACAGAGTTATTCGATCAGTTTGCCTCAGAGTTCTCCGAACTTAACAAAGGTACGGAAGTTCGAAAAGGAGGAGGAGCTGGCTTCTTCTGCCGCAAAGAAGACTTTACCCACATAGGAGGAAACGATCCTCTCTTTGCTCCCTCTAGTTGGGAGGATATGGACCTGTTTGTAAGAATGCAGCTAGAAGGCTTTGAATTCAGAATGGTAGCTACTTCGGTACTATACCATTTTTCTGCTAGAGGAAGTCACTTTAAGGACGATAACCTAGCAGTTAAATCAGATAGACAGCAGCTAGCAGAGCAAGCAAACATCAACAAATTTAACAGCAAGTGGGGCCGTCTTCCTGATCACGATGAACAGACATTTGTTAAACCTATTTATAATAGTGGAGTAAATCCTGTTATGTCTTTTACAGAAAATCTAAAATATTTTGAAGGTTATGAAAGGTGAAAAAATTTTTATCACCGGCGGAGCAGGGTACCTGGGCCGAAATCTTGTCGAGAGGTATTACACTGATAATGAAATAACAGTGTACTCTAGAGACGAAGCAAAGCACTACTACCTTAAAAAAGAGTTCCCAAACATTAATTGCGTCGTAGGAGACGTTCGCAACTACGACTTGCTTAGAAGAGCTTCCGCCGGACATACTATTGGGATTTTTGCTGCATCTTTAAAACAGATTGAAGCTGTAGATCAGAATGTAGAAGAAGGAGTACGAGTGATTGTAGATGGAGCTATTAATTCTAGAAGAGTAGCAGAAGAGAATAACTTTAAAGCAGCTTGCTTTATCTCTTCAGATAAATCTAGAGCAGCTACAACCCTGTACGGTGCTATGAAGTTTGTAGCAGGAGAAGCTTTTATTGTAAACGCAGAGAAGTCTAACGTTAAGCTTTCAACTGCTATCTATGGTAACGTACTAAACTCAACCGGTTCGATTATTCCTTTGATGTGGGATGCAATTAAGAAAGGTTATAAACTTACTCTGTACTCTCCTGAGATGACTCGCTTTATGATCGATATCGAGCAAGCTATCGACCTTATAGAAGCAGGACTACAGGAAACTGGTTATAATGTTATACCTAATTTAAAGGCTTTTAAGGTAAGAGATCTATTTGAAATTTATGCTGAAAAGTTTGGATTAGAATATAAACTCGGCACACCACGCATCTCAGAGAAGCTACATGAAATGATGGTATCTAAGGAGGAAAGACCTCGTACGTTCTACAACAAGGACAACGATACTTACTACATGCACTACAAAGACATCTCAGACAGACAAGTAAGCTGGGAAGAATTTACAAGCGATCAAGTAGCAGTAAGTAAGCAGGAACTTGAAGATATTCTACAACACTATAATTACTTTCAATGAACGTTTTAGTGCTAGGGCATAAAGGCATGCTTGGACATATGGTTTCCGAGTACCTCTCTAATAATGGAGTTACAGTTACTGTTACTCCTTTCCGCTACTTAACTCCTGATTTTGCTGATGCAGTAACTTCCTTTAAAGGAGAGTATATTATTAACTGTATTGGAGCTATTCCTCAACGGACTAAAGACTTTTCTATCAACGAAGATCTTCCTACCTGGTTAGATATTCTAGCAAATACTAGAGTTATACACCCTGGAACTGATTGTGAAGTAGACGAAGATGTTTACGGCGTATCTAAAAGAAAAGCTAGAGACTTTATTATTGAAAAAGGAACACGTACTAAGATACTCAAAACATCTATCATAGGACCTGAATTAGACTCTAAAGTTAGTTTACTTGAATGGTTTTTAAATAGCGAGAACTCAGTAGGAGGCTACACCAAAGCTATGTGGAGCGGCATTACAACTTTAGAATGGGCTAAACAATGTTATAAACTAATGCAGGATTGGGATAGCTACAAAGTAGAAAATACTATTGAAAGTACTTGCCTCTCTAAATTTGATTTACTATCTTTGATTAAAGAAGTATTTAGTAAAGATATTGAAATCGTACCAAACTCTTCAGTAGAAGTAAATAAATGCCTCGTAGGAGAGATAAAAACAAAATCAATTAAAGAGCAGCTCATTGAGCTAAAAGAATACTATTATGATAGTTGACCTAAACCCAGAGTTTGGCTATGAACTTGTATGTGCAGCTCCTTATGCGTACTGGCTTAAAGAGCAAGGAGAGTATGTTAAGGTAATAACAAGCAAAGGAATGAAACCTTTCTACTGGTTTTGTGACGAAGTAGAAGAGAAGTATACAACTAGGTCTGTAGATAATTCCTCTAACGGAGTACAGAATCTACCTAACAGCTGGATACATCATAATGCTCTAGCTATTTTCGGGAAAGACTATAGCCTACTTACTGAAGAAGAACAGAAGCAAGCCAACGGATGGTTAGATTACTCTCAATGGGTAGCACCTCCTTATGCTGAGAAGTATTACAAGAAAGATACACCTGCTTTGAGTAACTATGTTATTATCTCAAATAGGTTTAACTTAGAACACGGGCAGACACCTATTGGGTACTTTGATATAGAGAGTCTGTATATAATGTTTAATCTTTTAACTGAGAAAGGTTATAACATTATCTATAAACGACCTCGTAATACAGAGTTTGCTACCGATCCTAATGAGCTACAGAATAGAGATATCTTAGCTAATGTAGAAGGTCAAGGAGTAATTACTGATTATCAGCTTACTGAATACTTTGAAAATGTATACCTATTCGATGATATTGTTAACCAGGTAGGAGGTACATACAATGAAGCTCAGTTAGCAATATACTCTAGTGCCGAAGGATTTATATCTATGGGTGGAGGCTCAAGCATACTTTGCAGCTACTTTAACAAACCTGTTATTATTTACGTTAACACTTCTAAAGATATTAGACCGGGTTATTTTGAAGGAGAATCTTACTTCAATAAATTATCTAAAGCAAAGGTAGTACCTGTAGTTGATACCTTAGACGAAATAGTTAAGAGAGGTTATCGAGATTACTCTAAGGTATTTGAATCTATTAAAGAAGTATTGTAATGAAAGTTTTAGTAACAGGAGGAGCAGGATTTGTTGGTACAAATTTAATCAAGAGACTTCTTGAAGAAGGTCATGAAGTAGTTTCTATTGATAATTACAGCACTGGCCTGGAGAGCAATCACCAAGACGGAGCAGAGTACCTGAACTATGATATCAGAAATATCACCAGCTACGATTGGATCAAGCCTGAGTTTGTTTTCCATATGGCTGCCATTGCTCGTATTCAACCTTCATTTGAAAAGCCTCAAGACTATTTTGAAGTTAATGCACTAGGTACAATGAGGTTAGTAGATTGGTGTGCTAAATCAGGAGTACCCGTTGTGTATGCAGGTTCATCTTCTAAGCATAGTGGAAGGTACAAAAATCCTTACACTTTTTCAAAAGATTTAGGAGAAGATATAATCAAACTATACCAGCAACACTACCAACTAAAAGCTTCAATTGCGAGGTTTTACAACGTTTACGGACCTAATCAATTAACAGAAGGAGGTTATACAACTTTAATTGGTAGATGGATTAATAGTTGGTACAAGCAAGAGAAGTTCGTAATTTATGGCGATGGAGAACAACGCAGAGACTTCACACACGTCGATGATATTGTTGATGCTCTAACACTAGTTATGTACAAGCAGACTTACGGATACGAATTTGAGCTGGGAAGAGGTAAAAATTACTCTGTAAACGAAGTACTACAAATGTTCCAACAGACTGCCGAGTATTTCCCAGCACGCCCAGGCGAAGCCTTAACTACCCTGAATACAGATAATACTGCTAGAGAAGTTCTAGGATGGAAACCTACCCGCAACCTTACAGATTACCTAAAAGAAGTTATTAAATGAAAATTAGCTTAATACAGCCAAGCCGTAATAATCTTAAGTACCTTAAGTGGTCTTATGAATCAATTAGAAAAAATCAAGGAGAGCACGAGATTGAAATTTGTGTAGCTGACGATGCTAGTACAGACGGAACGTGGGCATGGTGTGTAGAGACGGAGAAAAAAGATCCTAACTTTAAATGGATTCGTAACCAAGGTCCGGAAAGATTAGGGCATACTATTTTATACGACCGTTTAATTAATAATGTAGCAACTGCAGATGTAGCGATGATCTACCATGCTGATATGTACTTATGTCCAGGTGCTATTTCTGCTATTGAGAAACATATTAAGCCAGGTGTAATTGTATCTCTAACTCGAATTGAGCCACCACTACACCCTCCAGGACCAGAAAAGGTTTTAGCTAACTTTGGTACTGAGCCTGAAGAGTTTAACGAAGAGGCTTTCTTAAACTGGTATAGTAAGCTAGAGGTGCAGCAAGCTACAGAAGGTGTTTTTGCTCCCTGGGCTTTCTACCGCAAAGACTTCCAGAAGATTGGAGGACACGACCCTTTATATGCTCCGCAATCAAAAGAAGACTCCGATATTTTTAACCGCTTTCACCTAGACGGAGTTAAATTTGTGCAGACTTGGGAAGGACACGTATACCATATGACCTGCAGAGGGTCTAGGTTTAATCCTACCTTGACAACTCCAGGTAAAAATAGTAGCGAGTGGGAAGCTCAAAATATGAGATCTACTCGTAATTTTATTCGGAAGTGGGGACATTTTGTAAAACATGATAGTATGATGAAACCAATTGTATCTCCTAAGTACGACATTGGTATTAAAGTCACAAATTGTACCAGTGAATTATTAGAGCTTCTTGAACCCTGGTGTTCAACAATTCTGATCGATGATGAGATGCAGGTACTAACTACTCACTACTTGGATAAAGAACAGCATAACACTCAATATAATCTTGCAGAGAAAATCAAAACAACTCCGTTCGATACCTTACAAAATGAAATCATACTAACTGTGGATAAAAATACTTTTACTGAATATGACTTTCAAGTACTGCAACAGTTACCGGAGATTATCCAAATGAATGGAAACCCAGGTACATATACCGTAAGTAGTATGTCTTTAGAAATTAGTAAGATGAACGAATATCAGAATAGTTTAATTAACTTATAGACAAATGGGCAAGATTCATTTGCAAGATCTAGACCGCTACCAGGAAGAAGCACGTCCTTACCAGCCGATCAAGACAAATAAGAAGAAAAAAGTAGGTCCTATTTATAAAAAGGACGACGATCAGTTGGATCGAAACTAACTTCTTCTTATATTTAAAGCATGAAAGAGCTACTCTTAAAAGAAATCCAAAACGTAATTGCTGAAGCCACTAAAGTAAACTTTAAGGGTAAGCAGTTTGTACTTAAGGTGGGTGTTAACGAAGATCCAAACAAAAAAGGAATCAAAGTACAATTCATTCCTGCTGATATGTCTCCTATCAATCCTACCGAGCAGAATGAAATTGCAATGGCATTAGCTGAAAAGCTTGATACAGGTCTTAAGCAGTACGGTATGCAAGTAGAGAGAGACAGAGAGCTTAAAGACAAATCAATCGTAGGCTTCTTCATCTACATCGAATATGTAGATAAAATTATCCGTCAAGCATTAGGAACTGGAGCTTAACCTAACTTACTTTTATGAAAAGATTCTCTTTCTACAGTCGAACAGATAGTAGCCAGGAGGCTATTGGATCTACTTTTACATTTAACCGCCTTGCTGCTGCTAGGTACTTTGCAGAAAGAAAACATTTACCGCTTAAGAGCTTCTTAAGCCTATTTAAAGTCACTAGATGAATCCTAAGGAAATACTTAGACGAATACTAAAAGAACAGTTACCTTTGAAGTACCGAATAAAAGAGGTACCTCGAAATAAAGAAGCTATGCATAAAGAATTATTTATAGAAATACTTAAGCTGTTAAAAGAAATCGACGATCGAACAGACTTTGTAGCTTCCGAAATTGGAATGGATATTGCAGCTTACGAAGATAAGTTCTTTAGAGTTATCCACAACTTAATGAGAATGACCTTTAACAGGGAACAAGTTTTTCTAATCGAGCTGTACTTGAATGAAATCGACTACAACGAAAAAGAAGAATGGGATGGATGCATCTCAGTAACTGTTGGTAAAAAAGAGCAGAAGATTGCATTCCGCACCCCAGAAGATGTTTGGGAAGCTATTCAGAAATTTAAATAAAAGTTGGATCCTAACCAACTTCTTGCTATCTTTAGGTAAATAAATAAAAACATGGATAAAAGGTTCTGTACTGTGTGTGGGGATGAGATTAATCCCTTGCGTGTTAAGGCTCTGCCTGAAACTAAGACTTGTATTAATCACTCTACTGTAGGAGCGAAACGAGGTCGTATTCTCACTTTAGGAGAAGGAGATCATACTTACAATGAGATTGAAATTCTTGACGAAGAAACCTACCGCAAGGTAGTAGCTATAGAGTTAGGTGTGGATCGTCTAGCAGAAGAGATGCCTGAGATTCAAAACTACGATCAAACTCTGGTTGCTGATGATACTCGTGCATTGAAAGAGAAAGCAGAGAAGTTTTTGGATGATGAAGAAGATGTAAAACTTCTAGAAGATCCAGATGAAGTAATTGAAGACTCAGAAGAAGAAGAGGAGGAAGAATAGTGGAGGAAAGAAAGAGAGGGAGACCGAGTAAGATACTCCTCAGAGAGGATATCGAGCGTGCAATCCGGATGACTAAATCCAATAAGGCTGCCGCTCGATACCTTCACTGCTCCTTTCCTCATTACAAAAAGTACGCCAACCTCTTCAAGGCAGAAGATGGAAGGACGCTTTTTGAGACACATCTCAATCAAGCCGGTAAAGGAGTTCCCAAGTTTCTAACAGGAAGAGCTAAACAAGCTCCTTTGAAAGAGATCTTAGACGGAACGTTCCCAGTAGAACATTTTAAGCCAGCTAAGATCAAGGCAGCTCTAATTTCAGAAGGGTACCTAGCCGAGCAGTGTAATAGATGTGACTTTGGAGAAGCTAGATTGCTTGACGGTAAAGTACCTCTCATTCTTACTTTCAAAGATAAGAATAAACATAACTACCATCGAGATAACATCGAGCTACTTTGTTATAACTGCTCCTTTCTCTATGCTGCTTCTCCTATTTCCGATGATCAGGTAGAACAGATGGAGGATTATGTAGAGCTGCAAGTAAAAGACTATGATTGGGAGATCGATCAAGCACATATCGATCACCTAAAGGAGTTAGGACTGTGGGAAGATAATAAAAAACCTGGTGAGGAATTTATATCTCGGCAATGAAAGTACCTAAGAAGCGACAAAGACCTCAGCTAGATTCAGAGAAGAATAAACAGTTCCTACTAAAGAAGCACGCTGATAAACTTCTTGAACAGGACCAAAAAAATAAAAAGCTGTCGGAAAAGTTGCTCAATCGAGACATCTTTACTATCTTTAGTGAAGAAGAAACAAATAAAGGTTATGAGCGAGAAGAGAGGACAGACGGAGAAGATCAGATTTGACTTCAATACCGCAGGTGTATTAGAGATTCAACTTCATAACGAAACCTGGTACCGAGTTACTGCTGCTACTTTCCGTGCTTACGACGGACCTCGCCGCATTACCGAGCCTCAGTTTACTGAACGAGGTAACCCCTGGGTACCTATGCATACCTATGTATACGAAGGACCGGTATATTACTACGGCTCTAATAAGCAAGCTACCAAGCAGAATAACTATACTACCCGACAGCTATGAAACAATTTGTATTTGAATCTCCGCAAGAGTTTGATGCTTTCTTTACCGGAGAGAATCTCAAAGTAACAGAAGCAATCACTGAGGGTATTCGACTGGCTGTGCAAGCTAAGAAGAGGCATGCCGACCTATTTGAAGTTAGCTTTGAAGGAGGAGATACTGCATTTGATATCAGCCTTCCGTCTATGGAGTGGCCTCAAGCATTATCTAAATGCCTGGAGATCTATGAGCAGAAAGAGATGTACGATGATGCAATCGATACCTATCAGTTAATCAAACAGATTTCAGATGCAAGAGATCTTATCTAAGACTCACTCAGACGGAACTACCATTAGGTACTTTATGTCTGAAAATGGAAGGGTTATAACATCTGAAACCTCTTACAGTAAGGGTCATAAGAGTCTCTATGAAGAGTTAGAAGAGAAGAATAAAGGACTACCTAAGACCAAACACCAGTACATGACTGATGAAGGTAAGGTGGTAGGATATCTTACTGCAAAAAAGTTAGGAATTATTACTTAGAAGAGTTGGAACCAACGAAGTTAGTTCCTATCTTTAAGTATAATTAAAAACAAAATGGTTATGATGATTTCAAACAGCAATGCAGACCGCGTAATGACAATCGAAGAGTTGAAGAAGGTAGTTCCTTTTGCCTTCATCGACAAGCCTACTCGACAGGTATCAGACAAGTACGTTCACGTACCTACTAGCCGAGTAATTGAAGACTTAACGACGATGGGATGGGAGCCAGTTCAAGCTGCTCAACGCCGAGGTCGTGCAGGTAAGACTTCTATCTTCTCTAAGCACATGATTAAGTTTCAGAACCCTAACCTCCTTATCAAAGGTGCAGAAGGTGATGATGTATTTCCTCAGATCATTCTGACTAACTCTCACGATGGTACTCAATCATTCAAGTTTATGATGGGGCTGTATCGTCTGGTGTGCAGCAATGGATTGGTAGTAGCTGATGAGCAGTTTGCTAACTTTAAGATCCGCCACATGGGTTACTCGTTTGAGGATCTGCAGAAGCTTATTGAGACTGCAGTGCAGGAGCTACCTAAGAAGGTTGAGGTTATCAACAAGATGAAAGAGGTTGTGATGACGGAAGAGCAGCAGAAAGACTTTGCTTTGAAGGCTTACCTACTACGTCGTGGTATCGAACTAACCGATGAGGTTAAAGTAGAAGATGAGGTGTTGGAAGGTATTCTTTCTAGCCGCCGTAAGCAAGACGAAGGAAATGATTTGTGGTTGACTTTCAACCGAGTACAGGAAGCTATCACCCAAGGAGGCTTCAAAGGAGCATTGAATGGAGCTAAGGTACGCCAGGTACGTAAGATTCGTTCATTCGAGAAAGACTTGAAGATCAATCAAGACCTATTCGAACTTGCTCTGCAGTATGCGTAAGATCAGAGATAAGAAAGCTACCCCACCTGTCCGTTTCGAAAGAGACGGGCAGCTGTGGGAGGTAGTTCACAAGACTTCTCAAATGGCGTACGCTGTGAGGTTGTGTAAGAAAGGTTATGCGTTCGGTGTTGTTGAAAGATTCTATGAGCATGTCTAAGATTAAAGCAATTATCGATCAGAAGTTTAAACTGGTAGGCACGATGGCTACCGGGATGAAGGGTGGTGAAGAAGGTAAGAGAGGTAGAAAGGTTAACCCAAGTAAAAGACTTATCTTTAACTTCAACCCAGACCTAGCCAAAGAAGAAGATGTAGTGTATATGATGTGCGATGGAGAAGAGATTCTTTACATCGGGTATACAGCTAACTCTCTACAGCAACGCTTTGAAGGATACGACAAAGGCCGCTTTGCAAAGATGGGCGGAACTAACAAGAAGATCTTTAAGAAGATGATTGAGAACGATCACATGCTTGAGATATATTCCACAAAGGGGGATAAATTATTCTGGCATGGTGTTATTCTCTCACTAAGCAGGAGCTTGGAATACGCTTTGATTAACAAATACAGTCCAAAGTGGAACAGCAGGGTCCGGTAAGCAGGGAGGCCGAGGGGCGAGCAGGGGGCGTTTCCCTCTCTCGCACCGAAGGTGCCACGCGCATTCTCATCAAAAGCCCGCAGGGCTTGTAATCAAAACTTAACAATGGCGTACGGAAGTATTAAATGGGAACCTTGGGTAGTAGTGCTTAAGGATGAAAAGAAGAGGACAGTAGAGGTTGTAAGATTTGACAACTTCGAAGATATGATGATATGGAAGAAGTCCGAAGAAGGGACGGCTGTCCATAACATGCAGTTCCTAACAGTTGTCTCAATGACCGAGCGGTACTATCTTCAGTTATACTCCTACGAACAGGAGGTGTGGTGGAATGAAGTCGAACATCTAATCAGAAAGCTATGACCAAGAGAATACCTCTAGACCAGGACCCGGCCTTTCGGGACCTAAATTGGGACCTTCCTTCAATCCAGGAATGGGATAATACATTACAAGACGGACTAGAGGATGAGGAGTGGAGTGATGATGAAGAGTGAAGAAAGAGAAGAGAATGGCTATGAAGATGGAGTAGATATCTTCTCAGCATACAAAAGAAAAAAGACAACCTTCAGTGAATCTTTAGAAGATGATGAATAAGATAAAATCAACACATAAGGCAGAGTTACTCGGCTACCACTGGACAGAGGCATACTCTAAAACTAGGAATACAATCTGGACAAGTACTGGGGAGGAACATCTGGAGGCATGTCTGAGGATGGTAGAAAATTATGAGAGACTTGTGCTAGACTTTGGTCCTACCTCCCTACAAGGACGTCAAATTGCTAAAGGGACTGTTAATGATCTCCTTTCTCTCATTAAGATAAAACGTAAGTTGATTAAGAAGGGATGATGTTTAGAGGAAACCGTAGCGTATATAAAGATATTTGTATAGAGTGATATAGAGATATGGAGATATAAATTGTGTGTAGACTTAAAGCAGAGAGTGAAGTTAAAGTAAAGATTCAATAGCTAGTACCTGCCTACCCCTCTTGCAACTTTTTTCTCTATAGAATTTATTAAATTTTCAACCTTAAAGTAAAGCTTTAAGTATTCAGTAAACCGTAGAAAAAACCGTAACCCAGAAAACCGTATGCAGATAATCCTCCTTACAATCATCAGTGCCTTAACGTACAGAAAACCGTACCTACTAGGTAACCGTAGCCAGGAAACCGTCCCAGGTAACCGTAGGGAGACAACCGTCCAGAAAACCGTAGGAGGAAACCGTAGGGAGGGAACCGTCCAGCCAACCGTCCGTCTAGTGATCGATCTAGAGACTGGGACAGTTAAATCAAAGCTTGAAGTTAAAGCAGAGCTTTAAGTCGGATGTACGTGGTGTATGCTCTGAGGCTGGATGACTATGTAGGTGTCCGCCTCTCTCCCTCTCAGGTTATTCTTAAGGTAGGAGTGTCGATGCATGATGCGGAGTACCGCCTAGACGCTAATGAGCGCTACGAAGGTAGAAATTCCTATCGAGCGCTTTTTAAAAAAATAGAAGTACTAGGGCAGAAAAAATTTAGGACCAAGGTAGAGGCTCTAGGGTATGAGCAAGCCCTACTGCAGGAGTTAGGCAGCAAGGACCTTAGTATACAGGAGCAGGTGAAGGGAGTAACTGAGTTGAGAGTTCTGACTCCAGACCGCCTGGCAGTAGTGCATCAGTGGATGAAATAACCTTCAAGCAAAGCTTTAAGTTAAAGTAAAGCTTTAAGTCTAGAGTATAAGGTACCGGCCCGTCTACTCTTCCGCCTCTCTTCCAAGGGCAGGCCCGTCAACCATCCTAAATGTACGAAAAAAAAAGTTTGTGACCAACTAAAAAAAAGTTGGATTGAAAAAAGTTTGTGCCTATCTTTAGGTACAATTAAAAACAACAACTGTTATGGCAAACATGAGCTACTGTCGATTTGAGAATACGTATAACGATCTTTTAGATTGTTTTGAGAATATCTGGAATGAAGCTGAAAACGAAAGAGATGAAAGGTATCGTGTTCGAATGATTCGTTTCCTTAAGGAGCAGCTTAATGAGATTGAGGAACTGAATGAAGAGTTAGATTTGAATGAAGAGTTAGATAAACCCGGAATGTTTATCGATGATAAAGAATGGGAAAAAGAAATGGGTCGATAGTTGACTATTTTAAATATAGTTCCTATCTTTAGTAAACAAATAAAAACAACGGTTATGAAAAAAGAAAAGTTAATATTGAATGAGGAGATGGTTGGTACTTATATCAACCGGGTGCTATGGTCGGATATTATGCCCTTAGGTAGGATAGTATCTATCAAGAGTAAGACCAAGGTACTAGTCCAGAGAGTGAAAGCAGGAGAGAATAAGGTCAAGATGGAGTTTGTGCCCGGAGGCTTTGCAGGTCATTGTGTCAACAACTACCAGCAGGACTATGACTTCTACGATGAAGGGCAGCCCTTTGAGCTTTCTCTCAGTAGGAGCTCTATGAAGAGAAGCTTCTTGCAGTTTGCTAACTGCCCGATGAAGCATCACGATTATAACTTCTAGGAAAAAAGTTTTGGGAGGGGGTTGGTTTATCCAACCTTCCTTCGTATATTTAGGTACAAACAAAAAAATAAAGGTTATGAATGAAAACATTAAAGAATTGGTGGTTGAATTTGCAGAAGCATTAGACGAATCAGTTGTAATAGCATTATTTGATGAGCTAAAAGCTGAGGATAAGCCTTTTGCAAAAGAGGCACTACTTCGGTATTTGTCAAAATATTTACCAATTTAGGTAAGATAATTTCAAAAAAGTTTAGGAGGGGGTTGGTTTTACCGACCCTCTTTCTTATCTTTAGGTATTAATAACAACAAACACAACAGTTATGGAATTGAAATTGAAAGAAAGAGTTTTCGGATTTACTTGGAACTTCGAAACTGGTGAAGTAGGAGAAGTGTTTACTGAAGAGCTTACTTCAAAAGAGGTCCAGTTGATAGGTCGTGTCATGGGAGATGATGTATCATTGATTATATATAACTCAGATATCAGTTTAGTATTTGGTGATGATATCGAAAACCAAGATGAATTAGAGGAGATGGGATTAGCTGAAGTAATGGAATTTCTTTAGGAGGGGGTTGGTTTATCCAACCCTTCTTCGTATCTTTAGTAAACAAATAAAAAAAACGGTTATGGAATTAGTAGAAGTAAAAAATCAGACTATCAATTATACTATCAAATTCGGTGGTAATATTTACAACCTCTTCTATTATGAAGATTTGATGTCTTATTCAGAGGAATTGACTGAAGTTTCAACTGGTTTGCCAGTCACAGATGATGATGAGTATGAAGCAGTGATGGAATTTTTTGCTGACAATCAGCCAAAGCTTTAAAAAAATAGTTGCTCAATTGAAATTTCGTTCTTATCTTTAGGTAAATAAAAACAACAACGGTTATGGATGTACGTGATGTACTTGCTCAAAAGGAATTTGGAATGGATTATAATCAATTAGGTCCAAATGAGAAGGAGTGGGTGAATGATGAACTTGATAATTCCCTTAACTAATAGTTGGTTGGTATTAGTCTAGTTACTATCTTTAGGTAAATAAAAACAACAAATGGTTATGGGTTATCCTAGAAATTCAGTTAATCAAGTAGTAGAATATTTGAAAAAGCATAATTTTCAAACAGAATCTGAAATTCAAGAAAATGTTTGGGGTTATTTTAGAAATGAAACTAGGTTAGCAAATAAGAAATTTGCTGACTTATTAAGAAGGGGTTTACGTAAAGGTTTATATTATAGAGTTAAACATAAAAAAAATAAAAGTCAATATGTTTATTTTATAGTTCCAGAAAATACCTAATTATAAAGGGTCTAGTTTAACCCAGATCTTGTTCGTATATTTAGGTATAATAAGAAATAAATAAAGGTTATGAAAAAGAATGATTTGATTGTAGTAATGCAGATAGCTATTTCGCTTTTAGATAAAGGTGAAGCAAATAAAGCTAATGGAGTTTTGAAAATAGCTCTAACGGAGGAATTTAGTTCTGGAAAATAGTTGGTTGGTATTAGTCTAGTTACTATCTTTAGATAAATAAAAACAACAACGGTTATGAAAGTAAAAGAATTGAATGAAGGAATTTACAAGAAATTGGTTAATCTAGACTACAGCCGCAAAGAAAATTATTTGTATAAAACAAATGAAACTGAGTGGTGTGAGTTGGATGGTGAAATAAAAGATACAATTTTATCTTTTCCTATTCTCCAAATAGATTGGTATGCAGATCTAATGGATATTGAAGTCCTAGATGGTGACCAACAGTTTTACTTATTTGAAAGTGAAGGTAGAACGTTTCTAGTAGATACACAGGGTTATAATTACCCACGCTATATCATTGAGTTAAAAGGGTTCAATGGTGTAGATGACACATATGAACGAATGGATGGATTGGTTCGAATTGCTGATGTTGCGATTTTGAAATCTGTGGTTAAGAGTTTGGCTTTTGATTTGCAGGAAGAAGGATTTGATAGAGCAGATATCATCAACTTCATCGATGCTCAAATCTACGGAGCACTTTTAGAAAAATAGTTGCCTCCTAAGAGTATAGTTCGTATCTTTAGGTATAATTAAAAACAAACAACGGTTATGATGAATGAAATTCAAGATCCCAATCAGCTTACTCTCGGTATTGAAAGCCAAGTATTGACTGTCGATCAGATAGAGCGAGTGGAAGCATTTAAAGAGCGATTGGATAAGAGTAATAAGAATCTGAAAGCTTCTTTGCTCCGTAAGCAAGCTCTACTGTTAGAAAATGGCTTTGTCGAAGGTAAGGATTTTAGCTTCTCTATGGAGGAGGTAAATGAAAACGTAGATGTTAATGCTAATGGCTGGAATGATGCTGAATTAATCGTTACTGTGGATATTCTGCACGTCAAGGGGCAGTGTGCATTACTCTACGATCGATATGAAGTTACTTCTGATACGATTGTTCAGTCGACGGCTGGCTTTAGTATCGAGCAAAATAAAGTAGAGTGTTATACTATCAATAATAATGGCCGGTGGGTTACCTTCCGTACGCTAAAAGAGAAGTTGGCTGATAAGAATTCTGCTGCTGAATGGGAGATGATATCTACTCGTAATAGGAAGTCAGTACTCAGCTATACTGCTGAGAAGTATCAGAAGCTTGCTCCTGGGGCTGAAGTGGTGGTGGGTCGTGATGGTACGTCTAGAGGCCGTGATTACTACTCCTTCGATACTGTGACTGTAAAGTTTGAGAATGGTAATCTGTTAGTTGTTAAGCCCGGATTTAAGAATGATGAGGAGTCAGTTTATCGCTTTATCGATGTAACGACTACTGGTAAGAGTGCTGAAGAATTGGCTCAGTACCTCGGTCAATGAGGAGTAAGCTGATCAGAGTCTCTGAAGAGATTGCTAAGACGCTACGGAGGTGGGATCCTAGTTCGCTAGGGTCCTACTCCATCGAGAGGAAGAAAGGTCCTAGGTACTTCACTGCAGTACAGGATTCGGACGGATGGGATATTATAACCTATTACGTCGACTAAGATATTTAGCCTCCTGGTTGGGCGCATATACACCAGGGTTGTTGTTTGTCTGGGTTGGGATCCTTCGGGATCTCTTCCTGGTTACAATAGTTGCCTTTAGAGAGTTTAGTTCGTATATTTAGGTATAATTAAAAACAAATAAAGGTTATGTCAAACATCAAAGAAGAAGCGCTAATGGAAGTCGCTTATGCTTACGCTCATGCAGTAGGCATCCTCTCAGGCACTATGAATGTCCTGATCGATCATGTAGCTTCTTACACTGAAGAAGAGAAGATCGAGATGATGAAGAAAGCTTTGAAAGAGGCTGATGAAGCAATCGCTAATGCCTAAATAAGAGTTGGCCCTTCGGGGCCTTCTTCTTATCTTTAGTTAAATAAAAACAACAACGGTTATGGTAAAAGAAATCACCTCAATGATGTCAGCACTCAAAGCAAAGGGTGTGAAGGTATGCGGCACAGCTTCAGAGTTCTACAGTGCTAAGACTCACATCGACGGTATCTGGGTAGCAGCTGAGTACACCCCGGACCTATTCAACTACTGGTCTGAGGCTTGGGCTGATACGTTCGGTGTTAAGCCTTCACTCAACAAGCTGGTTGAGGAGTCGGGCTGGTACTTTGAGTGGCATGACGCCGG